ATAAAATATATGAAAGTTTGTAAATATTGTAACAAAGAAATAGAAGGTATACACTCTATATATGCGAATCATGTAAGATGGTGTGATAAAAACACCACAAATGGAGATAAAGGAGGTAATAAAATATCAGAGGCAAAAAAGAAATATTATGAGAAAAACAGATTAGTTGTAGAACACGATGTTTCGTGCAATACGTGTGGTAAGGAATTTAAAATAAACGAAGTCAGTAGTAAATTTAGAAAAAGAAAAAATAGATTTTTTTGCTCTGACTCTTGTTCTAAATCAAGATCTTCAATTGAGACAAAAAAGAAAATATCTGATTCTAGTAAAAATCTGTGGAAAAATGAAGAATATGCAAATAAAATAATAAGAAACAATACCAATAGAAACAAAAGGTTCACATCAAAAGGCGAAGAAGAAATTAAAAATTATCTGAAAGAAAATTATAAAATACATAAATGGACATCAGGAGGTGGATTTAAATATAAAGAGACAATTTTGACAAGAGATATTTATTCAAATGATCTTAAAGTGATAGTAGAATACGACGGAATTTGGCACTTCAAAGACATATACGGACAATTAGAAGAAAAACAAGCCAAAGATAGATTATTAGAAGAATGGGTAATAGGTAACGACTGGAGAATAGTCCGAATAAGTGACGATTTGTATCGAAAAGATAAAGAAAAGTGGTTAACTGTATTAGTAAATTCAATATACAACAAGTCAGATAAAATAATTAAGATATATTAAAAAAGAAACACCAACCTTATGGTTGGTGTCGGTCTAAAGATTCTATCTTTAGAGTGGTTAATTGGTGGAGATGCCCGTTTTCGCTACGGGGTCTTCCTCAGTTAGAAATGCTTAATCGTTCACAAGCTTAGAAAGTTCTTTCTTTAACTTACAAAATATTTAGTTGTTTCGACTCAAAAACACTCTAACAAAAAACTATCACTATTTATACTGTTGTGATTCAGTGTGAATTTTTAGAATGTATCCTAAGATTAGGCTACTTCAAGCTCATTCACAGTGAGCAAGTTGTTTTGTAGAGCAGCTACTAAATCTTCACTGGTTCCTACTTCGTTAGAAACGTTGCCGTTTACTTGTTTTGATAATTTATTTTAATCGGACTTTACCAAACCGATGCCTGCTTAATCATCTTTACCCTGCGAATCAATTCAAGTTCATCCCCATGTAAAATAATTTCTACAAATATAGTGAGTTATATATTAAATGTCAAGCAAAGTTTTTTCTAAAATGGTGATTCGCTATCAGATAAAAGGTAAAAATCAAATTCTAGGACCGGCTGACCTTTTGTAGTCTCATATAGCTCAACTTCAGATTCATACTGTGGTAATATTTGTTTTTTTACTTTATTAATAACAGTATCCATTATTTTAATAATATTACTCATTTTCTCTCTTTTCTTTAAGTATATTCTTATAGAGAGACCATATTTTTCTTCAAATTCAACTTCGCCTACTATACCATATAAAGACAAAATTTTTCTTATTTCGTAGGAGATATTATCTTTCTGATCATCCTCTTCTATTTCTTCTGGTGCATCATCATAAAAATCTCGACCATAAGTTCCATATTTATCATATCTATCTTCATAAGAATCCGCATAATCATCTTCCCAAGGTTCTTTAGACGCCTCAGATATTGATATTTTACTATATTTAATTGTATTAAACTTCATTACTTTAAATTTATTTTAATATATTGATTATCAAATGTGACATCTGGGTCCATTTTATGTTTTGTAAGTAGTCTGCTTATTATTTTTAGCTCTTCAAAAACCAATTCTAAATCTGGTTCTATTTCTATTTTAATTATAGCATCTCCAAAATCATTGACCATTCTAACTTCTAAATTAAATACATTTGCCTTTAATTCAGCTAAGAATCCTTTATACTTCCTTAAAATTTCTTCATCAAAGCCTACTTTTTTAACAGTTGGAAGTTCTTCCCAATTTGCAGATAGACAGGCTTTTGCTAATCTTTCAAGGTATGAAATATTTTGACACTCTTTTGTTGTGTGTTCACTGAAATAACCAACAGATACATTTGTACATTCTGGTATATCATCAATAAATGAAGCCGAATCAGTATAAATACCAGTTGGGTCGAGTGATAAACTAAGTCCTGACTTATTTAATTCGTCAGCTAAAGCTTGCGCAAATTCGTCTGAACAGGATTGTCTATAAGATTGTTTAGTGATCACTGAAAAGTAGTTTCTTCTATCAAACGAAACACATCTTTTAACATCTTTTAAGTGAGTGTATTTATCAAAAGCAGCTGCCAATTTATAAGAACCTATACCACCTCTTTCTTCACCTATAAAAAAGTAATAAATACCCGGTATGTTATGAGCCATCATGTAGAGCATAACAGTAACACCTGCTTTATCATCAGCTCCTAAAATACTAGTTCCGTCAGTCATAATTATCTCATCTCCATCTCTTTCAACACTCACCAAGTTAACATAACTTTTAGTTCTGTCAGCAGTGTCAAGATGTGAAGTAAACATAGTCTGAGATTTACCTATTATTTTGTAGTAATTGCCAAACTCGTCTTTACTAAGATCTTGAGGCATAAACTTCATAACTTCTTCTTCATGACCGTGTGGATAAGTCTGTGTTACTAGTGAGATAAATGTATTTCTTATATCTTTTGGTTCGAATCTAAAAGCTCTTGGTTCAATTTTATTATAAGTGACCTTAGTCTCTGCTTGAGTTTCTTTACCAAGTGCTAGTTTATTGTATTCTTGAATAAATTCCCAAATCTGATGATCGGTGAATGAATTAGGCAAAATTGAATTTATAAATGCCTTAATCTTCATATTTTGTTTATGATCTTTGAAAGTCACCCAAAATCTACTATGTGTTTTAGAAACATCGACCACTTCAATTTTAAAAGGATTCTTTACAAATCTATCACCTTGTGCCTTTAACAGTGCCTCAGCAACTGGTCCGGAAATATTATCTATAATTTCGTGTAAAGTATCTGTATATAAGAATGTAACACTTTCAAAAGACATTTAAATTGTTCTTAATTTTATTATATATTAAATTTCAACTTCGATTTCATCTGCATTGTTGTAATCTACCGAAACTTGACCTTCTTTCATATCACTGGTTTTATTTACAAACTTAATCTTGCAATAAACTACTTTTGTCTTACCAGTAGACTTTGAGTTTTTCGCAGCAATTCTAGCAACTTCTTCAATAATTTCTGGAGTTGGCAAACTTTCTCTACTTTTAATCACAACATGACTTCCAGGAACGCCTTTTGCATGAAACCAAATATCTTCGTCTTGTGACTTAATAGTTGTTAAATAGTCATTTGATTTAGAATCTTTACCAATCAAAACTGTGAAATCACCTACTTTGACGGTTTTAATATTAGGAAACTTATCTTTTTTTGATTCTAAGAAAAGTTGATAATTTTTTATCATGAAGTATATATTATGGACTAAAACTAGATTATCAAACTTCGAATGAAAAAGATATAAAAATAAAAAACCCCTTCTTTCGAAGGGGTTTTCTAATTTTCAAATTATTGATTAGTTCAACAACTGTGCGTTATCAGTTACAACAATAGTCATATATTGCTTCTCTGGGAAGAAACCAACATCTGCGATTGCATATCTAGAACGTAGTAACATTCTTGGTGCAAAAGTAGCTTCAGAAATTACACTGATAGACTGAGCCATCAAGTAAGGAATGAAGATAAGACCTGGTTGATCAGGGTTGTTCTTTCTACCAACAACAATTCTGTTATCATTATACTTCATATAAGGATCAACATAGATAGAAATATCACCAATTTGACCAACAGGGTACAATTGACCTTGACCAGTGATTTTAGATTTAACTGGGTTAATTGTATATCCAGCGATATCCATAAGTGATGCAGCAAGACCTCCGTTTGTTACAGCGAATTGAGCTGGACCAACACGTCCTTCTGTTGCAATGTAGTTAGAAGCATGAACCATCTTAGTGATCAACTTACGTTGAACAGCGTGTGTAGTTTCACCACCAACAACTGCAGATTGAGCATAAACTGTATTCAAGTCGAATATAGAAGATGCAGTTGTTCCGACTACAGTAACACCTAATCCAGTTTGTACTGGCGATGTATTTCTGTTTCTGTCACCAAGTTCAAAAATCTTATTAACAATTTGTCTTGAAATTGTCTGAGACAATTCATTAACAAGAATTGATTCCATCTTCTGAACGATGTCCATACCAGTGTTAGCCTTGATGTCTTCAATTTCAGTTCTTCTAAGTGCAGTTGAAACTTCAACTGTACCTACTTGAATTGACTTAGAAGATACCTTAGGACCGATGATACCTGAATATGTATTATCATCAGTCTGACGACTCATTGGATAATCACCTGATGCAATATTAGATGTCCAGTTAGCTGAAAATCCTGGAAGATGATCTTCGAGTGCAGATACCAAGTCAATAGTAACTGTGCCAGTAAGTGGCTGAGTACCAACAGTCGTAATTTGAGCGGTCATTGACCCAGTTGCATTGAATGTGTTATACTGAGCTTCAAAAGAGTAGTTAGTAAGTGAAGAATATCCACCTGGACCAAATGCATTAACTTGTCTATAGGTCTTAAACATCGGATATCCATCAACTCTTGAGAATCCCAAGAATTCAACTATACCTGCTTTAACTGTTGGTTCTGTTGATGCGATATAAAAAGCTCCAGCTGATGGTGCTCCAGATACCGTAGAAGCGGTTGCAATTGTTGCAAATACTCTACCTCCCTGAATACCACCAGATGTTAATTTATAACCCTGAGTAGTAGTTACATAAGTAGAAACAGTTCCTATAGCAGTTGATAAATTTGTAGCACCTGTAAGTTTGAAAACCTGTGGTCTTGAATTAATACCACTTTCTGTGTTTACATCATCATATTGGAAGTCAATATAAAGAAGATCGATTTTTGGACCAGGTGATGGTTTTACAGCAACTAGGTCAAGACCGATAGTCTGAGCTGCGATTTTCATAGCTACTGGTAAAAGGTTTTGACCAAGATCTCCAGATCCTACACCGTTTGTACCAATTGTGTTACCTAAGTTAAGGTTACCAGGAAGTGCATTTGGAGTTGGAGCAATTACTTGACCCATACCAGCAGTAGTAGCATTAGCGTAAGCGTTTTCGTTAATAGAGTGAAACTCAGCATATTCTGCCATCCAGTCAACTCTTTCACCAGTAACACCCATGTTCTCCAATACAGGAGCCCACTTCTTAACTGCTTTTTGTTTGTCTATTCTAATGTGTGACATATTTTTTTAAATTTTTGTTTTTGTCTACTTTTTTGTAGATTATAAGTTTTTGAATCTCTCCATGATTGCTCCCAATTCTTTTTCAGATATTCTATCTTCTTGAATCATGCTTTCATGTGAAACTAATTTCTTAGTTACAGATTCGTTTTTCTTGAGATTTCTAGTCATCCAGAAGTGATCAACTTGTGAATCAGTTGCCATTACTTCAGATGGGTATAATCTAGCTTGTGATAAGATAGATTTTCTAGCATTCTCATTTAATTGGTTCCAGATTGGCTTGATGTTTTCAGGCATCAATCTGATTACTCTTTCTTCAAGAGATTCGTTTTTAGCAGTTAAAGCCTCAGATATTAATCTCAACACATCAACTTGTGTAAAGAAACTTTTTTCGCTTATGTAAAGTTTAACAGCGTCTTGTTCTTCGTTTGTCAAAGAATAGTAGCTATCAACCTGAGATTTTGTTAAAAACGTTAGGAAATGTAGATCGGATGTTTCAGTAGCTTTACGTTTTTTAGCTTCTTCGATCAATTTATCAATAGATTGTGATAATTCTGAATCAGAATTACCTTCGTATCTTTTTTCTTCTGTCTCACCAGTAGTTTCTTCAGCTTCAGACTGAGTTTCTTCAGATTCTGATTGAGTTTCAGTTTCAGACTGAGTTTCTTCAGCTTCTGATTGAGTCTCTTCAGCTTCATTAGATTCTGCAACTACTAGATGTTCTTCGGTATCATTTGATTCACCTACTTGTGGTGTTTCTTCAGAAGTTGGAGATTCAGCTGAGTCGTTCCAGTTTTCACCTTCACCATACTTATCACCTTCTTCCTCTTCTTCCTCTTCATATGAATTAATACCAACAACATTCAAAAGTGGAAGTCTTTCTTCTTCTTCGTTACTTTCGAACAATTTACCACCATTTAATTTCTCAACAATCAAACTCTGATAAGAAATTGATTTGTCAAGATTTTCTGCGATATAGTCTGAATAAGCAATGTTGTCATCTAAGTTCTCTGCGATATATTCAGAATAAGCGATATTACCTTCCACATGCTCAGCAAGATACTCTGAGTATGCGATAGAATTATCTAAATTCTCTGCCAAATATTCAGCATAAGAAATATTCTTATCTAAATTCTCAGCGATATACTCTGAATATGCGATGTTCTTGTCCAAATTTTCTGCAAGATATTCTGAATATGCGATGTTTTTGTCTAAGTTTTCAGCCAAATATTCAGCATAAGAAATATTCTTATCTAAATTCTCAGCGATATATTCAGCATAAGAAATGTTCTTATCCAAATTTTCTGCGATATATTCAGAATACTCAATATTCTTATCAAGATTTTCTGCAACATACTCAGTATAGTTGATTGCTTTTTCTAAATTTTCAGCCAAGTAATCACTATGTTTAATCAATCTGTCAGCAGTGTTTTTCAAATCTGTGTTTTCATTTACAACTATTTGTACTTTCTCAGCCAAATAATCTAAATATTTTAAAATTTGAGAATTAGTCTCATTCAAATTCTCATAGTATTCAAGTAACTGCTCCAATTTTTTAGGATTTAAATTACCCTTCTTGATAGCGTTACGAACTTCTTTCTTAGTAGAAGCTAACTCATTGACCAAATACTGAGAGTAGTCAGTCAATTGTTGTTTTGTCACCAAATCGTTAGTGTTCATATTAAATAGATCGTTTATTTTTGACTCATCGGACATTTCATATATCCTAAAGTTAGCGTTATTTGAATAATTTAAAGATTCATTAAGTATCTTAACATTCATTTTTGCAGATGCGAATCCAGGATCAGCAACAATATCGTAAGTAAATAATTTTTTAAGTGTTACTGTACCGTCTGACTCAGTTATTCCAGCAGCTCTTGATGATACGAATATTGGACAGTTATCTCCAACTAGAGCCTTAGCTTCTTTTCCCCAATGAGTATTAAGTAATCTAATCTCACCTTCTACTCTGTTATTTTCTTTAACATAATGTGCCTTAGTTACAATGTGAGAAGCTCTTGAAAGTGAAGTATCAAATACATCTGGGTGATCAAACTCACCATATACAACACCCATAGATTCTATTCTCTCATTTAACTCTTGAAGGCAAGGAAGAAATCTGTCAGCAGTATATACTCTTTCATTTCGATTTTTTACATCGAATTCTGTAAAAATACCACCTAAAACAAATTGATCTTCCTTATTGTTACTCTCTGAGATATTCAGAGAATTCATAGAATTCTCAACAATAAGAACTGATTTCATGAAATTTATCTTTTATTTTTATTATATATCGACTTGAAAATTCTAAAAATTATAAAGGTGGATTTTTTATAGGAGGTTATCCAACAAAGTAAGGAGAAGATACTCAAGGGAGTGTATATAATTGTATATATATCTTTAAAATTAGAGGTTTTTTATGATTCTTAATAGAGAGATAACAATAAAAATTTCTGAATCAAATTTTCACTATTTCGAAAATTTAGGATATGATATTTCAATAGGAGACGAAATTATTATTCCAATAGATCTTTTATCAAAGGGTTCTCATCAAAAAATTGACTGTCAGTGCGATGGATGTGGAGTAGTAAAAAAAGTTATTTTTAAAAATTATATAAAATACGGTAACGAGTTTGGAATTTATTATTGTAGAAAATGCTCAGAGTATAAAAGAAAAGAAACTCTACAAAAAAATTATGGAGTTGAATATCCGATTCAGAATAAAAGAATCTACAGAAAAATGAAGCAAACTATTTCTGAAAAAAGAAAAACTTCTGAAGAAGTTTAGACCCTCACATTAAAATTCAAATTCTCCACCTGCCTCTCCCTCACCACCCTCTTCTCCACCTGCCTCTGGAGTCTCTGGAGTTTCAGTCGGTGTTTCGGTAGGAGTTTCAGTCGGTGTCTCTGTGCCCTCAGGCATCTCACTTGGAGTAGCATCAGAAGAACCAGCTCCCGCTGAATCTTTAATCCAATATCTTCTATTTTCTTCTTTTTCTTCTGCAGATAGCCTTAGGACATGGTCAATCAAATATTCAATGTGAAAATAAGGAGTACCATCTGCCTTTTGTATACCTGTATAACTACCAAGTATCTCTATCTTTTTTGCCATGTTTCCAAGTTTCTTCCATTCTTCAAAAAGCTGATTAGATACAAAGTCAATATCAATTTGATTAAGTACTATTTCATCATTTTTTAATTCGGGAAATTCCACGAGCATTTGTAATTTAAGAGGCTTAACGATTAATTCTTTAAAGTTAGCTCTTAATCTATTAACAAAATTACTGAACTTTGCCTCATCTCTTGTCATCTCAGCAGCATCAGTAAAGACATTACCACCACCATTGTCGCCTTCAAATCTTTGCACTGGTATTTTTGAAGCCCTTTTTAAAATATTAAAAAACCATTTTAGAATATCGTCCTCATTAAGATTGTGGCCCTGAGGTGAAACTAGTTCCATATTAGGAGTACCAGCGTCACCTTCTGGAAACCAAATTTGTTTATTATAAGGAAGATGTTTTGTTCCGTTAATTTGAAGAGTACCTAGTGTATCATCCCATTCAACCTCTTCAGAATAATCGTTTATAAGTTGGCCAATTTGTTCCTCAGCTCTCTGTCTTGAAAGACCTTTTACAGGAATTGTAAATTTTTGATAAACAGTTGCGTTAATTATGTTAAACATAATTTTAGTCTGCTCAATAATTTTAAGTTGATTATACGGTTTAATCAAACCTTCAACATAAGATGTTTCTGAATAGTCATTTTGAGTTGTATATGAGATAAAAATAATTTGTGAGTCTAAGAAAATTCTTCTAAGTTGAGGATCTTCTGGATATTGAATCCACAAATTTCCTATAGAAGGCTCAAATGCTGGAACTAAAGTTTCTGGTCTTAGACGATTAAAGTGTACAATATTTTTATTTTTATCATCCCATACAATTTCCATAGCAACATAACCATCAATCAAAAAATCTTTCATCAAATTCCAAGCAGTAACAGAATCTGAAAATCCATATCTATTATAAATTTTTTCGAAAGATTCTTGATACTTATCCCTGATATCTTGTGAAAGGTCGGTAGATAAGTTTTTAGGACTACAAAAATCTTTTTCTGAATAGATTACCGCCTCATCACAAACTGTAGAAACAAAATCTCTTATTTCGTCTTTGATCGAGTACTCTCTTAAAATTCTTCTTTTATCAGAATATGATCTATCTAGATAAGGTATTGACTTCCTGTTAAGAACTGATGCTACAGCTCTTTTACTAAAAAAGTCATACATAGAATTACCTTGTTGAGAATATGGGTCTTCGTTTATACCGATACCTACTTGATTTCTCATAATCATATCGTCATAGTTCATACCCCATGATGAAAGATTTCTAAGTATTCTACTAAAGAGTCCTCTATTTTCTATAGCTGAATTAAGGTATTGTACATTACTGCCTTGATTTAGAGGATTATATGTTGATGCCATTAAAAATTTTAAAAATTTTGAAATATATATTAATTAAAACTGCTTCTAAGTAGTTTCGATTATATATTAAAAAAAGAGTCCGATATTATCGGACTCTTTGGATTAAATTCCAACTTCTGAACCAACACAGATTGTTTTTATCATAACATCACAAATTTCATATGGATTTGCGTTTGATGCTGGTCTTCTGTCTTCTAGATATCCCGGAGTTGTTTCATCAGTAACTGAGAAAGGAATTCTAATTGACGCGGTTCTATCACCAATTCCATATTTAAATTGATTTATAGAGCATGTTTCATTAGTACCAGTTAGTCTAAGTTCATTTCCAACTCCATAAACTTTAATATGGTTCTCTACTGATTTACCTAGTTTCTCACAAGCTTCAACAATTAGTTTTTTCTTTTCTTTGAAGTTTTTTCTCATATCTGATGTTGAAAAGTTGACATGCATTCCACTTCCATTCCAGTCGTTTCCTTGATAAGGTTTAGGGTGAAACTCAATAGAATAATCAAATTCTTCTGATAATCTTTCTAAAATATATCTTGAAATCCAAAGTTGATCCGAACCATCAAGTGCTTTCACCGGACCGATTTGATATTCCCATTGTCCAAGCATTACCTCAGCATTAATTCCAGTAAAATTCAAACCTGCGTTTATACAATACTCAGCGTGTTTTTCGACAAATTTTCTACCAGACACATTATTACCACCAACTCCACAATAATAGTCACCTTGTGGTCTTGGAAACCCATCTTTAGGCCATCCAAGTGGTTTTCCGGTTTTATTATCATAAATTATGTACTCTTGCTCAAAACCATAGAGTGTTTCTTCATCAGACTCTTCTACAGTCTCAGAAAGAGTGTATCGCTTGTTAGTAGAGTGAGGAGTCATATCTGTATTATACACTTCACACATTACGAAGTAGCCATTTTCCCTGAATGGATCTTTAAACTTATTTACAGGAACAAGAACCATTTCTGATTTAGAAGTCTCAGCTTGTGAAGTAGATGATCCATCAAAACCCCAATTTGATAATTTCAATTTATCTTCATTTTTAACTTCTACGATCTTAGTCTTCGATCTTAGTCTTTGTGGGTAATTACCGTCTAACCAGATATATTCAAGAAAAATTGTTTTCATTTAGTAATATAATTTTTTAATTATATAAACTTTAAATTTATTTGTTCATGAATTTATTTAAACTATTTTGAAGTCTTTTTATATGTGATTCTAATTGTTCATACTTCTCTGATATTGCACCAGTAACATCGTAAAATTCAGACAATATAGCTGACATCATTTCTTCGTGTCTTTCTTTTCTTGTTTCTAACTTCTTAGTCCATATTTCCATAAGTTTATTCGGATCATATGTATTTTTAGGATGTGATGAATATAAAAATCTTGGTAATAGTTCTAAATTAATTTGATGAACTAAATTCAATTGTATAGCGTTGTATTCAACTATTGAATATTCAAATCCGAATTTTAGTAATTCTCTATAAACTCCCTGAAAATCTACCTCTAAACTATCATCGTCTTTAAAATTCCTCTCTATAATAAATTTATCAAAAATACCAGCTCTTATTTCAAGTGGTATGAAATTGAAATTCAATGCAAGAATAATTTTCAAGTCTCTAATTTGTTTAAATCCCACAACAAAAACCGGTGAGTATTTCATCCAATTTGAAGGATCTTGATAGTGAAAAAAATAAAATCTACCAGTAGTTATATCAGAAATAGAGATTGCAGTGCACATATCATCAGATTTTGAATACTTATCAACCATAAAAATCACATTACTCTTATAAAAATCTACTATATTTTTACCAAAAACTTTCTGATTAAGTTTTATCCTTTCTTGTAGAGCACCCATGTCAATATATATTAGGATGTTAAACAGTGCACCCAAAAATAGTAACTACCATCAAGGAAATTTCATTCCAACACACACTCAAAAAGTCTTAAAATTAAATTCTCAAGGTGGTGTTTATTATAGAAGTTCTTGGGAATTGAAAATAATGACTTGGTTAGATGCTAATGATAAAATAGTTAAGTGGGGCTCAGAGTGTATCACAATTCCATATCAATTAACCCATTATGATAAAGGTGATATCAGAATTAAAAGTCACAATTATTATCCAGACTTTTATTATGAAATAGAACAAGGAGAGGGAATTACTAAAAAGGTAATTGCTGAAGTGAAACCGATGAAAGAATATAAAATGGTTTTGAGTCTACAAGAAAAAAAACTTCAAGTACCTGATTCTAAAAGTTCGATAAAGAAATTAAAAAATTTTGAGTACGATCTAAAAATGGCTCAAAAAAACAGTGAGAAATGGAAAACGATGATTAAATACTGTGAAAAAAAAGGATGGAATTTTATAATCATAACTGAAGATCACCTTAAAAGATTCAACCTCTAATAAGACAAAGTGTACACATTTTAATGATACAATAAAGAATATCCCTTCTCATATTAAATGGATCTAAAAAGAACCATCTAACCACTAATAGAAGTGATAGAGTAGCTCCTAACCAGAAATTTGTAAAAAATAAAAATACTACCCATCCGAAGTATAATATCATCGATGCGAAATAAACCGAATCGAGGATAACTAGTAATCTATTTGTATAATTTCTATTTTTAACATCAGTCAAAAGACGATTCCTAGAAAAAATATAATAAATAGTAACTAAAAAGAAGTAAAAGTTCATGTATTTGGTTTAAATATAATTTCTTCTAGTGAAATCAAGTTATTTTTTTCAATTTCAGTAAGTCTTAAATTTTTACTATCTAATAATTTTGAGTATAGATTGTCGGAAACAAATGCCTCGACCGTTGTTCCTACTATTCTCTCATAACTACTAGGAATTTTAGGAGTTCTTGAGTCATAAACACCTTTCAAATATGAATCTCTTTCGACTTCAGAGACATGTATCGAGCAACCATCTTGTAATATTATTCCATTTCTAGAGGACTCTTCCCATAATTGTAAAACACACTTATTCATAAATTAACAATTTTCAAACTAATATACAAAAAAAATTACTATTTGTTTGATTGAAAATACTTCAAATCATACTCAACCATTTCTCTACAAAGCTCCTCTACTTCATACTTTGGTCTCCAACCAAGTACTTCATACGCTTTAGTTGAATCTCCTATAAGTAGATCAACTTCGGTAGGTCTAAAATACCTCTCATCAACTGAAACTAGAACTTTACCTGTTTTTCTATCAACACCGACCTCGTCAATTCCAGATCCTTGCCAATCAATATCTATATTTACAAATTTGAAAGCCATAGTAGTAAAATCTCTAACTGATATTTTTTTACCAGTAGATAAAACAAAGTCGTCAGGATTTGAATGTTGCATCATAAGCCACATACCTTCAACATAATCCTTTGAGTGGCCCCAATCTCTCTCAGCTGAAAGATTTCCAAGTAGCAATCTATCTTCAAGTCCTAATTTTATTTTAGCAACAGCTTGTGTGATTTTTTTTGTTACAAATGTCTCTCCTCTTAGTGGAGACTCATGATTAAATAGTATGCCGCTACAAGCAAAAATTCCATAAGCTTCTCTGTAATTTACAGTAATCCAATGTGAGTATAATTTTGCCACCCCGTAAGGACTTCTAGGATAGAATGGTGTAGTTTCTTTTTGAGGGATTTCTTGTACCAAACCAAACATTTCACTAGTTGAGGCTTGATAAAACTTAGTCTTTTTTTCAAGTCCCAAAATTCTTATTGCCTCTAAAATTCTAAGGGTTCCAATAGCATCAGCGTTTGCAGTATATTCGGGAGTTTCAAAAGATACCTTAACGTGTGATTGTGCGGCGAGATTATAAATTTCATCTGGTTGAACTTCTTGAATAATTCTAATCAGGTTAGTTGAATCAGTGAGATCTCCATAATGTAAGAAAAATGACTCTCTCTGTGTCTCATAAAGATGGTCTATTCTTGATGTATTAAAAGAGGAACTTCTTCTTTTAATTCCATGAACAATATAATTTTTAGACAATAGTAACTCAGCTAAGTATTTACCATCTTGTCCCGTGATTCCAGTGATAAGTGCAATTTTTTTCATAATTTTTATACATCTAAGACTTAAAATGTTTTAAAAAATTTATATATATCAGTAAATCAATAAATTTTACCATGTGTTATACAAGAGAACAAATTGAGAAAGCAGTGAAAAATAAAGGATATGTTTGGTTCGAGGATGAATCAAATAAATCTTATGATGTCAATATAGTCGGAGTTAGAAATAACCAATCACAAGTATCTGATAAGGTTACTAATGTATTCGATGATTGTTTAACCATAACTTTTAAAGATGAGTCAGGTAAATGGCAGTTCTATTGTTGGAATGCAACTACTGATCCTGGAAAAAAAGGTGTGCAACAATTTACAAATAAAAAAGGCGTAGCTAGATTAGTACCAAATCAATACAGAAGTGTTTACCAAATTGATAAACATCAATCTAAATACTGGGCATTATGTCAAAGAAACGGTGAAGTTAGTGTGTGGAGAGATAAAAATAAAGACTTAGTATTTGAAGAGAAAGTGGTCGATACTGGTTATTTTGGAATCAATATTCATAAGGCTGGTCAAGATACAACTTGGGTAGAAAATTGGAGTGAAGGGTGTCAAGTATTTAAAAGAGTTAAAGACTTTGATCAATTTATGTTAATTTGTAAAAAAGCCTCTAAAATACATGGGAATAAATTTACCTACACTCTAATTGAATCAACTGATATAGTTTGATTTTGAGTGTCATTTTTTCGATAGATCCACTTTTTAAGTCCGCATCCCCAGATTCTCCAGTATTTAAGATTCTGTAATATTTCATTTTCTGATAAATTTGAGTCATGTCCCATTTTAACAAGTCTCTTTTTGTTAAAATTAAATCTATGTTTTCTAACCCCATCGACAACTCTCCAGTAATTAACTTGAGTGTCGTGCACAAATTTGAATCCTAATTTATCATACATATCACCTGTAAAAATAGAAGAGTCACTAAAAGATTCTATAATTGAATATTCATAATTATTAATATAATACTTAAAAAGCTTTGAAGAGGCTCCGACTACTGATAAATTTATTCTATTACAAAATCTAACTAATTCTGTATCTTTTCTTTTCTTTCCAAATGTCATTAGACTGACTAATTCGTCTTGATAGAATAGACCTAGATTTATACTTGAATTACTGTATCCTTGTATATGATTTTGATTTAAAAATTCTCTAACTATTTTCGGACTTTTAACAACTCTAATTTCACACTGTCTGGCATAGATTTTATTACTAATTTTAGAAATTCTATTTAAAATAATTGACTTAATTATTTCCTTTTTATATACCCAATCATCTTCCCATATATGTACAAGCGATATTCCTCTTTTATTACACTCTTTTGTCTTATTTAAATGATAATATTTATCTTTATAAATTTCAGAATGCCAATAAACACCGTTAAATTCAAAAGCTAAATTTAAACTTGGTATAAAAACATCAAGAGACATTGGTGGTATTATTTCATAAGAATTAGATATAAATTCGACACCACATTCTTTCAAAAATTGACTTAGTTCAATTTCTCTACCTGAAACCAACTGGTCTACTGGGTTACAGTTTGTACAAATGATGTTATTATTTCTAGTTCTATCATTTAATGTTCCAATAAAAATTGTAAATTCAGAACTACAAACTTTATGAAATATTTTAAAATTTCTATCAATTGTGTAATCTAAAACCTCATATTCATCAGAGAGTGAACTTCTAAACTTTTCTATTGAATTTAATTGTTTGAATTTAATTTCTGAGATCTGTTTTTTTATTTCTTCTGACTTTGACACATTATCCACACCATACTTATGTAAACAGGTTTTTTTGTACTTATTTTTATACTCCTCAGTTTTTGAGTAGTGTTCAACTCCATATTTTTTTAAAACGGATTCTTTCAAGATGTTTTTTACTACATCTGACTTCATTGGATTATCAACTCCGTACTTTTCAATATTCGTACTTTTAGACTTTATCCCTTTACAAGAAACACAAAAGTAAGATTCTTTAAATCCTTGAGTATAAGAATAGTAGAATCTAAATTCCATAGAAATTATAGATTCACAATTATCACATTTACAGTCTATTTTTACTGGTGAACCCGGTGTTAAGTGAGTTGTTAGAACTTCACACTCTTTACCAACCTCTATATCATATCCTAATTTTTTATAAAAAGACAAATTTCTTGGATGACCCTTTACAATTATGGATTCGTTTACAATCATGTATGTATATATTATAAACCTTTAGCTACTATTCTTTACAAGGAATGTAGACCCTGTCCGTCATTTGATCCCTCAATAGATATCAATTTGATTAAATTTTCGTTATCTCCCTTCTTTTTGTAGATTTCGTTAAATCCCTTGGCGATTCCTCTTTTAAATACTTCAGTAAAATAAGCAAAAGCATTAACTGATTTTTCTTCATTAAAATTATACCAATTCTGGAACATATCTAAAAGACCAGATTGATAACAATCATTTTTATCATCATTAGACCAATAACGCATTTTTTTAATAGTTTCTTTGGCTAATATTTCCAACATTTTTTCAGCTTTTCTAGTAAGTCTACCCTGAGCTTTTGAGACGATCATCTCCACATAGAGATCTTTATTATTTAAGTAAATGGCTTTTAATTTTTTTTTCTAATAAAATTAAATAAATTTTATTTAACGCCTCATTTAAAATTAATTTTAGCTATTTTGAAGAGATTTTCTCTTAGAAGCTATTTACAAATTTTATATAATTTTAAGTCTAAAAGTTTTGAAAATAAAAAATCCTCAAAATTTGAGGATTTTTTATTTTTTTTATTTTTAAAAATTAAAGTTTAATTCTTTCATTATATTGAAGTTCCTTTACAGCTTGTAATTCTACTGATAAAGAATCTTCTCTTTTCTTCAAATTACCCAAAGCTTGAACTAATACTTCGGATTCACCAATCATTTTGATTGATCCTTCGACTTTAGAAATATTGAATTGAACATCTTCTAATTTTAGAGTTATTTCTCTTTCTTTATCTTCAAGTCTTCTTTTAGTTACAAGTTCTTTTGAAAGTTTATTTTCATAAAAATAAGTCAAATCATAGTTCAATTCATTTCTAACCTCATTTACTAATTCTATTGCTGAATCGTATTTAAAGAATGAATTGCCATATCTTTCATCACAACGATAAACGAATGTATTGCTCTTAAAATTAAATGCAAATACTTCTAAAGTAGGATTAATCAAGTTAGATATTCTCTTAACAACATCAAGTTCAACAAAAGAATCTAAATTCTTAGAAACTTCTACCAAAAGTGGATAAAAATTCTTATTAACAATAGGAATTACTGGAGATGAGAATAAATTTTCAAGAGTTGTTTCTTCATTTAATTCATCATCATTAATAAATATTCCTCCTTTCGAAGTAACAGAAAGACCTACAGTTAAGTATTCGGAAATTCTAAAATCAATTCTGCTTTCATTTATTGTGCAAAATTGAAGAGCTGTTTGTAGAGATCTAAGTGTACGAAGTCTTTCTTCGTCTTTTACATTATTTTCTAAAAGTGTTTTTTCAATATTCTCATCTGTCAATAAAAACCAAGAATCTTTGATGAAACAAAGGTGACCTTCTTCAACTTGTTCAACAATTGTATAAACAGATTCGCCTTTACCACCACTCAAAAGATTGGTTTTTTGCTCAGGTGACTTAGATAAATTGTGAACAAATACTTTTATCTCTGGTACCCAATCATAAACAGCTAGCTCATTCAAAATTTTAGCCATTCTATCTTGATCTGTTTCAAGATTAATTGTTTGTAGTAAAACATTAATTGGTTGACGATACAACTCACCTTGATTTTTAGAATTAAGGACATTATATAAATTCTTCAATTCATAAAGAAGTTCATAATTTTTAATATCATCATTTAAACTTTCTAAAAAAGTTTTAACTTGTTTATCATAAGTGAAAGGCTTTAGTTTTTCATTTAGTGAATTAATTATCTGCTTTTCTGATAACTCGTTAGTATAATTAAGGTGACCTTCAATAACATATTCAACGTCTGATTGTTCGAAAGACAATGATTTCTTGAAGTTAAACAGCTCAAGTTTAAGATTCTTCATACTTTTTGTATTTTATTTTTTATATAAACTATATATTACAATTAAAAACTCTTTTTTTTCTTTTTTATTTATTTGGTGACGACGGATCATTTGTTTGTAATCCGGTACCAACTTTCATACTCAAAGGCTGTAGGTTTCCAAACCACCTTGTTCTATATGGTTGAATAACTGATCCATCAGGCTCTTGTTGTATAACTATTTGTAAATTTTCAACATCTCCAGAAGAAGGATTACTTAACACAACTTCAAATGTTTCATTATTTACACCCTCTATAAAGGTACCATTAGGTATAAAATTCGGTATAGAATTAAATTGTTGACCCACTTTAATATCACCGATAGAAACGGTAACTGGTTTGAATCCATAACAAGTTTTTGTGAAAACCGGTCCAACTTTTATAATATTACTACCCTTAATAAGGGCCGCTGTAGTTTCAATTTTACAATCTTTTCTTGATGTAAATGCTGGATAATATGTCTGAACTTCTAAACTTAAAGAGAGTTTTATAGTATTGTCACTTTTTAGATTTTTCTCACGTTGTATTTCAACATTATTCGAATCGGGAACAGTCATCACAGCATCAATATTCATATAATTATGTTCAAAATATATGAATCTATAAAGCCAGAGAGTATTCATAATTTCTTGCGAACACTTGAAAACATCAATTTCATTTTTTAAATAGATTGCTAAATCATAGTTTACTGTTATTGGAATAGCTCTTACTTGCTTCAATAATTTTTTTACCTCAACATTATCTTCAACTACTGCTCTTAACCAAACATTTGGATTTCTAAATTCATCGGATCTTATATTAAAGTTATTGAGTGTTAAATGACCTCTTGGTATAATATCAGTATTCAACTCTACGTATCGATTCTCTGAAACTATGTCATCTTGAAAAGAATCAAGTAGAAATCTCTCATCTCCACTCAGTGAATAATAAATCGGAACTTGTACCGAAATATCACCACTTGTAAATCTGTTTATCCAATTTAATCTACCCTCTAATGTATCGAGTACACAGACTGTCAAATCTCTGAAGAATACTTCATCAAAATTAAACTTTTGACCTATCATGTTAGTATATATAAAAACATTTTAATCTCTATACAATGTCGTTAAAAAATCTACTTCTTTGGGAAAAATACAGGCCAAAAACACTAGAAGACATAATTTTACTCCCAAGAATTAGACAACATTTCGAAAATGGTATAACAAAAAATTATATATTTTCGGGACATTACGGAACTGGGAAAACTTCTTTAGCTAGGATATTAATAGGAAAGTATACAAAGGATAAAGCTTTTCTTGAGATTAATAGCTCACTTTATACATCAATTGAAACTCTGAGAAGTGATGTTGAGAAATTCTGTAAAACTCAACCAATGTTAGAAACAGATGACCCCATCAAGTATATCTTTCTAGATGAGTTTGAAAGGGTTTCTTCTCAATATCAAGATGCGCTTAAAGCCTTCATTGAACAATATCACAAAAATGTTAGATTTATTCTAACTACAAATCATTTGAATAAAATTTCTGATGGGATTAAATCTAGATTTACAATAATTGATTTTGACTGTAAAGATCACACTGAAGAGAAATTTTTAAAGCAAGAAATTTACAAAAGAATTACAAACCAGATTTCTAAGGAAGAAGAATTCTCTATATCTAAAGATGATCTTGTTACTCTGATAAATAAAAAATTTCCCGACTTCAGAGGAATGTTTGTCTAACTTCAAAATCTAAAAGATACCGGAAATCTTAGTCTCGAAACATCAAATATTTCTAATAAATTAAAATTAGACCTATATAATTTTTTATATGATGAATCTGCAGACTTTGAAAAGATTTATCACTTTTTGATGTCAAATTTTGGTCAAGATAAAATTGATATTTTATTTAAACTTCTAGGAAAAAATTTTATTGATTGGTCTATATCTGAAAAGAGAGAAAATATTGATAAACTATTTGATCTTACTTATATAATTTCAGAAAATACTTCAAAGTTAGAGACAAATACAGATCCAATTATTCTAGGAATGACAGTCTTAGGTAAGTTTAGAAAAATACTAATAGGCAAATAGATTATAAAAATATATAGTCTATGGCTGAATTAGACTTTAAAGACCATTATATTGGATATCCAGGTCACCCTAAATTTCAACTTAATAAAATTATTGAGGATGATGCACTAAGGGTTATTGTTCAAAAATATGAAATGATAATCTTTACAAATAAGGGTGAACTTTTGGGCGATCCCGACTTTGGATGTGACTTAATACTATTACTTCATCAAACCAAAATTTCTTCACAAGGAGTTAAGTCTACAATTCAAAAACAAATCAAAAAATACATACCAGAATTAGATCTGACAAATTACGGACTTGAAGTAAAAATATTCGAGGACCCAGAAAGATGGCAAGAAGTTATGCAAATTGATTTCAAAATTTCTGAATTAGAAGTCTCTGCATTTATTGTATAATCCATATTATGGATAGTAATAGTTAGCAATAGTCCATCCACCAGATGTAGAATTTGTACCAAACTGTAGTGTAGATGCAAAATCAGCGTTAAAATTAGGATTACCAACACTAAATCCTGCTAAGGTTGGTGTGGGACCAGTATAGTAGACACTAGAATTAAAAAGAGATGGTGTATACCAAGTGGCTACTAAGAATGTAGGTCTAAAGTTCGCACCTGATGTTCTTGATTGATAGTAAGCGTATCCGAAGTCTCCTAGAACATTATTAAATCCATCAGCTACGGTAGCATAATTAGTACCATATATTACTGAGTCAGAAAGACCAATTATATTAATTCCCTGTTGTGAGAATGTAAATATTTGGAACTGTCCAGGTATAGGATCGGTAGGATTTACCAGTGCCCCAATTGCAACTTGCCTGTAATAAAGTATTCGATAACTTACTGTTAGATTCGCAGAAGTTGAGAATGTTACACCGTAATTCGTTCCTGATGCCAATTTCGAAACTACATTATATGCAAAAGATGGATCTTCAACTGGAACATATGACTGGTTATTTGCAGTATTCGGATTATCTACCCAGTATGCTTTACCACCGCTAGTAACATTAGCTCTTACTCTCACAGTGACAGACTGTGCTGGAGCGAGTGAACCATTCCAATACATATCAAGTCCTGTTACATATGCACTTCCCTGAGTACTCACAACATAAGGATTATTCAAGAATGCAAAATCACCACTAAATTCAATTTTGAACTGATTTACAGTAAATGATGAATTGTTAGTGATCGTATAAGGGAACTCGTGTTGTATACTTGGATAAACAACATTTCCAGAAAGATCAGAGTAAGGTCGATTTGTTGGATTACCAGACAAGTCTGACGAAACAACAGCAAATGCTCCAGCAGACATCGATAAATCTGGTACTGTTGAAATATCTGCGTAAACTACTGGTGTAGTAGCATCTCTATATTGCTTTGTTGTCAAGTTTGCAAATGCTTCTATTTCTTGAATATCCAGTATACCCTTTATCTCAAAATTCTTTCTGTCTCTATAAGTAAGTCCATAACCATTATCAGAGGTTACTTCAATTACTAAATAAGGTGTGATATTAGAATCTACTGTAAAGTTAAACGGCATCAAATTTCTTAATCCGTTAACACCACTTAAATCCCTATATTCTGTTATCTTTTCAACTGGAACTAGATCAATTAACTTCCATTCAGTAATATTTAACCAGTTACTACCAACTCCCTCGTCTAAAACTGGAGATATAGTTGAAAATGTAGCACCAGCTTGTCCAGTCCAAATGTAAATTAGTCTATCGTAAGAAACAACATCGGTCAATTTGTATGCAGTATTAACTTGCCAAACTTCAGCGTTTTCGAATTTTCTTGGATTATTAGTTCTATTGTTACTTACGACCGACTCATATAACTTATCATAATAAACAACTCTTTCACCGATTTGATAGGTTCTAAATGCATACCACTCTCTATAGATTTCATACGTCTTAATATCAATTGTAAAATATTGAGGAAGAAGAGTCTTCGATACTTGCTCATTTATGTAAAAGTCTAAAACACAATTATATACAGTTGATCCACTATTTACTGGTAGCAAATAAGCCTCGTTTAGATCAAATAGAATTGGTGTGTAATTCTCATTTATTCTGAAAATTTGAGCGTCTCTAGTCAAATGTACTAAGGTTGTGCCACCGACAAAATCAGCTCTTCCAGTTATATCAAGTATTTTATGTGTAATTGGTATTATATTCTTCTGAAGCCAATATTTCAATCCTTGTAATTTTTTCTGAACTTCTTCCAAGGTATAGTAAAGAACATTATTACCCTCTTTATCAGTAATTCTGAAAGTTAAATTAAATAAATTTGTATCTTCAAATTTAGGATTTGGAAAAGTATGCTTAATAAAATCATTGTCTTTCCACCCCTCAACAGTATTATCAAAGATATCAGGTATTTCAACTTTGAAAAGTTTACCAAAATTTTCAGACTCATCATCTATATTTCTATAATATTCGTAAAGTTCTAAATCATTATATCCAAAGTAATTTATTGCATTTATAATTGATTTATAGGCTCCGATGTAAGGGTAAATTAAGTGTTTTACCAAAAGCATTTCTTTTCTTTTAGCATTCAAATAATTCCAATCAATTCCCTCTTCTTTTATATCATATTCTTTGAAAATATAAACATCGTCAGATGATACTAATTTACCAACATTATTCAATTCAGTGTGATACCTAACATCCTCTATTTCGGTTTGACCCAATATATTGAATCTACCAATTTCTCTGTCCCAAACTTTGAATCTTACTGATAGGTAGGTTGTATTTCCCGTTTTTGGGTAGTTACTAATCACTGTTTTTTCAGTCTGAAATCTATCAACTGATTTAAAGAAGTCGACTATCAATTCTCTTGTATAAACTTCTCTAATCTTTACTAAATAACCACTGTTAATAGAAACATATTGACGTTTACTATTAGTGACATCTTTAATAAATATCGCCAAATGTTGTCCCCTTTTGAATCCTCTTGTGACTCCTGAGGAGTTCGAAGTAAAAAATGAGGTTGAGTTGGTATCAAGTGATATTTTACCATAAACATCTCCACTTATTCGATCAACGATTGTCTCGATAGTGATTATATCATAATTTGAATTTGTAGTAGTTATGGTAAAGTCAATATCTTCTCTTTTATACAGTTGTAAAATACTTCTTAGACCTCCCTCGTTTTTAGAATTATATCCAATAAAAAGTTGAATAGGTTCTGGTACAACACTTATATCTTCATTATCATCAACATATTCCAGATCGTGTTCTATTGAGTCGAAAATTGTCTGCTGAACAGAAGGGTCACTAATTTTCTTAATATCTCTATTAGCTGATTTATTTAAAACAGGATTTGGTAAAGGTTTTTCACCAGTATATGCAAGAACACCAGTCGTTGGTAACTGAGTTCCTGAGAAATCATAGAGAAAGAATTCGGGAACGTTGTCAGAAAACCATCTCCAATATAAACTAACAATAGGTTCGTCATTAAAGTTTTCTCTTGGTCTTCTTATGTATTCTCTAACGCTCAACCATAAATAATCACGGTCTTTGTAATCAGGACTAAGTGTTCCGTAAAATGTATCGTTAGATGGCGTAGCAACTGTTGTCTCAAGTTCAAAGTATGAACTCAAAACAACTTGAATCTCAATTACAAGATTTGTATCAGGCTGAATTGACCAAATACTTCTTCTATCCGGATTATAAATTAATTTTGTGACAGCACCACCAGGATATGATTGAACATTTTTAGTTTGACCATTTGTAGCATCTATCGTAAGTATTTGTGAAGTTCCACCTATATAAATATCACCATCATATTGATTTAAGGCCTGGTATCCATAATCAGAAGGTGATACACTGAATTCAATTGTAGCGTCACTAAGTAAAAGTGAATTATAACCTAAATTCGACGATGAATTAATCGTACTAGTCAAATTATTAAAAAGTAAACTGTTGAATGTTCCGGTGGAAATTAGCGGTATACTTGTTGCGGTATTATTATCGACTTTATATAAATTAGTGCCTTCATAAAAAGTATAGACTGCTTCGTTTTCTGGATCATAGGCAATTGGATTATCATTACCATATATGAAGTACTGATTAGAAATTGTCCTAGTTGTACCATCTATTCTAAGTAAACCAACAGCATTTGTATTAACATACATATCTTCTTCAAAGTCATTAAAGACCATGCCTAAAGTAGCGAAAGGAGTAGTAATAACTGTTAATGAGTCATTAATATCATAAACATAAAGCTGTGAAGCCGCATTAAATGATACATAAATATCCCCGTTCTTTTTGTTAAGTTGTATAGAATACGCCGTCGAAGCAAAAGAGAAAGAAGCGACCACCTGATGAATAAATGGATCAATTTTATAAAGAGCATTTTCACTCAGAGCATAAATGTAACTTGAAACATTGTTATAACATAGTTCTCTACTTGCTGTTAAACCAGATATATCAATATCAGAAATAACATTTGCAAGAGTAGAATCAAAAACTCTTAAAGAGTCACCAAGTACATAAATACAATTAGCTGGTTCTACATATGATATATCAACCATATTTGCCACACCTTCAAAAGTATTAGAGTTATATGTATTTGAGAAGATATACTCTATACTGAATGATGTGTTGTAAGCCTGTTCATCATACATACCTCTAAGTAAACTTGGTGAGAAAGATGGTGGGCAACCAGTTTGACCCCATCCGATTGTAAATGCTACAGTCGTAAATGGTGCCGATGAACAAAGAGAATCGGTCAATCCCCAGAAAGGACCTTCGTAGCTTAAATTTATAGTATCTGGATTCAAATATAAAGAGTTATATTCTATATTTTGTAGTGGGTAAAACGTCTTATTAATTCCAATAACCTGACCAGTAGCAAAACCAACTTCTTCTAGTGATTCGCCACTAGCTGTTCCAAGTAATATTTCATTTGATGTAATTAATGCACCTAAATTACCAGTTGCCCTCTCAATTATTCTATAATTCTGTATTCCAGGAAGTGAAGACTTTCCAACATTTATATCTAAACTAACTCGTTGACTTTGTTTTTTTACATTAAACTTTAATGAACTGGCAGCGTTAGAAACATAGATTCCAAAATCATTAACGGTTTCAGACCAGTTTTCAACCCAATTTTCAAGAGTCTGAGCAATATCAGGTGTACTACCACTATAAACAACAAGTTCTTCATAAGTCCTTCCGTTTATCTTGATTGATAAATTTTTACCTAAATCAAAAAATGTCACTATGCTATGTTCTATGTAATAATCGGCAGTTGTACCAACTTGAACTGAGAATTCAATCGGAACGTTAGGAAAGTCAGTTTGTAAAGTTATAGTGTTATAATAAACTGACGCATATCCTACAGTAGTCAAACTAGGAAGTATACCTAAAGTGTTTAAACTTAAAAAATGTCTAGTTAACCAATTTCTCAAGGTACTATCGATGGTTCTTTCCATGTCTACTAGGCCTGAAGAATATATCCAATCAATTCTCTCTCCGTAGACCATCTTATTAATTTTTATAATAATTCCAAACTCATCTATGTCTGTGAAAACTATATTATAGTTCCAATTTTCTGAATAATTATAATTAAATTCTTTTGTAAGTCTCTCTTCTACTTGAATACATCTTTCGTAAACAGATTTTAGACCACCCACACTATAAGTAGGACCAATTTCTGTATGGTAGAAATTTACTACTGCATAGTTAGTTGGATAAATTAAATCTGCTCTAAGTGCATAGTCTTTGTAATATAAATCAATATCAAGTATTTTCAGTTCTTGATTAAACTTTTCAACAGTTGATGCAAGTGTTACCTCAACTGACTGAGTAAAAGATTGACTGAAATATAAATGATCAGTTGTCAAATAAATCTCACCTCCGACTAATGATTCATTCACAATCGCACCGGACGAAGAAGAAGGTTCTATAGGTAAATAAGTAGCATTGCCCCAATATAATTCAGAAGTTGTGGTTCCAGTTGGTTGAACTGAGTAAGTAGCACCAGACCAAGTGTATGCTTGAATACACTGATATATTCTATTATCCCAAATTACTTGACTTCCTGTAGCATAATAAGTTAGAGTATTATTTCCTGTGAAAATAGGTATAGAAGTTACTTTATAGAAGTCTAAATTCAAACTTGAATTGGGAACTTTAAATTCCACACCCGGTTTTAATATTCTCGGAACTGGGTTATCAAAGTTTAAAACACTACCCGATGTTGAAAATGAAAGTCCAGCTTTGTAGACTCTCGGAAGGTCAGTTCTTGTAATAACTTCCATCCAGAGAGTAGTATTTTCTGGAATTGAAGAGCAGTTGTATTCAAAGTGTACTATATCCAAGATATTTGGATTTTCTATAGTTACAACTTCAACATCGTCATATTTTTTAGTTCTTCTATAGTTATCATTTTTCTCTGTATTGACTAAGTTTAACCTTCTATACTGATATAATCTATCATAAAATGATGGTTCGTTCCATAATGACAAAGTATCTCTTAGATCAGGAGTTATATAATTATAGATACCTATTATATCAACCCCCTCTACGTAAATATTATCGTAACTTGAAGTCAATCCATAAAGTCCACCATAATTTGTTTCGAATGTGTTATTGTCTAAAAGTGACAGTACACAAATTGCATCTTTTTTTGACCCAACAACTGCATATATCCTATTTGGATTTGTAAATTCAAAAATTGGACTGTTGAATTTAACAAAGGTTCCCTTCTTATACTTTGATTCTATGTTCTTTGAGTAAATCCATTTTGAATAGTAAGCAGACTCTTGATTGACAGGCTCTATTTTAGTAACCGATTGACTCGCAACTCCCGGATAGAAGTGAAATCCATACTCATTAAAAAGCTGAAATTTCTTGAGTGTAAGATAATCTACATTTTCATACTCAAAGGCATCAATTTTTTCAAAGAGATAAAGGGCTTGTGTCTTAAAAGTATCATCAGAGTTTTCAGGAAATAAAATATCACCTTCATATCTTCCAACTGATTGGTTATAATAAAAATTAAGTGGATTTCCTTCTTTATCAAAGAAAACTAAACTCTGCATTTACTGATTCGAATCTATTTTTAATATATATAAAAAGTCCTTTTCTTGACCGAAGTTTAATATATAAAATAAATTAGAATATATTTCGATGAAATATTTAAGAAAATACAACAATGAGGCTCTAGTTTCCGAACATCTTCAGTATCATATTGACAATAATATGTCTATTACTGAAAATATATTCAGATACGGATCAGACTCGTATTTTAAATTATTGAAAGAATCCAGAGAGTTATTCGATGGTGGTCTAATTGAGTTATCAGGTCATGACAAAGAGCTCTTCGAAAGTTCAGATATTGGTAGATTTGAAATGTTTGAAGGCGAGTTAGTACCATTAGATTTACCTCTAGAAGTTTTAGAAGAGGTTAATGAGGCTGAATATAAAGGAAGAGAGGTCGAATTGAACCATCCAACAAGGAGCTCAGGTCCAAAGAAGTATAAAGTATATGTTAAAAATCCAAAAACTGGAAATGTTAAAGTAGTTCATTTCGGCGATGTTTCAGGTGGATTAACAGCAAAAGTATCTGATCCAAAGGCCAGAAAATCATTTGCAGCTCGTCATCAATGTCATTTGAAAAAAGATAAAACTAAACCAGGTTACTGGGCATGTAGAGCTAATAGATATGGACATCTTTGGGGAGGTAAGACATATCCTGGTTACTGGTAGAAATTTAGAGATACATATAATATTCATAATATGAAATATATTACTAAATATAAATTATTCGAAAATTCAGATTCCGATGAAGTAAAGGAAGATTTAGAATTTATATTAATTGATCTTAAAGATATTCAAATTAATTACTCTATAATAGAAAGGAGTAAATTTTTAGATGAACCTCACGAGGATTGGTTTAGGAACACAAGGGTAGAAAGTGGATTTAAAGACTATGTTAATGTCAGTGTGTCTACAAACAAAAATCATATTGAGGAAATTGTCAATATAGTGAAAGAGTGTATTGGTTACATGACCAACCTGGGTTGGAAGTATCACACAACGATTGATAGAGGAGTTAGAATAATTGACTTAGATTTAGATGAGTTAATATCTTTATATAATACAGATATTTCAGAATACCTAGGAGAAATTCACATACACTTTTGGAAAATATGATGTTACCATTCAAAGAACAAAAAATATCTGATAATAATTATATCAGAACATTCTATCAAGATGTTGATTCTGGAGATTTATACTGGCATCGTGATTTTGAAGATAGAATAATTGAATCTATTGAGAAAACTGATTGGAAATTTCAACTAGATGATAAATTACCAATTAATATAGAAGGTGAAATATTTATACCTAAAGGAGTTTATCACAGATTAATAAAGGGTACTGGTGATTTGATGATTAGACTACAAAAGTTAGATTAGTCGTTTTTAACTTTATAGTTCTCATTGTATATTTTTATAACTTCAGAAAACTCAGAAATTATACCACTTTTAAAGTTCTCATTGTCATACTTTTGATTTTCAATATAACTTTTTATAAAATCCTCGTATTCTAACTGAATTGATATTTTAAGTTCTTCTTCTGTAAGTTCTTTATCTTTCTTTTCTTTTTCACCTTTTACAATATCATCTAAGTATTCAACAGATGAGAAATTGCCTACCTCTAAAAGAGTTTCTAACTTTCTTCTAATTTTTCTATTACTAATGAGTAAGTTATTAGATATAACTAGGTCTATATAGTCCTTTGAATTTTTAAGAGAGTCAATTGCATCAATATCATCTTCAGTAACAACTTGCACTTTTTTAAAGACGGGAGAATAGGTGTTAGGTTCAAAATGTACTTCTCCACTAACTAAATCAAGTACTGTAATTCCTTTTTGATCTCCCATATCGTTTCGGTCCATTTGATAGGGTGACCCTATAAATGTGAAGTTTTTATGAGTTTGTCTGATGTGGATGTGTCCCGAGAATACGTGTTTAAATCTATTAAATTCATCTACATCTATCTTATCTGCGTTTCTATGTGCAACAGAGTTTAAATGCATTCTACACCCATTTAAATCACTATGACAGAACAAATAATCTCCTGAATTAGATTGAATCTCTTTTATCATATCTAATCTTTTTTCAACCCACGGCATTAAGACTAATTTACTTCCAAAAACTTCTACACTGGTAGTCTCGGTATAGACTGTAATATTGTCAACAAAATTAAATAGTCTAACTGAATTGACATCATTAGTGCCTTTATTCCAAAGATCATGATTTCCAACAATTAAATGTACTGGTAATATTTTAGAAATCTCAGTTAATATTTTCTCAGCCTTATAAGAAGCAATAATTGGAATAGATGTACGGTTATCATATAGATCGCCACAATGAACGAGTATATCTCCCTCTTTAGCATTTTCTTTTAGATATGGAATAAAAAAATTATAGAAATAGTCTTCCATCATATTTAACCATTTATCTAAATTGTTTAGATAAACTCCGAAATGCCAATCAGTTGTTATAAATACCTTCATCTAAAATATTATATTTTAATTTTATATGAAGAATTCTTAGTTATGTTCAATAAAAAAACCGACACAAAGTATCGGTTTTTTATTAAATATTTCTGAAATTTTATTAATATCCAGCAACAAATGGAGGTGCAATTGTAAATGTACCATCGATATATTCATCAACCCAGTAGTCACAAACAAAGTTTGCGGTTACGTTTGCTAAGATACCTTGTCCTTCATAAGTAAGTGAAGGTGATGATACCGCCTTTAATTGACAGTTTTGGAAAGTTACTCTTCTAAGTACCAATCCTTTTTTATCGTGTTGGTTAACGATAAGTGTACCAACAGTATCTGCCTTATAATGCAAATAACCGTTTTGTGAATTCCAAGCCAAATCGTACCAAGCTCTAAGTGCAGCCCAAGTTTCCATAGAACCGTTATTGTTTACGTTAACGTTAAAAGAAACTGCTAGGTCTTCGATGTGTGTTTCACTTGGACCAGCATTGATGAACGCACGAGTTGAGTACTTCCATCTTTGGTTAGAAACACCAAGAGTTTTGTTGGTTGTATTCAAATCAATTGATAAAGCTTGTTGTAGAAACAAAATTGGGTCTCTACCTTGAGCTTGAAGAATCGTAGGTAACACGAATGTAACCTCGAACAAGTTTAAATATACTGGTTCTTGTGGGTTGGTACCCGGACCACCAGGAGCTCCAGCTACTTGTAACTGGGTAAAATGTGGAAGCGGCATAATTAATTTTTTTATTTTTTGTTTAATCGCTTTGGCAACTATGAATTATATATTTTATCTATAATTACCTCTATCTAATTACATGATTATATATTGATATAAAAAAGTGACTTTTTTCCGATTTTTGGATATAAATTATGTTTTTTTTGAAAAAAACAAACCCAGAGAAACATAATATAAGTATATATACCTAAAAAATAATAAAATCAAATGTCAACTAATAAAGAAATGTCAGAAGAAGATTTTTTGAAAAAACATCTTGAAGAAAGAGAAAAGAAATCCACTGACTTTAATCCAGCTAAAAACATGGCTGAACAAATTGTTGTTCAAAATGTTGATAATACTAAAGTTTCTGACCTTCAGTACTTTCATTTTGACATCAAAGATTTACCTTGTGGCAAATTCTACCCAGCAGGAACATCCTTAATGATAAGACCAGCTATGGTAAAGGAAATTCAATCATATTCAATGGTAGATGATAATAACTTCTATGATATCGTTGAAAAAATGAATGATATGCTACAATCATGTGTTAGAGTTAAATATTCAAACGGAAATATTGGTAGCTACTTAGATGTTAAAGATCAAGACAGACTTTATCTTGTTTTTACTATTAGAGAATTAACTTTTCAAAAAGGTAACACTCTTGCGGTAACAGTACCACACGGCGCAGGTGATGCTCAAATCGATCTTATAAGAGATAACTTTAAATTCCATGAAATCGATGAAAAACTTGAGAAGTTTTTTAATAAATCTAAAAACTGTTATGTTTTCAAAACGATTAATGGAAAAGAGTTCGAATTAACTCCTCCAAACATTGGTATACAAAAAGCCTTCACTGACTATATTATCAAAGAAAATAATGAGAATAGAACTCCCAATCTCGCATTTCTTAAAATTATACCTTTCATGCTTGAAGGTAGAAATTCAATAACTTACGAAGGTATAAAGGCTAAGTTAAAAGACTTCGAAGAAATGGATGATATCTCCTTCCAATTCTTAAACGCAGCAGTTGGTAAAATGACTTTTGGTATCAAAGAACTAGTTAAGAATATCAACGGAGAGGAGGTCCGTGCTGAAATGCAATTTCCCAACGGAGCGTCAGGTATTTTCGTTGTTCATGATGCCTTTGAGGCCTTTATTGAAAAATAAACTTCTTCTTCAAAAGCACTTTCATGTTAACGAATTTTCAATTGATAATTGGCCATTCTGGATGTTAGAAGAAAATATACAAATTGTCAATGAATTAAATGAAGAAGAAGAAAAGCAAAGAAAGCAAGATGAAGATTCACAACAAAAAGGAATGCCAAACTTCAATCCTAATCAGATAATGAGTGGTATGAATAATCTAGGTAGTGGATTCAAACCATAAATAAAATCCCAGAATATTCTGGGATTTTTTATTTTGTCAATATCCATTTTTTATTACCAGCATTATAAACTCTATAAAATCCCCATTCCTCCATAATTTGTTGCTCGGTCTTATCCATATCACCACCAATTTTTTTCAATCTTGATTTTCTCCAATTAAAACGATTTTCTCTTTTTTGATCAATTACATACCAATAACTCGGTGATGATGTGTGTTGATATGAAAATCCTAATTTATCATACATATTACCGTCTGAAATCATATTATCAGAATAGGTTTCAATAGACAATGGATCATACTTTTTTAAAAAGTAACTTAACAACCTAGAAGAACCACCAACAACAGTAGTAAAAATTTTATTACAAAATCTAGTTAATTCATAGACTCCTTCTCTGTGTCTACCTCCTAATGGTAGTCTTAATTTTGAAAATGTCATTAGAGATACCAAAATTCCTTGATAAAATAAACCAATTCTAATAGAAGATTTACAATCACCTTGAAAGTGATTTTCGTTTAAAAAGGCCTTTGAGGAACTATAATCTATTTCTATAATCTCACATTTTCTTGCTGGAATTTTTGTTGATTTATTAAGCTTATTAAGAATAAATGATTTGCAAATCTCTCGTTTGATAGTCCAATCATCTTCCCATATAGTTAAAAGTTTTATATTATTAGAACTTGCAACCTCTCTTTTAACCAAGTGATAGTTCTCATTTTTATATTTAGATGAGTGCCACCATAATCCATTGAATTCGAATCCAATGTTTAGTGATGGAAGAAATATATCTATCTCGTAGGGTTTTATCGAAGATCTATCATCAACTAGTATCTCACCGGCGTAATTTTCTTTGATAAAATTATAAACCTCGATCTGTGATATTGAAGAATTTTCAGAAATAGGAAAGCAGTTAGTACAAATACTAAGACCAGAATTAATTCTATAATAGAATTGGTATGTTAATATTTTAAAATTCCGATCACACTTACAACATTTAAATAGTAGATGTGTAGATATCGATTTTTCAAAACCTAAAAAAACAAACTCATTAGTGTTTATTTTACTATTTATTCTAACAACATAATCATCATAGAAATGAGAAATCGTTTTTGAGTGAATCTCTTTATTTCTCCATGGATGTTCAACTCCATATCTCTTTAATGATGTTAATTTAAAAGTATCTTTAAATGAACTTGATTTAAAAGATTCAATTCTTTTTTGCAATAACTCACTAGAATTACTTGGATTTTCAACTCCCCAATTTTTGATTAAAGTTTGCATTGATTTATCTTGAATTGATTTTAAATTCATAGGTGAATTATGACCATATTTCTCTTGATTAGTTTTTATGATTTTATCTTTTATCTCTTGTGACTGAGCAGGAGATTTTGTACCCCATTTAGATATTGATTTCTCTTCTTTGATCTTCTTTATATTTGGGTCGTCCGAAACACACTTCTTCGAGCAATATTTCAAGTACCCAATCGTTGAATTTTTAAATTTAACTCTATTATTACAATTTGAATTTTTACAAGCTGGTATTGACTTCAATTCATTTAAAACGAGATAAACTTTTTCCTTAAAACTAATATCTACTATTTTATTGATATCACAATATGAAACAATAAAATTATATTCTTCTGGAAAATTTTTATATAAAAAAGATTCTTTGTACAGTTTTCCCGATGGATCCGGGTTTCTAAAAATATCTAAATTCATAAACATATAAGTTTAACATATATATTAAATACACCTATTTTGTTTAAATAAAAAACCCAGATATTCCTATCTGGGTTTTAATTATGTTTATTCAGAATTATGAATTTATAAATCCACCTGCTGATATAGCTCCTGTTCTCAAGATAGTGATATTATTAACGATAATACCCATACCCTTAATAGGTTCTACATATGTATCAAGAACACCGATAGAGTTCTCTATGATTTCAAGAGTGTTATTTTCCTCGTCAATCTTGTTGAAGTAGTTGAATAAACCATTTTGAGCAACATACTTTTCACAAATTACGTCAGCCGCCAACTTGATTTGAGATCTAGTCTCAGGTGAGTTGACTGTCCATTGGAAGTCTAACAACATTCTTGAAAGTTCTCTTTCGAGTTCAATCAATACTTCTCTAACGTGTATTAATGAAAGAGCTGACTTAACAAGAACTTGAGCTGTATTTTCAGTCTCAATTATAAATCCTCTGTTTCTCTTAAATGTAAGAGGGTTCATCTGAGCTTGGTTCAAATATTCCAAATCAGATGGAGTGAAGATTTGTTCTAGGTCAAGTATTCCATTTATTCTACCGTTATTAACACCCGCAGCGATAGTCCAAGGAGTTACACTTGTTGTAGTGCTCTTGTGCTTTCTCATAAAGGTCAATCCAACAAATGGTGCTGGTGGTACATCTATGTTTCTACCATTATCATCGATTGTAACGTATGGTAAGAAATATCCTACTGTAGTTACACCAACTCCCTTACCAAATGAGTACAAGAAACTTGGATTTGCTTCAGGGTTTGCACCAAGAGCCACATATTCAAGTTGTACATTTCCAGAATCGTCCTTAAACGATGGGTTTGAAGAGTTTTTGAATTGCTTCAAAGATGGCATGTTTATGATACCAAAAGCATCTAAACGATCACCACAAATATCAACTAATTGTTGTTTTGAATCTGCTGATAATCCTAATCCAAATGAATCAACCAAATATCTAAAGTCGAATGCTTCTTTATTTGTCAAAGCTTTGAATAGAGTAGTTCCTTTATTAACAACAGCTAAGATTTCATTCAATCTAGTATCAGTTCCATCAGGTAGAGAAGCCTCTCTAATTCTGAATCCTTTCAATATGATACCCTTATATGTTGTAACATAGTCATCGATTTTAGTAAATCTGTTAGTCTGCTTATCACCATTGATATCTCTAACTTTAATTGCTGAATCTGTTGACAACTCAATATAAGTTGTATCATTTGGCCAAAGTTTCTTAGTTAATATTCTAGTAAGCTTCTTCGGCATTTCATCAGCTCTTAAAATTGTCTCATCAAATTCGGCTTCAAGGAAATCACCAACTTTAACTTCGCCGTATCTGCTTCTCTTAACAAGAACTTTGTTTGGAATAGGTGTCCAACCAGATGGATATTCAAGTTCCAAAGTTTGCTTATAATTACCTTTCTCAGATTTGATAAACAGTGTTCCGTTTGTTGCTAAAGCGCTTCCAACTGTAGCGTTCTCTGAACTCAAGATTGAATCAGTTGACAAATCGGATTGTTTAAATTCTACTGTCAAGTTACCACTGTCATCTGTTGAATTTACTAAGTAAATAGGTGACCCGCTAAACTCAGTGTTGTAACCATATACTTTATCAACATTTACCATCTCATCTGTTACAACTTCTTTCACTTCATATGCAAAGTAGCTATAAGATGCGGTGTTGATACCTTCTTGTAATCCATTGCTGTAAGAACCAATCAAGTAAGCTCTACCACCAAGTGCGCCAGTTGCGTCAGCAGGTAATGTAAGTCCATTTTCGATTGCTAATCCAGCGTCCCATTTCGCAGTAAACACACCTTTGTTTAATGTTCCACCTACAAGGAATTGATATCCATAAACTGGATCAGTGAACTGATCGCCAGCTAATCCTGTGTCAAAGTTAGCAAGATAAGATTTGTTTTGTGTAGTGTATGTACCACCTTCTGTAACTTTGAACATTAAGTAGTTATATCCATCTAAAGATGCTGTTATTCCAGCTCCTTCGATGAACTGAACTTCTACTCCTTCCCAAAGTTCATTTTGGAAGAATACATCACCAGTACTGATATTTCCTTGATCATATTGAGTATAGTAAGATGAATACTTACCAACAACACCAATAGAAGCAGTAGAACCATCTAACACTGGTATAGTATTTTTAGTCTCAAGACCAATGTAGTCAATCAAGAATTCATCGTCGATTTTGTAGAATACTAATTCGCCGTAAGTTACTAATTCAGCAATCTCAGCACTTGTCAAACCAGTTGACATAACAAAAGATTTATTTACAGTTGTTCCAGTTTGGAAACTTCTGAATGAAACTTCACTCAAAGGCTTTTTGGTAGTCGTAGTTCTTGGATCAAGTAAAACAAGTCCTTTGAACGTATTAGAAGTATTAATATAAGTTAAGAGTGTATTAAACATCTTGAACTTTCTATATTGCTCATAGTTTTTAACATCTGGAGTCGAATTAGTATTCAAGAATGTAATAAGAATATCACCTTCTGCTAAAACTTCAGTCAATGTAGATGTTGTACTGAGAGTATAATCAACTCCAAATTGAAGTGGAATGTATGCCAAACCACCACCACCAGTTGTAGCATCAACTGTAACGTCGGTGATACTAGCAGTCGCAGACGCTCCTCCGGAGAATCTACCTCCGTATAAGCTAACTGTACCCCAGCTAAGAACTACATCGTTAGCTGATACAGTAACCTTAGTATTTGGAACTGTAGACTTCTTAACTTGAACATTACCATTTGTATCAAGTACATATGCAATATTGTAAGATTGTGTACCTGAAGTTGTTGGTAATTGTGGATAATCTGTATACAATAACTCTAAAGATTGTGTACCAGAAGGTATTGAAACCAATGACCCACCAATTACAGCATAACCATTATCTGATATAGAGTCAACTGTATAGTTAGCCGTAACACTCGAAGATGTTGTGATAAGATCACCACTTCTAAATAAATCATTAACATATCCCTCAGAGAACCAGTAAGTTCTATTTGGCCACTTAATGTAATTTAAATTTGTATCATCATTTGGACCACTAACAACACCACCTCTAACAACTCCAGAGTCATTCAACGAGTGAGTGAATCCGCCTTGTGCCGAACGAGCACCAGCGTTAGATAACAAAGTCGAGTTAGTTCCGAAAAGACCAAATACGTTACCAGGTCTGTCGAGTACTTTATTAGTAATAGCGATTGTTTCTGTAATTTGTTCCTCATATGACAAGAATTTAATAGAAAGTTCTCCATCCGCAAGACCATCATTAGCATCTAATGATTGATAGTAAGTTGCTTCTGAACTTGGTGGATTACTGAGTAAGTTATCACCAACTAATGAATTACCTATCAAGTCAACTAGACCTGTTGGGTAGTCGGTTTCGAAAATTTCGTTATTAAATGCACAGAATAAGCCGGTTTTGTCAGTATCTTTATTAATTACAGATTCTATAAATATGTTTCTACCATTTAAATCTCTAAAATATGGAATCAAAGATACACCTTCGTAGTAACCTAATAGTGTTACGTTTCTATCATTTGCAAAAGCACTTAATTGATTTTTCTTCAATCCATCTTCAGCGAAGTATAGAGTCCATCTTGGATCAACAGACAATTCTGAGTAGTTAGACCAGTCACCACCCACTGCAACAACATCTACTAAATAGTCAGATGCCAAATCAGTTGGATATACGTATGGTGGTAATTTTTCTTTTGAACCATACCACTCAAGCATAGATCTGTCGAATCCACTCACTTTAGACTTGATTACAAATACTGTCATATACTTATCACCCAAGTTTGTTAGGTTAAGTACTCTTCCAGCATAACCAGGATTTGATCTTGTTAAGTCAACAAAAGCCTCTGGATCTCTTTTCCAGAAACCAGTAGTATCGAAAAACTTTCTGTAAGAATCGATTCTTTCGATATCGTTGTTTTTAAAAGTTGTTGCAGATAAAGACTGATACTCAACTGTGTCGAGTGTATCGTCAGTCACCAACAAATTCATACCATAAATTGGTCCAGCTTCTAACATTTTAGTAATTGTTCTATGAAAGAATGAACCTCTTCTTTCTAATCCTCTGTCAATAGACCCGAAAGTATTTTCGAGATCACTCAAGTTATTCAGTAGAATAGCTGAGTTAACTGGTCCTTTTCTAGAGAAACCAACAACAAGATTTGAAAACACAGTGTCTACTGGAGGACTGGTTACAATGGTCTTGTCAATTTCTTCGATGAAGATACCGGGTCTTTTGTATTTACCGATTTGAATTGCCATATTTTTTTAATTATTTTTTATTTTATGTTTTATATATTAAAAGAAAAAACCAATTTTTTTCTATTTTTATATTTTACTTGAAAGTTTTTTTATTCTATCTTCCTCATCTTTCATATCTCTCTTAAAGTCCTCTCTCTTCTTTTGCCAATTAAGGACATCTCGGTTTAATATGGATTTATTTTTTTGAATATTATCTTTCAATTCTACTAATTTCTTTCTATTTCTATCCAAGCTACTCTTTATCTGAGACTCTCTGTCTGGTGTTATATCCATCTTAATATCATCGTTTAATCGATTAATCTCATCATTAGTTTTTTTTATTCTATCTTCATCAGTAGAAATAGCCATCTGTAGTTTCTTTTTTCTACGCTCCTGCCTTAAAACCGACTCAAAATCTCTAAGATATTTGTTTCTTTGTCTAGTTTCTTTTTTACTATTATAAACTGAAGAAAGTAATTCTTTTTCAAGGTCAGCGTCCTTTTCAATTTTAGGATCGTTAAAAATATTCTCCATAGATTGTTTCTTAGCTTGAAACTCTTTTAATTTCCTTTGAACCTCTGCTAATGAATCTTTTTGGGCCTTTTCTGTACTAACATCTAATGACTTGTCATCTTCTACAGAATTAATATCATCTGTTCCAACTAACTCATCAGCTTCTAAGAAAAGTTTAAACTGTTTTAAGTATTTCATACACTTATATATTAACCTAAAATTGAAATTTATTCAAAATCCTTCTCTATATCTGACTTATTTTTCCAGTTTTTTGAGTAATCTTTATCTAATAAATTCCAGATATCCTTACAAATACCTTCAGAAACATTATAATGTCTGTTATTTATAACAAGAGTATAATATTCCGGTTTTGTTAATCCTATGAAAAGTTTTGTGGTATCTCTTCTTTTTGATGAAGATTTTTGAATAGCAATATTATATTTATTACCATTTGATTCAAAGGTAATAGTTCTTTTATAGTCGGCATATTTACCAATAGCTCCGACTTTTTTATCACCTGTTTCAATTGCGGACTTGAGTGAATTGTACACTTTTTTGGCAAGTAAATCATCTTCTTTTGAAAAAAATGGCATAACAAATGGTTGTCTTTTTTTTACTTCTTTTGTTTTGTCTTCTGACTTTTTATCCTTTTTTCCGAAAAGACCAAAAAAACTCTCAAATGTCATTAAATTCTTCATTTTTCTATTACCATGTTTTTAGCAACACTAGACTTTGTGTAGTTATTATTAATTTCTGTACCTATTTTACCAGGTGTATAATTATCTTCGAACTTCAAATACGGAGTATTATCCTTTTTATTAACCAAAATTTCTATAGAATTTATTACCATATCAACTCTACTGTCATTGATACCATCATTTAATGAAGCTCTAGAGGGCTCATCTATATCTGCATATCTTACTTTCGTAGTATTACCTACCTTTAAAGTAGCTCCTGTTTTTAAAAGACTAGATAATTTAACATCTTTTGGTAGTTCTGTTTTTTTGATATCACCACCAACCTTTGTTAGATTATATGGTAGATTACCACTCGAAAACAAGAAAATTGGATATCCCATAGCAAGTCCTTTATAGTTCCAAAAGAGTGTTTTTTCTTTATCTCCTATTTTAACCTTTACCTTGAAACATAAGTTTTTATATTTCTGATTCATTGGTTCATCAGTTTCAGAGTCTTTTGTTGTATCGATAAATAATTTAGCCAAATCTCCCGCATACTTACTAAAAGCAGTAACAGAATCAATTTTTGCAAACTTTACATCGTCTACAACAATTTCCTCTGTAGTTTTAGCATTCAACTCTATATCTTTTGAAAAACCTGGTTCAGTAAGTGGAGGTGTGTTCTCACTCTTTAAATCAAAATACTCTTCTATAAATTTATTCATTGAACCACCTGTATACATTTTTGTATCACTTAAAAGTCTATTAATAAATGAGAGAAGTATTTTACCTGGCTTTCTTACTGGATCACCAGATTGACCAGTTTCTTCATTTCTAAATATAAAAGTAGTATTTTCACTAAAAACTGGTCTATACTTAGTATCACTTAAAATGTCTTGAACAGCTTCAAACCATTGTTCATATAATTCAATGTTTCTATATGGACCTGAACCTGGTGAATCCGGTGTACCACCGCCTCCTCCTAAGTTTTCATACTCTCTAAAAACCGAGTTTGAAACTTTTCCACCTGTTCTTCCAGATGGGATAACACCAGGTGTATGTATTCTCCAAGCTCTATTAAACAATCTTACAATTTCTATAATTGGATCAGATGTTGATATTACCAATTCACCTTCTTGAACTTCCTTTACTCGATTTTCTAACTCTGCTCTATCTTTAACAGTAAACATCTCCTTAATATCATTTGTGAATATCTCATCAAATTTCTCTTTAATTTGTGGAGAAAACTCATTTTTTTCATTTAGTTTAGAAAATCTAGAAAATCCTAAAACAGACTCATTTGTCAGTTTTGGTAATGTCTTAGTCAAAACATCAAAAGAGTTTATAAATGACTTCATCGGCTTTATTACCGAACCATAACTACCAACAAGTGACATATCTTCTTTAAATGCAAGTATTACTCTGGCAAAAAGTGAGATTGACTTAGATAAGTCATTTATATTTACTCCCTCTTTTATAAGACTCTCAAATGAGATTGGTGTACCAACTGTTGATTTGTTTAAAATTACTTGTTTGCCTAGCGAATTTATATCTTTCTTCGCTGACTTTAAAGTATCTTTACCATCTTTAACTGTTACTGCAAGTAAATCTTCTATCGATTTCACATAAGTCTCTATTTTAGAATCATTATGTGCCTTTACAACCTTTTTCCAAGCATTTTGAGCCAACACCTCTTGTTTACCAAGATTAGCCTCTGCCTCATTCATCAACTCATGTTCAATAGTTTCAAACTCAAATGATGCATATACCTTTACAGGAATCTCTATGGAATAGGTCTTCTTAGAAAATGAAGAAATATCATCTTGAAGTTGTTTAAGAGTCTTTTGAACTCCAGTGTCTTTATAAGTAAATCCACCTCCTGGTTTTGTAATTTTTTTCTGCACAGTTGTAGAAATATTAAGACCTTTTGCCTGTTGTCTTGCTAAAATTAGTGAGTAAGAATTCAACTTATCTGTATAGAATTTTATATTTACCGCGTCTTTTTTAGATGTAAAAATCTTAACACCGGATTGACACATTTTAATGAGTTCTTTAAGTTGTGATGGATTCTTTGAAGTTTGATAAGTTTTTTCTAGATTTTTAAATTTTTCAACGTTAAAGAATGTAGAAACATCAGTACCAGGTTTTTCAACTTTTTGTGGCTCTTTGCCATCTAAGCTGTAAAGTTTTAAGATTTCAACAACTTCGCTTTTGAAATTATCACCATAATCATCTAGTTTCTTCTTATATACAACACAAGCCTGATCTTTATTGAGTTTAGTGCCTTTTTTATCATCCGTTGTGAGCCATTTCTTATCATCAGCTCTTTCTATCTTATTATCTAGGCTTAATAATTTACATCTAAATTTCTCACCCTTACTATTGATATAAAGATATTCACTACCAACTTTAAGAGTAGATCTTTTTGAAATTATCTTATTTTCATATTCTTCACTACCGCCACTTATTCTAACAACATTTTGTTTTATAAGTCTTGATAAATCCACTATAGACTGTAGAAGAATTCTTGAATTTTTATAGAATATTTGAGTTGGGTCCTCAATAGAATCCTTTTCTGAATCATCTGAATCATCTGAATCATCTGAAATTTTACCGGATTTAAGTCCCTTTAGATATTCTAAAAACTCCTCTAACGCATTCAACATTTTATCTTTATTTTCAGACTCATATCGCTTAACAGTATCAATTAATTGATTAGTTGTATCGATTAAAACCGAAACATCTTCCTCGTCTCGAACTTGCTCACTTAGTAATTTCAATAAATCCGAGATTCGGATAAAATTAATTAAATCAGTTGCGTCACCGACAATTTCAATTTTACCCATTTCCATGATTTCATCAAAAATGGATTTCAACCCTCTTACAAGTCCACTTATCCTTGTTTTGTTGAAAGCTATTCTTGACTTACGAGATATCGAATTTATCAATCTACCGATAAGTGAATCTCCCCAAGGAATATCACTCGCAAAAGGAGCTTCCTCATTAATAGGTTCTATTCCAGTATATTTTGAATATAAGTTAGTATTTAGTTCTCTTAAATATGATTCACGAGTGAGTATTTTTCTCATAAAAATGACTTTGGGTTTTTCGTATATATAAAAAATCAGATTTGATAATTTAAGTTTTATATTATATTTAAAGTAAACAAGGAGAAAAATTCTAAATAAAATTTTGTAAATCATTAATTTTATCTTATATTTACTAAATAATAATAGAATATGAAAGTACAAGCAATACATCTTACTCGATATTCAGAATTTGAAGAATATCATCAACTCTGTATCGATAATGATTTGATAAATATTGATGCAGAATATCTATTCAAACTCTCAGAAGATGGTTATACTAAAGTATTTATAGATTCAGAAACTCATAAGATCATTGGTCTTGTTCACCACAGTGTTAAAAAAGATATAATTTTCAATGATGAGTTTATATCGAACTTAAAAACTCTACCAAGCTTAACGATCAAATCTAAACACACTAACTATCAGGATGGTGAACAAAAACGTGACCGACTTGATGTAATTCTTGATAAAATTTCTAAATCTGGAATGGAATCACTATCCACTAATGAACGTAAATTTCTTGATGGATTGAAATAAAATATTAATTAAAGAATCCTTAACAGTCCAAAATCTTTACCAGATAAAGATTTTGGACTTTTTTAATTTTTAATAATCTAAATTTTGAAAAAAATAAGATTAGAATATTAAGTGGTAAAATTACATGAATATATAACTCATAGTTATGAGATACGCAGAATTGTTGATTGACAACAAGTCAATAAAAAGTCAATCGAAAATAGAGGATTTACTTATAAGTCAAAAATTTTACTGGTTAGTAGACTCAGAAATTGAAGACGCTAAAATCGAAATAAAGAAAAACACAATTATTTGGCATTCTGGGAACTTTTATTCTGGAGAATGGAAATTCGGAGTATTTAAAAATGGTAATTTTTACGGGAATTGGGAAAACGGAATATTTGAAGGAGGTAATTTTAAAGGAAATTGGAATTCGGGAATTAATCAAAGTTGATATAAAAAATAAGTATGTTTATGAGAAAGTTTAAAAAAGTAGATACTATGAGAAGCTTTGACTATTGGTCAGATAATCAAGTAAAAGTCGACAAAGAAGGAGACAATTACTATTTCGAAATAGGAAATCTAGTTACAAACGACATAGCAGAAGCAATCGCAATTTTAATGAAAAGTAAGAATAAAAATAGCAAATTTTGGGAAATTGAATTAAAAGATGTAAATCTCTATAATATATCACCTGAAAAGTGTCTTTATTGGCTATCAGGCGGAGATAAAGAATGGAGATTCTCAAATAACTATAAAGTGAATTGGATTGACTGCTGCTTAGACTTTCAAGAAGAATTTGGTTTAAAAATTATTGCAATATTGAAAAAATCAAAGACAACAGGTCAGGTTAGAGACTTATTTTCAAAATATCTCAACTTACCAACCTTGTTTGAATTTTCATTAGAAAAGGGATTCATTTAAAAAATAAAAATTAACTAAAAATTAAGACCCACTCTTTTATAGAGTGGGTTTTTTATATATAAGATGTTATGAATGCTCATTTTATTGACTTAGATGTAATTCTAAAAATAGACTCAAAACCCTGGATTGTTGATAAAAACAATCCAAATATACCTATCTTAAAACTTGAAACTTCTGATTTTAATTTATTTAAATCTGGGATTTATAAATCACAAGGTAATAAACTAAATTTTAATGGAAAAACATTTTGGTTATCTAACGAATTCATGAACACACTAAAAGTGAAATCAAAGAAACACAAAGTTGATATTTCAAATTTAGGAATATCTCTTCAAGAATTTCTTAACCCATCAGTGGCTGAACATCTTGAATTCAAATTAGAACTTTCACTTTTTAATAATGTCATTAATACAAATGATGATATTTATATAATATGCTCAAAGAATAAAAAAGAATACTTTACAAAACAAATAGAAAACTTAGAAGAAAAATTAAAAGAAAAAGGACTATTAGTTAAAAAATATTACTTTATATCAGAAACTTTTTTTAATAAAAATGATGACAATTTAGCTTATATAAAATCGAGATTAATTTTGCAACACTTGATTGGTCTTAAAACAGATGGAGATATTCTAACTTCTGAAACAATTGATAATTATAATCAGATTACTTTCTACGATGATAATCCAAAATCCATTTCTATGACTAAAGATCTTAATAAGCTACTTGAAAGTTTATTAATCAAAACCCAAAATGATGTAAAACTAATTGTTAAAGATAAACTCAAAAATGATGACAACTTTTTAGTCATTAAGGAATGTACACACAACAATGCAAATAGATTCAATGAGTTTCAAGTTCAATTAGAGTACTCTAACATAGTTAGAAGCTTTGAAAACTTTAATAGGATTTAACTCTTTTTCTTCTTCATAGCCTCGGAAATTAAGTCATTTAATTTCTTACTATCAACTATTGTTCCATCGTCTCCACCAGAATTAGAACCACCATCTTTCTTCATAGTAGAAGCGACTTCACTTAAATCCTCTCTAAATGTCTTGTAATATTGCTCTAACTCGGTCCTTTGAGAAGATGAAAATTTAGAATTCTCTCGAACTTCTCTGATCGTTTGGTTTATTACTTCATGCATTCTAGCAGAATTGTCACCATTATCAATCTGTCTTAACTGCGTTAAAAAGTTTTTTCTAGTCATTTTAGATAAAAATAATGTCTCAGCGTAAACCATCGCATCTTCTTTTACTTTATTTCTGATATATGGATGGTTTTTTAAATCACCAAACTCACTAAGGTATAAATCTACAAGTGATTCAATCACTTCTAATCCTTTTTGAGCAACGACTGTAAGATCTGAGTCATAGTCATATAATTCGATTTGACCTAAATCTGGTAAGTCGTCAACTTTGGCCAAGTGACTAGAAATATCAAAATCTCTATTCTCTTCTTGTATCATATCAAACTCATCGTTAATACGATTATGCTCTTTTTCTGATTTAGACATAGTACCCATAGTATTAGTATATATACATAAAATAATCCTTTGTGGATTTTTTTCAAAATTTTTAAAATTTTATGTCTAGGCAAATTATTTGGGATTCAAAAATGATTGAAGATGCTACTGAGCGAATAAATAATGGATTTGTACTCAGTAGATTAGAAAATCCATTTTTTGAAAAGGTAGTGGGTCTTAGAACATCAGGACTTGTTTTCAAAATGTCACCTGAAGAGCAAGAAGAGTATATTAGGTGTGCACTCGACATTCACTACTTCGCGTCAACATATTGTTACATCAAAGGAGAAGAAGGTCAACCAATTATAATACCTCTAAGAGATTATCAAAAAGAAATACTAGATAACTTCTTTAATAATAGATTTAATATACTTATGGCAAGTCGTCAGATTGGTAAGTGTTTTTCCTTTAATACGAAGGTTTTTGTTGGATTAAATGATGAGTTATTAGAGATAAGATTTGGAAAATTATATTACTATATATTATCGAGACAAAGAAAATTAACAATTTTAGAAAAAATAAAAATAAAAATTTACGACCTTATATACCTTCTCGATAAATAATATTTAAAACGTTTCCCAACTTGATAGGAAGATAAATGATTTATTTGAGATAATAATGAAAAAATATAAAAAAAATCATGTTTAAATTTTTTAAATCAGTAACAATCAAATTACTTTATTCATTGATTCAATTTATAGAAAAAATTGAGTATAGAGGTACAAGTCTAAATGAGGATGATATATCAAAAAAGATTATTAATTCTCTAAACACAAGTAACTTGAAGGTTTTAAGTGATACTGGATACGAACCCGTATCAAAAATACATCTCACACAACCATACACTCATTGGGTAGTTAAAACGAGTAATTTTCATTTAGAGAGTGCAGACAATCATATAGTTTTTGGTAGTAATTTCAAGGAAATATTCGTAAAAGAGCTAAAAGTTGGTGATATTCTACAAACTCAAACTGGAGAAGAAAAGGTAATAAGTGTGCAAAAGATAAAATTCAAAACATCTATGTTTGATGCAACTGTTGATCATCGTAATCACAGACTTTATACAAACGGAATTCTATCTCATAATACGATTTGTTCTTCAATAATGATGCTACATTATGTTCTTTTTAATAATAACAAGAATGTTCTTGTGACTGCTAATAAATTGGATACAGCTGTTGAAGTTTTGGATAAAATAAGAGAAATTTATCAAAGACTACCCTTTTTCTTACAACAAGGAATAATTAACTGGAATCAAAAATTTATGGTTTTTGAAAATAAAAGTAGGATCAAAGGCTTCGCGACTACAAAAACATCCTCTATTGGTCAAACTGCTGACTTTTTATATCTAGATGAGTTTGCTTACTTACCAGATAATATAGCTGATAAGTTTTATAAATCTGTTTTTCCAACTGTGTCAAACATAGAAAATTCTAAAATTATTATAACATCTACTCCTAATGGTTTTAATCTATTTCACAAATTATTAACCGAGGCCGAAAAGCCAGAAGGGGAAAAATCATCATATATGGCTAAAAGGGTTTATTGGTGGCAAGTGCCAAAAAGATTTTCTACTTATATAAGACTTAATCCCAAGAAAGTTAAAGAATTAGATATTGATAAAGAGGAGTTACTAAATTACTTAAAACAACAATACCCAAAGAACGAACATAGTTTAAAATATAATGATGAATTAAAAAAATGGGTAATAACGACCTTGAACAACAGTGATTGTTCAGAGGAAGACTTACTTGCGGAATCATTTAACGAAATTAGGCTACTCGAATTTTCAGACATCACAACTTGGAAAAAGGAAACTATTAAAGATATAGGTGGTGAAGAAGCTTTTAATCAAGAATATGATCTTAGGTTCATAAACTCATCAAGAAGCTTATTAAGTGAGACCTTGATTGATGAGATGACAAGAGGTAAAAAACTTTATGAGTGGGAAAATATTGATGAGTTTGAAGGAAAGTTGAAATTTTCTTATCAAGATTTAAAATGGTGTCAAGATGAAGATATTTACATACCAATCCAAAGAAAAAATTATAAAATTATTATTTCAGTGGATGTGGCAGAAGGTCTAGGTCAAGACAGCACAGTAGTGAATATTTTTAAAGTTGGTATAAAGCCAAGTGAATTGATTGAACAACAAAAGCATAAATACAAATCTATTGTCGATTTCGGAAGACTTGAACAGATTGGAATTTTTAGAAGTAATTTAATTTCCGTTCAACAGCTATCCGAACTTCTTTATTTGATTGCATTTGAATACTTCAATCCAGAAAACGTTAAAATAGTTTTAGAAATCAATACCTATGGAAATGAACTCTTAGCTCATTTACCAAATGTATTTGATGGACGAAATAACTATGGTTCTTCAATATTTTTCAGATTTAAACATAGAGCTGATGCGATTGAAGAAAAAATAGGATTAAAAGTCGGTGAAAATAAAAATTTACTTGTTAAAGAGTATCAAGATAAAATGGAAGACAAATCTATAATAATTACAAATGAAATCAATATTCAAGAAATAACTACTTTCATCAAACATACAACAAGTGCTGGTAATGTGAAGTACGCGGCAGATGGATCATCTCATGATGACACTGTTATGACAATAATTGACATGTGTGCCATTTTTCAAAAAAATGAGTTTAGACAAATAATAGAAGATTACATTGATAGTCTTAGTGATAGTCAACTAAGATTGTTTATAGATCAAATATTAAATAACAATGAATTTATAGAAGGCGTTGACTATAAACAGCTTTTAGATATAAGAAGAAAATCTAAATTTAATAATAGATATAAAAATGATATTTCTCTTGGAAAATGGGATAATCCTTTCAAAAAATAAATTTTAAAAATGAAAAAAGTTAAAATTGTAAATAAAGAAGTTTCAAACTCTGAAGTAGAGCTAACTGAATTTCAACTACTCGAAAAAATTAAAGAAGAAGGAGCGATAGAGGTACTTAGAGAATATGAAATACCAGAATCATTTCTTTTAAAATGGGGACCAGAAAGTGAAGATTTTGAAGGCATAGATAAAGAAATAGTAATTACTATGTTATCTCTTTCTGAGGACTTTATTAAATCTGGCATAACCTTGGAGTACTTTACTTTAGAAGATATATCTGACTTAAACATGTTGACATACTCAAATCTATCGGAAGATTTTATAAAAGAGTATGAAGAATGGATTAATTGGGAGAGAATGATTCTATACTTAAGCTCTTCTGATAAAATATCTAACATTTCAATCTATAAAAGTATTATAGAAAAATTCAAACTTTGGAATCTAATTAGTGCGAATGATCTTTCTATAGACTTTATCAGAGAAAATAAAGAAAAGCTTGACTGGAGAATTCTATCTATTGTCAAAAACTTTTCTGAGGAAGAGATTTCTGAATTTAAATCAGAAATTCCAGTTGTTAGAGAAATTCCAAAATCTGGAGACTTTAATACTCCGAGTGTTAAAGAAATTAGAAAACTAATAAAATCAGTTTCTCCTTTAACGGAATCAGAGAGACAAGAAGCTAAAATAGAAGACAAGTTAAAAGAAGAAGAGTTGAAATTTAGTATAAAGCATACGATTGATAATCTGACTAAAGATGATCTAGAAAATATTAAAAATTATCTTAGAAATCAAAAAGACTAATTAGCCTCGATCAAGGCTTTCAAACCAGCATTAACTAATTTATCTTTCATTGTAGAAATTGTCTCGAGATCTCCGTATTTAACATCACACTCTCCATTGAAGTGTACGATGTGCGCACATTGAGAAGCTTGCTCATATTCGTGTCCACAAACTTTCATCAAACAAGTGATTACCCAATCAAACGTATTATAATCATCGTTTGAAAGTATCAATTTCCACGGTCTAGAAAGAATTTCATCAGCTTTGGATTTTGTTTTCTTTTCAGTAATTGTGCTCATATTTTTTTATTGATTTTAGGTGTTTTATATATTTAAAATTTTATAAGTTTAAAAATTTATTTTAATTTTTTAACCTCAAATTAATTCCTGAAAATAATTAATGATTTTGATAAGTTTGTTGATATTATATGAATCCTTTATACCAAGTATTGTGTAAGTTAACGCCTTTTATATCCTCACTCTGATATAAAGAAATCCTTTATACCAAGTATTGTGTAAGTTAACGCCTTTTATATCCTCACTCTGATATAAAGAGTTAATTCTAATTATATCGAAAGATTCAAAAATATCTTCCAATTCTTCAGCACCACCACCTATAATAGATAATAAATTCATTATCTTTTCTTTGTGTGGATTTATTAGGCTAGGTAAATTTCTTTTAAATTTAAGTGCAGATTGTCTATCAGCGAATATACCATAAATGCCTTTATCCATTAATCTACTTAATCTTATTGATAATGACTTTGTATTTTGATATAAATCTATTAAGTCTACATAGTTTGGATCTCCTGGTTCAATAAATTCATCATCATCTTCTATATAATTATAGTATTTTAATCCTTCATTCCAATCACTCAAGCTTACGTTCATTGTAAATAAGTGAAAACTATTCGAATGATTAATTGAGGATTTAAGCCTATCATCATCATTTAATTTTTTTAAATCCGATTTTAATTCTTCTGATGGGGTGAATCTAAATTCTAATGTAAATGATAGAGGCCCATTTCCATTTTTCCAATCGCTAACTAATTGTTCTTCTGATAAATTAGTGTGGACTAATTTTGAATTACCGGATTGTGGACCATCCCATTGTGGCGTTCCATAATAGAATTTACAAATTGGATTTGTAATTTTACCAGTATAAACTGGAGATAATCCGACATATTGTATGTGTGCATTATAAAAACCGTGGCCTTTCTCATATCCATAATCAACTAGCTTATTGCCTTTTGTATGTTTTCCATAATATTTGAGACTGTTACCAGCCGTTATATAGGTTTCAGGTTTTAGCTCTTCATTGAAATGTTTAAGATATTTCATAAATTATATATTAAAAATCTATTTTATTTTTTAAGATTAATTTATTTGATAATTTTCAAGTAAATCGTCTCTTTTGTTAGACTCTTTTTATTTTAATTTTTTAACATCTATGATTTCTATAGAACAAGGTTGCTTTTCAGACCACTCTTTGAATCGGATAAGGTGAGTATCTCGGTCATCATAAATGACCACCTTATCTGGTCTAATTTTGTAAATTACTTTTTCAAATAAATCCGTTTTGAACTTGTAAGTATCCATTCCTGGATTTAAATGAACTTCATCAAATTTTAGTTCATATTTTTCTAGTATAGATGATACTTCACTTGTTAATTTTGAGAGTCTACCAGTTGCAAGTACTAAATAATCTCCTTTAGAAGATAGATATTTATCATAAACAACTTTATTAAGAGGAATATCAAAAATATCAGTATCAAGTGATTCTTTTCTACCCCACCAACCTGGATAAGGCCACTCTTGACCGGTCTTATTTTTATAAATTTCCATACCTTCTTTTGATTCAGGTGTGAAACAAAGAGTATTATCAAAATCGAAAATCGAAAGGTTTTTCACAGAAATTAAAAGGTTTTAATTTTAGATATATATTATATACAAATACAAATATAAATAAAAAGAAATGAAAATAAATTTTGATCCAAAAACTTGGCTAATTCTTGTAGTTTCTGGTATTGCTATATTTCTACTTTTCTTTTATTTTTATGATTCTTCTGGTCACAAAAGACTTATAAAAAACTTAGAACAAAGATCGGAGGAATTAGAAGAAAAAAGAGAACAACTTAAACAAGAGGTTGAATTTTATAAACTTGAAGCTAAACAAGATTCAATCGAAGCAGCTAAATATCAGTTTAAAATAGATTCTATAAATAAAGTTATTGCTTTAAAAGACATACAGATTCAGATACTAAGAGGGGATCTACAGGTACAAAAGGACAAAAAGAAAGAGACTGAAAAGAAAATAGAAAATCTTACAAAAAACCCGATTAAAAGAGAGGGAGATTTATTAATTGAGTCTCTAAAAGAAAAAACAACGAAAAAATGAAACACTTACTAATTTTATTACTAACTCTTATGAGCACAATATCATTTTCTCAATCAAAGGATACGCCTTACTACCTAGTAGAAAATGGTGACACAATTGGAATTGTTATTTCTATCGAACAAGCTCAAAAACTTGACAATGACTTAGAACTTCTTGGATTATTTAAGCAGCTTCAAATTGATTGTGATAATATTGATGCTAATTATGTGAAAGTAATAAATGCTCTTGGTGAAAAAATTGCTTTGTTTGAAGTCAAGGTTAAAGATCTAGAGTCACAGGGAAAGGCTAAAGATGATGAGATCAAAGATCTGAAAATGGCTTTAGAGAGATGCCAAGGCGGAGGAGATCTCTGTGATGATATAATTAAAATAAAAGATGAAGAGATTAAGGAGTTGAAAAAAGAAGTATTTAGACAAAAATTAGGCAAATTTGTGAGTGTTGGTCTTAATACCGCGGTAGTTATAGTGACTGCAATATTCTTAATAAAAAGCTAATTAAAAAACTAATATATAGTATATAAAAAATTAATCAAAAGGATGAAACATCTAAGAAAATTTGAAAAATACACTACAGATAGAAAAAAATCTGAAATTATAAAAGAATCTGTTTTACAAGTAAATGATATCTATAAAGTAAGAACGTTTGTAGATATACCACAATCTTTAATAAATTCTTATGTAAAGAAAGTCAAAGATACAGCTGGTAAAAATCTACGTCAGTTTTTTGGAGATGTTGATATTGCAGAAGAGATTGTTAAGTACATAAACTTGAACTTCTTGAATGTTGATAAAATTCCAGCTGAAGCTCTTATGGGTGGAAAAGATGACTCTCAACCTGCTACACCAACTGAAACTGAAACAACGGAAGAACCAGTTGAATCTACTGAAACAACAGAAGAGCCGGTTGCTGAAGCTGAGCCTGAGGTTAAAGTTGAGACTGAAGTTGAAACAGAAACACCGGCAGAAGAAAATTCCGATGACTTCGAAGAAGTAAAAGAGGAAGAAAAGGAAGAAAGTACTGAAGAAAAGGAAGAAGAATCTAAAGAAGAAGGTACTGAGGAACTACCTTCTTAATAAGAATAATATTTTATTAAAAAAACGAGGCACTAGTCTCGTTTTTTTATTATATGGCTTTTGTAAAATAATAAATATTATATGATTTTCAAATACACGGATTTTATAAATGAAGTAAAAAGTGGTAAACTGAACTTATTTAGAAAAAAAGAAATATCAGATCTTTTCACATCATCAATAGAAATTGAGTTAGAGACAGAAGACTTAACAGATGGTGATATTGATTATAGTGAAAAATATGTTAATGAGATTGTCTTGAAGATAAAAAATTCAGTCATAAAACATCTTCTTAGAATAGATGAATTTACTATTACCGAGAAAATCCAAGAATTTATAGAGACAATACTAAACGAGATAAAATACGAATGGGAAGATTATGAATATTTAGTAGATGAAATATTAGAAGAGGAATCTTATGAAGGCGAAAATAAATTAATAGTTCAATTAATAAAGCCACAAGTTTTATCTTATTTCTACTCTGATGATTTTAATTATTTAGAGAATCAATTCAGAAGTAATTTCAAAGATTTTTATAAAAAATACAAAAGTGTATTAAAGTTTGAACTAGATAATACTTTAAATAGAGGAATTGAACTTTCAAATCTAACATATTTCAACTCAATTGATGACTTAATCGGATTCATTCAAGATTTCTATGATTCATATAGTATTCAAAAATATTGGAAATTTACAGAAAATACTGGAATACATATTAATATTGGACTCAAGGAATCAACCAATTACAATATAATAAAAGGACTTTTGTTTTTAAATGATACAGGTGATGACCCATTTGTATTTAAAAACATGGAATGGAGAAAAAATTCTAAATTTTGCGGTTCTTTAATATCCGAACTAACTAAAGAAAAGAATCTAATTGAAGAATGTAAAAAGTTAATGCAAGATGAAAAAATTTCCGATATAGAAAATATATTAAATGATAGACTTATCCGAATTCTAAATGAAAAAGGTTATAAAAACTATGGGGTTAATTTAATACCTCTAAAAAGATTTAACTATATTGAATTTAGATACCCAGGAGGTGAGATGGATAAAACTAACCTAATAGATAAGCTTCTCTATTTTACTTACGTGGTTCATCTTATGACAAATTTTGAATATGACAGGAATATATATTTAAAGAAGCTTTATAAATTCTTAGAAAATAAGTAAAAATAATGCCATCAAGGTCAAAACAACAATTCAAATTTATTTGGGCAATGAGAAGAAAATGGGGATCTAAAAAGAAGGCGCCAAAAAATATGAAATGGGTTTTTGATGAAGAGTGGACTAAAGATGTCTCTTTTAAGAAGCTACCTAATAAAATAAAAGAATCACAAATTTTGAATTTTAAAGAATTTTTAAAAAATCGAAATTTGTGATTCTAATGGTCAAAATAGAATTAATACTATTCTGTTTTTCCTGGCACTTCATAAATTAGACTCGCCGAATCTGCATCTAAACTAAGAGCCCATTTAGCGATTTCTTCAGTAAAGTTCTTTGCTCTCGCATCATAGAAACTAACTACTTTAGAAATTTCGCCAATCCGTCTAAGAATTTCAGCAAAAGTGAATGCTTCTTTTGATAGACCCTTAACTTTATAATTCTGAATAAGGTGATAGATATAAGTAATTTCTGTAGCGGTGACTTTAAAAGACTTTACTTCTTCTCCTTGAAATTTAGTACCTTTAATTGATCCGAGTAAATCTACTAATTCGATTGCAATGAAAACAGTATTTGTATCATATTCAAGCTTCTTTATCAAAAGGTCGGTCAAAAGAGAATATTGACTTTGATCGAGATGAAAATTTAGTTTGCAATTTTTCAACTCTGTTTGATACTCTTTCCATAGATATTGAGCGTGAGCGTAATCCATATCTTTTTGTTCTTCACTCTTACCAAATCCATTGGTGTTTTTGATATACTCTTCTAGGGTGGTAATTGAAGAATCCAATGTAAATTCAGTATCTGTATCTAAGATTCTGAAGGTGTTTTCCTTTTTAGTGAAAAACAAGTCTGGTTTAACCGTGTTAACTTCTAATTTTGTTTGTGACATATTTTCTTATTTTATTTTTTTATCCATTTATAGTTAGACCAGTAGAGATAAAATTCTCTAGTGTCTCCAACTTGTCTTTAGCATTTGCCAATTGTTCTATCCACCTATCATGTTCTGTAAGTAGGTCAGAGTGCTCACCGATAGCAGCTAGATTTTTAGAACTAAAGTAAAGAGTAAGATTAGCCTCTGCTTCCGCTATTTGAGACTCGTATCTCTTTTTAAGAGCTGTGTAGTATACTGTTTGTAGATTTTCCATGTTTTATGCAATAAATTCTTCTTTTCCATCTTTTAATTGTTGGTGATATAGATCTTCGACTTGATTTGCCTTTGCTACTTTATCAACCCCATACTTTGAGATAAGTGATGAAAATGTTGTTAAATCTGGCTTAATCATTTTAATTTTACCAGACTGTGTATCTATAGAAATCTTATCGATTTCCTGTTCAATAAGGATTGTAATTGACTCATCATCAAATACAGACATCAAATCTTCATTGATTAATACTAGAAGTTCTTTTTCTAAAAGAAATCCATATTGGTCAGGAAGTTTAGATATTTTAATTAGATTTTTCTGTGATTCAGAACCTAAGAACTGAAACTTAACAGCGAGTGGGAAGGTTTTTTTATTGAAAACTTCGTAAAATGTATCTTGAGTATCTTGTGATACATCGTAAAATTTACCCATAAATAAATATTTTTTTTATTTATAATAAATATTATGATCTTTGTTTATCGGAAAATGAAATATAATAAGGTAATAATCGAAGATGTAATTAAAATTGGTAACAGTCTAAAATAGACCACATTATAATATTTAACCGAGTTTAGTGGTTTAAATCCAAGAACTATAAGGTATGAGTATTTATCAACCTTTTTTACATTTTCATAAAAGTCATACAACTCGTTTAAACCTACAGAATTAAGATAAGAAGATACTCTTGACACATATTCTTTAATATATGTTTGTGAAATTGTATCAATGTCTGAAGTTCTAAGATTATATGGCTCTCCATATAATTCTTGAGGAATATTAAGAACGGTATAAAGTCTTGATGCTCTGTCTATTCTAATATTGTAGTCTTGTTCTAGAGTGACTTCATTATTTCTTATGACTTTTTTATACTCTCGAAACAATTTAATTTTTTGAAAGATATTCATGGCAATTATATTAAATTTAATCAATTTGTTCTTTTAAACTGAACATCTAGTTTTGAGTAGTCAACTGCGTAATACCCAGACTTATCAAGTACAACTGAGTTTTCAAATCTCGTGCCAAGCAACTCTTGTGCAATTACACCTTGGTAAACTACTGTAGGATCAAACTTATATGAGAATAAGTAGATATTTATACCATCTGGTGATACACCAACTTTTTTCAATATGTTTTTGGTTCTTTTATCAGATCTACTAAAAAGTGAGAACCCACCATCACCTATATCAACATCTTCTTTAAGACTTCCAAGGTATGTTTTCAAAGCTCCTTTACTACCAACAACACTAGATATATCAGCGAGTAGACTTGTCATAGCATCGAGTTTCTCAAGCATTTTAGCATCATCTGATTTACCAGACATTCTAGCTCCCGTAGATGATGGTACCATCTTGAAATCAGTCATTGCGCCACCACCTGCAACTTTCTGACCTGTACCAGGGGCACCAGTAGTTTTAGCAGAAGTACCTTTCTTGTCTTGCACATCCTTCATAAGGTCAGCAAAAACTCCAGATCTTTCTTCTAACTTAGATAACATCGCGTCAAATTGCTCTGGATTCATCAATGACATTAAAATAACATTTGAAGAAAGACTCTTAATCGCTGCGAGTTTTTCTGTATCTAGAGTTTTTATTGATTGACTGAAATTCTTCATAGAATTTCCTAGTTTATCAAAAGACTGTGCCAGTTTTTCAATGTTAGAAACTGCGCTTACAAGTGGATTCTTACCACCGAATGCAGTCATTATCTTAGTATTTAGTGAACCAAAACTAAGTAAAGAAACTATATCTTTAAATTTCTGAAGAGCTAAAATTGTACCTTTAACCCACTCAACAGTTGGGAACTTTTTCCAGTTACCCGATTGAAATCTCTTATCAACATATAACATCAAATCTACAATTTTTCCTAATTGTGATTTCTTACTATCTTCTGAAGCCCCGAAAATACTTTCAAAAAATTGACCAAACATTCCCTTAAACGGTAGATTCATAAAGCCAGATATTGCCGCAGGAACTGACTTGGACCATTCTAAGCTTGGAAACTTAGTATAATTACCACCGCTAATTACAAGCGAAACATATTTTAAAGTGTCTGCAATATTTCTAACTTTTTTCAGACCTAAGAATAATCCAATTGTTCCAAACCTTTTATTTGATTCTATAGCTAGATTCCCGTATTGAAAAATCGTGCTTTTTGAACGTGTCAACCAATTCTGCGTTGGCACTTTAGTGTAACTTCCCTTAGATAGTGTTTTATCAACCCATAGTATAGCCTCTGATATCATTTTAACCTTCTTAATACCAGCTATAAGTGAAATCAGAGGGAAGATCTTATTTGAATCGATTGCTATCTTACCATATGTAAAAATTGCATTTTTAGATTCGTTTAGCCATTTTAAACTTGGAACTCTATTATATTTACCCTTTGATAGAGTCTTATCGACCCACAAAATTGTATCTACTAGTGTTTTAATCTTTTTGATACCTGCTATTAGAGGCACTGTGCCGAACATTTTATTAGAATCAATCGCCAATTTACCGTAATAAACTATTGAATCTCTAGTATTTGTAAGCCATTTTGTTGGTGGTGATTTCTCAAATTTAGCTCTAGATATTTTATTATCAATCCATATAATATTATCAAAAATCATTTTGACTTTATTAAAACCAAGTAATAAAGAAGTCACAGAGAAATTCTTATTAACATCAATAAACAATTTTCCGAACTCTAGAACAGACTGTTTTGTGCCTTTAATCCACTTATTATCAATAAATTTATTAAATTTACCCTTTGAAACTTGTGAATCGATTTGAAGTATTGACTTGATGATACTTGTAACCTTTGTCTGGCCGATTTTTAAGGAAATTATTGAAACTAATTTGTCTATAGTTTTGAATAATCCACCGAACTCTATAATTGAAGATTTTGTGCCTTTGATCCACTTATTATCAATAAATTTATTAAATTTGCCTTTAGAAATTTGTAGGTCGATTTGTAGAATAGATTTAATGATACTAGTAACTTTAGTTTGACCAAGTTTTAAGTCAATTATTGATATCAATTTATCTACATTTTTAAACAAGTTTGAAAATTCTAGTATTGAAACTCTCAATGAACTTGACCATTTCTGACTTATTACTCTGTTAAATTTACCTCTAGATATCTGATTATCAACATCCAAAACAGACTTCAGAATACTCGAAATTTTGAATTGACCAGTCTTTAATCCTACTAAAGAGACCAACTTATTAAGTTCACTGAGTAACTTCGCAAATTCACTAATAGACTTTGTAGACCCTTTAACCCAATTTGAGTTTGGAAACTTGTTAAATTTACCGAGGCTAAATTTCTTATCCAAATCTAGAATGTAATTAACTAAGGATTTAGACTTCAAAATACCACTAAGTAGTGAAGTGATAGATATACTTTTATCAATACTCTTTAGAAGATTAATCATCATAGTAAAAGATGATGAAATAGCACTTGTCCATTTTTTACTCGGAAAACTTGTAAACTTAGCGTCCTTGAATGCAATCGAGAGTTTGTAAATACTATCACTTATCATCCAAATTTTAGAAAGTCCCTTGAAATCAATGTTGTTTACTTTCTTAATCAGTGCTGGTATCATTGCAAAAGCTCCTGATATTCCCATAACCCAGTTTACTGTTGGATAAATTTTATACAAACCCTTACTAAGTATGTTCGCAGAATCTACGATTCCCATACTAAGTGTTTTTATAGCTTCACTATACTTACCAACTGAAACTCCACTTTTAAACCATCCTGAATCTTTTTGTAGTATCGTATAAATAGGTTGAAAAGCTGAAAGTGCTCTACTAACACCATCTGCCCATTCTGTGGTTGGGAAAGACTTATAAGCGGACTTTGCTTTTGCTAATATTAAAGCAGAATCAACTATACCTTGACTAATAGTACGAATAGCCGCGGCATACTTATCAGGTGATATATTACTTCTAAACCAACCTGAATCTTTTTGTAATATCTTGTATATTGGATGAAAGGTACTTAAAGCCTTACTAACTCCGTCTGCCCACTGTGTTGTTGGGAACATTCTATAAGCAAGAGAAGCTGAGGCTAAAATCACAGCCGAGTCTCTTATTCCAGTTGTAATAGTTTTTATAGCTGTTGCATATTTCTCTGGAGATATGTTACTTCTGAACCAACCCGAATCTTTTTGTAGAATCTTATATATTGGTTGAAAAGTACTAAGAGCTCTACTCACACCGTTTGCCCACTGAACTGTTGGGAACATTCTATAAGCAATAGAAGCTGAAGCCAAGATCATCGCTGAGTCTCGAATACCAGTAGTTATTGTTTTGATTGCTTTAGCGTACTTTTCTGGTGATATATTAGACCTCAACCATCCAGAATCTTTTTCTAAAATTTTATAAATTGGTTGGAACACACTAAGAGCTCTACTTACACCGTTTGCCCACTGTACTGTTGGAAACATTCTATAGGCAATCGAAGCTTGTGCTAAAATCATCGCTGAGTCTCGAATACCAGTTGTAATTGTCTTTATAGCATCGGCATACATCTTTGGAGAAATACCACTTCTGAGCCATCCAGAATCTTTCTGTAAAATCTTATAAATTGGTTGAAATGCAGTAAGTGCTCTACTTACACCAGAAGCCCACTGTTCTGTTGGATAAAATTTATATGCAACAGATGCGGTAGACAGCACTATTGCGGCATCAGTAATTCCTCTACTAATCGTTCGTATAGCCTCTGAATATTTCTTAGGATCTATTGAACTTTTCCACCAACTAGCATTTCTTACCAACATCTCATAGACTGGTTGAAACGCTGAAAGTGCTTTACCGACACCTTCAGCCCACTGAACTGGTGGACCATTTTTAAATGCAACAGCCGCTGCTCCGAATGCTTTACCAGCAGTTACAATTCCACCAGTAATCGTTACTATCGCTTCAGCGTATTTCTTAGGATCTATTGAACTTTTCCACCAACTTGAATTTCTAACCAGTAATTCATATACCGGTTGAAATGCTGAAAGAGCCTTACCAACACCTTCGGCCCACTGGACTGGTGGTCCATTTTTAAATGCAACAGAAGCCTGACTAAATGATTTAGCCGCGGTGATTATACCACCAGTTATAGTGACTATAGCTTGTGCATATTTCTTTGGATCTATATTACTTTTCCACCATCCAGTATTTTTAAGTAATAACTCATATATAGGTTGAAAGGCAGCTAGTGACTTACCAACTCCATCGGCCCATTCAACCGGTGGACCATTTTTAAACGCCACCGATGCGGAACCAAATGCCTTTGCAGCAGTGACTATACCACTAGTTATAGTCACAATTGCTTGAGAATACATTTTAGGATCTATACCACTCTTCCACCAACCAGAATTTTTTAATAATAGTTCATAAATAGGCTGAAACGCTGAGAGTGACTTACCAACCCCATCAGCCCACTCAACAGGTGGACCATTTTTAAATGCTACTGACGCCGACCCGAAAGCCTTTGCCGCAGTCACAATTCCATTCGTAATTGTAACTATAGCTTGTGCATACATTTTTGGATCGACACCACTTTTCCACCAACCAGAATTACTTGCTAGTAATTTGTATATAGATGAGAATGCTCCTAAAGATTTACTAACTCCATTTGCCCATTCAACTGGTGGACCATTCTTGAATGCAACAGACGCCTTGTCAAATAACTTTGCAGAATCTACTATACCACCAGAAATTGTCTTAATCGCTTGCGAGAAGTCTTTAGGTGATACACCAGAACCAAATATACTCATTATTCTATCCTTAACTAGAAGTGAATAGATAGATGAAAAAGCACCAAGTGCTTTACTGATACCCTTAGCCCACTCAACTGGTGGCCCGTTCTTAAACGCTACAGCAGCATTTCCAAATAATTTTGCGGCATCTACTATTCCACCAGAAATTGTCTTAATAGCTTGAGAAAAATCTTTCGGTGAGATTCCTGATCCAAAAATACTCATAATTTTATCTTTTACGAGTAGTGAGTATATTGATGAGAACGCACCGAGTGAAGCACTTACACCTTTTGACCAAGTAACTGGTGGTCCATTTTTAAAGGCAACTTTTGCGCTTTCAAAGAGTTTTGCGGAATCTACTATTCCACCAGAAATTACTTTTATAGCTTGCGCAAAGTCTTTAGCGGAGACACCACCTATGAAACTCATAAGTTTTTCAGCTAATAACATTCTGTAAATTGGTGAAAATGCAGAGAGTGATGCGGAAATGCCTTTTGCCCAAGTAGGATTCGGACCTTTAGTATAACTACCTTCAGCTAACTTTTTATCTACATCTACTATAGCTTGAGCTATTTTCTTTATTGCTTGTATTCCTGACTCTAATGGGTTTTTTACTAATCCAAGACTCAACTTTTGCAAGAGACCTCCTCCTGAACTAACAGCACCCAATAATAATACTGCTGTAGAAAACGCTGTAATAATTGAACCAACTGTTAAAGCCCAAGCAGCACCTGGGTACTTTGTATATTGACCAGCACTTAATATTTTGTCAGTCTTCACTATAGTTTTTGCAATTGATTCAACTGCAGAAAGTCCAGCTTTGATGGCCAATCCTCCTAAACCTAAAGTACCGACTATTATTCCACCTAGTGTTACCGCGGCAAGTCCGAATCCAACCATCGAGGATCCAACTCCGAGAATCCATCTCACACCAGGAGATTTCGTATAATTACCCTTGGCAATAATCTTATCTACTTTAACAATCGTTTCAGCAATACCGATAACTGCGACTAGTCCAGCAGCAATAGCGAGACCTCCTAATCCAAGTGTGCCGACTATTATACCGCCTAATGTAACTGCAGCGAGACCGAATCCTACCATAGTAGCTCCGACTCCAAGAATCCATTTTGCACCTGGATACTTTTGATAAGTACCTGCTGAAATTATTTTATCTGTCAATACAATAGTACCAGCTATTGCAAGAATTGAAGCGAGTCCTGCAAGAATTGCAAGAGCTCCAATTCCAGAAGATGCAATAGAACCCAAAACTACAGCCGCTAGTCCAAATCCAACAAGAGATGCTCCTACTCCAAGTGCCCATTTCCAACTTGGATACTTTTCATAAGTACCCATATTAAGAATCACAGAAGAAAGTGCGATAGTTGTTGCTATTGCTAAAATCATCAGACCACCAGTCAAAATATCTTTTAATCCTAATCCAATTTTTTTAATTGTCTTGATTGCAATGGCCATCACAACTGTTGTAGCTCCAAGTCCTATTCCTAGAAGACCGAATTGTAACGTCTTCATAAATGGTACAGAAGGAGCAACAGAAACTATGAAACTAGCAATCGCTACTGTAGTTGCGACTATTAGTAGCATTTTCATGGCGTTAACTACTTGAGCAGTGGTTACTCCTTTAAGACCTTTGACTATAAATTTAGTTGCAAATGCAAACCCTACAAATAAAATAGAAATTCCAAGTGCTGTTAAAAACTGAGCAAATCCTATTGGCTTAACACCCGAAATAAAGTATGAAGAAACCATTATTGCTAGTGAAAGTGCGGTGAATATAATAGGCATTCCTATTGCTGCTTTTGTTATGTCAGCTGGTGATAACCGTCTAAATGCCGGTAAAATCTTAGCAAGACCAAAAGAAAGTGCTACAAAAACTATAGATATTGCAATAGCAGTAAGTGCTTGAAATAGCCCAATTACTTTAACATTCCCTAAGAAATATGAAGACATCATGATTGAGAATGAAAGAGCTATAAATATCAAAGGCATCATGGCCGTAGCAGCAAGAGCTGTCGCTGGATCTATTCTTCTAAAAGAACCTATTATTTTACCTATACCAAAAGATAATACTGTGAATACACCAGCAATTAATATTGCGGTCAGTGCTTGAAAGAATCCTATTGGTTTCACCGCTGAAAGTAGGTAAGAGGCGGCAGCAATAGTCGCAGTTACTGCAAGTAATACAATAGGCATCATTTTAGCGGCCATAAATGCAGTTACTGGATCTATACCTCTAAATGCTCTTATTAATTTTCCAATTCCATATCCTAGAACTGAAAATACACCAGCAATCAAAATAGCAGTGACTGCCTGAAAAATACCAATTGGTTTGACAGCGCTAAGTACATAAGAAGATAGTGCAATTGCAGTTGATACCGCAACCAGAACTACTGGCATAAATAAAACGGCTTTTACACCTCCTAATAAACTCATCTTACCAAAAGCTCCAACAAGTCTATGTAGACCAAATGAAAGTGCGGAAAAAACTCCACCTATCAAAATTGCGGTCACGGCTTGTGCTAATCCAATTGGTTTTACTTTACTCAAGATATATGACGATGCGGTGATAGCTGCAGAAAACCCAACTAACCCTAAAATGATAGCGGGTAGTTGTTTAATATCGATTGCTGCGCTTCTAGACTTTCTACCTCTCTCATCAGTTACCTCTTTACCTGAGAAAACTGAAGCTATTTTAGCAAATGCTATAGCGATTAATGGAAGTGCAAGTGCTATTGCCATTACTGACACAAAATCTACTTTACCAACTAGTTTAAGAGCAAGACCAATTGCTACAATTCCAACTGCGATAAGTAAAATTGCAGAAACTCCATCTTTGATTTTCTTAGTGTCCATGCTTCCAAACATGCCACCTTTTGATTTCTCTTCTTTGGATTCTCTTCTTTCATCTCTTTTCTCTTTTGCTACTTTTGTTGTAGTCGGTTCTTCTGAGACTTTTTTTATTTTTGAGTCTTTTGAATCTTTACTATCTTCTTTTCTATCCCTAGAAACCTTCACAGTTGTTGGTTCTTTACTAAATGCCTTAACAGTTTTATCTTCTTTGGTCGTCCTACCACCGTATTGTTTCTCAATTTGTATCTTGACTGTCGTAAGTTCAGTGTCTGTTTTCTTTACCTTTTTATCATCTTTCGATATAATACCTTTAGTAAAATAGTCAGAAAGAATTTTAACCTTCTCATTAATTGATTTATTAGGAAAAAGTCGATTCCAAAAACTAACCTCTCCTTTAGTTTTAACAGGAGTTTCTTTGAATTCTGTTCTTTTATCTTTTTCTATATCTTTAGACATCTTCATAGTGGTTAGATCAGATGTCACTGCCTTACTCTTCCTTTCTTCTATTGATTCTTCTTTTTCTCTTTTTAATATAGTATGTAATCTAGTTAAAAAACCTTCGGACGAACTTTGTTTTTCTAGTTTTAGAACCTTTGTATCCTCTTGTCTTTCTTTTGCAATTTTGGTAGTTGTTAATTCGGATTGAATCTTTTCTGATTTAGAGATTGAAGAATCTTTGTTGTCCTCTTGTCTTTCCTTTGCAATTTTAGTAGTTGTTAATTCGGATTGAATATTTTCCGATTTAGAAATCGAAGAGTCTTTAGTGTTCTCTTGTCTTTCTTTCGCAATTTTAGTAGTTGTTAACTCCGTAAAAAACTTTTTTAACTTAGAAAATGAAGTGTCTGTAGTGTCTTTACTCTTAGTATCTCTTACATTTTCTTGATTCTCTTCTAATTTCTGTCTTCCGATTTTAGGAGTTGTTGGTTCAGAAGGGATTTTTTTAATTTTGGTTTCATTAGGTGTATCTTTACCTTCTCTCAACATTTTAAGAATAGTATCTTGCTGATTTAAGATTTTCTGAGTATCTTCTTTTATCTGAACTATACTCATAGTAATTTGCTTGATCTGTTCCTCAAAATTTCCCATTTTTAAGGCAGCAGCTGTAGCAGATTTAGGATCACCAGATCTGGTTAATGCCTCATAAATTCTATCAAGAGAAGCAGATAAATTACTTAAACCTTCAATTAACTCTCTATCCATTAAATAACTTTAATTTACAGAGTATATATAAATAATATGTTTATTTCTTAATATATAAGTATGAAAACCACTGAAAACTATGCCTGATATGAAATTCAAGAAAATTTTACAAAATTTTAGAATTCCAGAAAGTTTAAAAGAAATGGAGTTAAATCTTATTCTAGATAAGATAACTAAAAGAGTGCGGCTAAATGGCAAAGAGAAGAGTTTTCTTGAAACTTATAAAGATATTAATGACGATGATTTAAAAAGCTTTGCAATGCTGTCTAGATTAACGACAGTAGAAAAAATCAACTCTCTCATAGACTCCAAAAAGAAAATTATATGTGATCTCAAAGACAGAGATGGAAAATTAGGACTGCAAATAGTTAAAATAGAAAACCTAGATGAAGATGAAGTTTCAATTATAAATCTAAAAGACGGATCTACTTTTAAAATGAAAGACAATTTTCTATACAATATAATTTATAACTTAAAAAAAGATATATACTCTCTAGAATCATCTGATGAGTTCTATGAAAAGTTAAAAGTATAAAAGTGAAAATTAAAAGATATAATAAATTTGTTGAAGCTATTTCTGGAACAGAACTAGTTGGAAAACATATGGGTCCAAACTATCCAGAACAGGATAATTCTCCTATGAAAAAGGTTGGGTTAGTAGATGTTCTTTACTCAGATATCTTTGGAGTAATGGTTACCTATGATGAATACTTAAATCTCTATAACGACTACCTTAAAAAAGGAGGCAGTCCACTACAAGAATTTAATTTAGAAAATTTAAACAAAGTTCTAGTAACTTTGAGTGAGTCCACTGATATAAAGTATAAATAAAAAATATTTTAATCATGGCAAAACAACAAGCAAAAGAAGTCAAGAAGTTTGAGTTCTCTAAGATTGGTTCTATTTTAGATAACATTTCGAAGACAGTTCCAATCCAAGTTGAGAAAGAAATAAAAGAAAAGAAATTTATATCGACAGGTGTTTATATAGTAGACGCAGCAATGTCTGGACGACTATTAAATGGAGGTGTAGCAACAAACAGAATTAGTGTATTCGCGGGAGAGTCAGGAGCTGGAAAGTCATTCTTAGCATACTCTTGTGCTAAAAACGCTCAGAAAGCAGGATATTCTGTCATTTACATCGACACAGAACAGGCGGTAGACTTAGAAGATCTTCCCAAATTCGGTGTAAGTAATGACTTAGAAAATTTCAGACTAGTCAGATCTAATAAAGTTGAAGACATAAACATTACACTAACTCAACTAATAGATGAATTAAAAGAACAGAAACTTGCTGGATTCGAGTTGCCAAAATTAATGATAGTATTAGACTCATTAGGTCAAATGGCATCCAATAAAGAGAAAGCTGATCTTTTGAAAGGTGATATAAAACAAGACATGACTAAAGCCAAAGCAATCGGTTCTATGTTTAGATCTATTAATAATGACCTTGGTTATCTAGATATACCAATGATCGTATGTAACCATACTTACTTGACTATGGACCTTTTTCCACAAGCTGTCATGAAAGGCGGTTTATCACTTCTATATTCAGCATCAGTAATCGGATTTATGACTAAATCCAAATTGAAAACAGGAGAAGAAGATGATATGGACTTAGGTGGATCAGGCATTACGGTTCTCTTCAAAACACAAAAAAACCGACTAGCTAAACCGAAAAAAATTAGATTTGATATCTCTTTTGCAAACGGAATGAACCCATATACTGGTCTAGATGCATTCTGTAGAGCCGAGTATTTCGAACAAATTGGAATAGCACAAGGAAAGATGGAAGTCGACAAGAAAACGGGAGAAATGACATTCATACCAGGCGGTAATAGATGGTACATAAATCATCTAGACAAATCTGTTACTACTAAACAGTTATTCACACCCGAAATCTTCACTCAAGAAGTGTTAGAAAAAATGGCACCAATAGTAAATGACTACTTCAGATTCAAATCTCTAGAAGAGATTGAGCAGGTTGAAAAACAATTCAACCAAATAGTCGAATCTGACGAAGAAATACCGGACAGTGAATCTTTCGACGCAGGAGATTTCTTCAACTAAAAATTAACTCCTCTTAACCATTTCGATATCAAAGATACCATTAGCCACTAGACCACAAATAACACCAACAAGCATTCCACCTTTCCATTCCATATCTGCGAAGATGCCTAAATTCAACCAAGTACCAAAGATACCAAGTAAAATAGCAACTACCCAAGATTGAAGTCTAGACCAACGGCCATCAGCCTTAGTGAAACGTGAAACATATTCGTTAAGAACAATAACTGCAGCAGAAAGTGCAAGTACGGTGTTAAAAAATGAGAAAACGTCCATAGTTCAATTTATTTTTTATTTATCGAGATTCTCGATAATATCATCAGTGGTATTTCACAACACCTCCAATATTCATAAGAGAAGGTACACTCATTTGATTAGGTTTACCCACACTATAAACACTATAAGTGTTTATTCTATCAGGATCTTCAGAGAAAAATTTGACAAGAAAATCATACTTAGCCTCATCAGACAATTCAGAATCTTGAGGGAACATACGAAACAATTGTCCTAAATTAGAATCCACATATTCTTTAGACATTAACAAATGTTTAGGATTCCATTCACTCCAACATTCAAGGTATTTCATAGGCGAGAAATATTAGTTTAGTGAATCATGATGTTACATGATATTGATTATCAAATTTCCTGCATTGTCTTCTTTGAATTCTCCACCAAGACATGCTGCGATATAGTTTGATAACTCGTCTTTAATAGTCATTTTTGTTTTGAAATCTTCATATGTCTTTAAATAAACATCAGAAGAAATTTCAATTAATTGATTTCCAATATTAATAACTAATTTTTGATCTTTAAGTTTATTATAAATATGAATCAATATATTTTCTTCTAATATTAATTTTTCAGAGTTAGAAAATACATAAATTTTATCATTGTCAATTGAAAAAGTATGCTCATCACTGTTAATAACATCAATTTGTGATAGAGATACGTCGAAAAAGTCAGCTAATATCTTTTCATGATCTATAGAAGCTTTTTGCACTCCTTTGAATAAACTAGTTCTTAAATCAAGTATTTGAAATTCATTTGATTCTAGGAACTTAAAATTTTCAAAAGTCATTACAGAGTCTTTAAACATTGAGACTCTATCATCAATAACATCCGACAATACAGTTTCAATATTTGATACTTCGGACAATCCTCTTCTTTCTAAAAATTTTAGTAAATTAGATTTATTTCCAAGTAGGTAAGATTTTAAATTTGTTGGTTTAATATTCCAGGTTTCAACATACTCATCGATATATTGATTAACTAGTTGGTAATATTTATTAGCATCTTCGCTTGTTTTTATCATAGTCTATATATAATTTTTTGTAACTCATAAAACTTTCTGTCTTTATAAAACTATACTATAAGTAATTAAAATCAAACAAATGAATAAATATTTTTTAATCGCTTTTACTTCAATTTTCTTAGTTTCATGTGGTGGCGGAACTTCAGAATCTAGTACTACTTCACAAGACTCTACTTCAGTATCAACTGACTCTTTGTGTACTGAGTCTCAAGTAGATACAGTATCAGTAGATAGTTTGCAGTACTAATTCACAAATAAAAATTGAAGAAGAAAAAGACCCAAATTTATTTGGGTCTTTTTTGTTTTTTAAAAGAGTCAAAAAAAGATATATAAAAATAAAAAATTCGATGAAAAAGTTTATTAATTTTCTATTATTAGGTGTTTCACTATTTTTATTTAGTGAATCATATTCACAACGGATTTGTGGTCAAGATGAATATCATCAGAGTCAATTATTGATTGATCCAAACTATCAAATCAATCAAGAACAGATTGAACAATTTACAAATGATTTTATTAGAAACTATGATGGCTCATCAAGAGCAATTGTAACAATACCAGTAGTTTTTCACATAGTTTACAATACTACTTCACAAAATATAAGTGACTCTAAAATAAACTCACAGTTAAGTCAATTAAATTTAGATTTTTCTAAATTAAACAGTGATAATTCTAGTACTCCTTCTGTCTTTCAACCAACAGGAAACATGGATATACAATTTTGTCTCGCGACAAGAGATCCGAATGGAAATCCAACAACAGGAATTCAAAGAAGACAAACAACAGCAACATCCTTTTCAACTAATAATACTGTTAAGTATTTTGCTCAAGGAGGTCTTGATGCTTGGCCTAGTTCAAGTTATTTAAACATTTGGGTTTGTAATCTTAGTGGTGGTGTTTTAGGATACGCTCAATTTCCAGGTGGAACTGTTGCAACTGATGGAGTTGTACTTACTTCATCTTGTGTTGGTAGTGTTTCAAATCCTTCTGGAGGAGCATTTGGACTTGGAAGAACAGCAACACACGAAGTGGGTCACTGGTTAAATCTCAGACACATATGGGGAGATGCTAACTGTGGAAGTGACTTAGTGTCTGATACACCAACTCATAATACTGCAAATTATGGGTGTCCAACATATCCACATCTTTCAACTTGTACTGGATCTCCTGTTGAAATGACAATGAATTTTATGGATTATACAGATGACGCATGTATGTATATGTTCTCAAATGGTCAGGCGGTAAGAAGTCAAGCTCTTTTTACATCTGGAGGCGCAAGATCTTCTCTTTTGACATCTCTTGGATGTTCTGCTCCGAATACAACAACCTGTTCAGTTCCTTCGGGAGTTTCTTCATCAATCGTAACAACTAATACTGCGACTATATCTTGGTCATCTATTGCGGGAGTAAGTTCTTATAATCTACAGTGGAAGCTTTCCACATCTAGTACTTGGACTACTGTGAACACGACTTCAACTTCAGTTTCACTGACAGGTCTCACCACTAACACAACTTATAATTTCCAAGTTCAGTCAGTTTGTGGAACTACAACAAGTAATTACTCAACTCAATCGAGTTTTACAACTCTTTCTCAGTCAACTAGTTGTACAGATACTTATGAGTCGAATAATAGTCTAAACACTGCTAAAACTATACCAGTAAATACAACAATTACTGCAAGAATTTCAACCAGCACTGATAAAGACTATTTCAAATTCACCACAACGACAACAAATAGAAATGTAAAAATAAATCTTAGTAATTTACCAGCTGATTATGATGTAAGACTTTACAACCCTTCAAATGTTCAAGTCGGATCTTCCTTAAACAGTGGCACAACTTCAGAACTAATCATTTATAATAATGGCCCAGTAGGAACTTACAAGGTATACGTTTTTGGGTATGCAGGAGCTTTTAACTCCACACTTTGCTATAATTTATTAGCATCGACAAGTTCAGCAACATTCAGAGAGTCGGAAAGTACTTCTGAAATAGTATCAATCGATAGAGAAAAATTAGAATCAATTTCTGTGTTCCCAAACCCAGCAAAAGAACTTCTTAATGTAAACTTCGAATCAAAAAATGAATCATATTATGACATTACTATTACTGATGCTACTGGCAGGATTGTTCAGAAAACTAATTTCCAAGCGAAAGTTGGGAAAAATTTTGTAGAAATGAACTTACAAAATTGTGAAAAAGGATACTACATCCTTTCTGTTTTTGATAGAGAATCATTTAAAACAATTAAGTTTGTAAAAGAATAAAAATAAAACATATTGAAACAAAACCCAACTTTAGGTTGGGTTTTGTTTTTTTATATATAGACTATGAATATTTCACAATCAAAATCTTACTTTAATACTAAAAATGTAGAATTTATTGTAAAAGAATCCTATAATGATTTAAAAGAAGATAGGGAATTTATTCCTCGTTTCTCACTCAAAAATATTAAAGACTTTCAAAACGTACCAATTAATGAACCAATAAAGTACGATGAAAAGTTAATGATTAAAGCCATTCAATATGGAATGATATTTTTGATAAACTACAAAGGTGAGAAAGATAAGCATTTTGCAGGACATGAACGTGTTATTTATCCAATGGTACTCGGACGTTCTTCTAAAGGTAAACCACTTTTAAGAGGGTGGCACCTTAATGGGTGGTCTGTATCTAAAAACAGACATATAAATAAAATTTGGAGACTTTTTAGAAGTGATAGAATCTTATCTATGACGTTTACTGGTTCATTCTATAGACTTCCACCTAATGGGTATAATATGAATGATAAAGGAATGAGAGGCGGGATAATTGTTAAAGCAGATTTTAATGCGATTAGAAGAAACCAACAAAATTTAGTTAAACAAAACGTCATTCAAAATAGAGAAGAAGTTACACTTAGTCAAGATGAGAGAAAGTTTGTTACAATAAGAGTAAAAGACACATCATCAAAATTGGATTTAAATAGCCCTCTTGATAATGCTTATGTAAACAATTTGAAGAATGTTGAAAATGTAAGAATATCTTTCTTAAAAAGTATTTATGGGAATAAATATTTGGCTATTTTAGGAGCGTTAGGTGAACCTGGAAATACTGTCAAAGTGTTAGATGATAAAGGAGTTAACTTAGGAGTATTTAAAGTCCTTGACTCTACAACAGGTCAAGTTTTAAAAAGCATTAAAACCGTAAAAGGAAATGCTATTTATGACTTGTATATTTTTGATAAGAAGATTTAATATATAAATTGTCTAAAATAAAATAGCATATGTTGAAATTCATAAATTTTATAAACGAAGAACTTAATATAGGTAAATTATCTAAAGAAGAGTTTTCAAATCTAATTGATAAAGTTAAGAAAAATCTTGATGAGTATAGATCTTCTATTCTTGATAATATAGAATATAATATAAAGACAAATAAAATTGAGTATAAAAAATTTGATAATATAAACATTTCTCAAATATTGTCACAATTAAATTCCGAATTAGGAAAAGATGTTGTTGATCAATTTAACATAGATTCATTTTTAAGAAAAATATCACAAATTTTAGATCTTAAAAAGAGAAACACTAAAAGGAAAGTAAAAGAAGAGTTTAGAGATTACTACTACAGTCTAGATAATAGATTCGAAGAAGGTCAGCCAGTTGAGAGTGAAGAAGATAAATTTGATAAAATAGAAGGAGAATCTTCAATATTAACAAAAAGAAAATATGAAGAAGAAAAGTATGATATTCAAGTTGAATTGTTAAAACTACAAGAGTGGATTGTTAAAAGTGGAGAGAGAGTTGCTATAGTGTTTGAAGGCAGAGATTCAGCAGGAAAAGGTTCTACAATTAAAAGATTCACTGAATATTTAAATCCAAAATACTACAGAGTTGTGGCTCTTGGTGTACCAACAGACGAAGAAAGACAAAACTGGTTTGGAAGATATGAAAAATATTTGCCAAAACCTGGTGAGATAGTTTTTTTCGATAGATCTTGGTACAATAGAGCGGTTGTTGAACCAGCTATGGGTTATTGCACAGAAGAGCAATATATGGATTTTATGGAAGGTGTTAATTCTTGGGAAGATAAGCTTTATAAAAGTGGAGTAACAGTAATAAAGTTATGGTTTTCAATCACAAGAGAAAAACAAGAACTAAGATTTCAACTTAGACAAACTTCGCCTTTAAAATATTGGAAATTTTCTCCAAATGACGCTAAGGTAATTGATAAGTGGGACATCATCACTAAATATAAAAATCAGATGTTTAACAAGACATCTACTTCAAGAGTTCCTTGGGTAATAATAAACTCAAATGATAAGAAGATAGGCAGATTGAATGCTATGAGATACGTTTTGAGTGTATTCGACTATGATGGAAAAAATGAAGATGTGTGTAAATACTTCACTGAAGTTGTCAATGTTCTCAAGTAATTTAGATTTTTGATAATTGAAAGTGCATACCATCTTTCTTTTTCCAAGTACCTCCCCAATCAAAACCGGCATCGGTAAAACATTTTACAAATCCCGAACTCAATTTTGGTTCTTTTCCAAAACCATTCTCAAAAGCGTTAACATCTACTGCAATGGCCCAGGAATGTAGGCTCATGGTCGTACCACCTCTTTTCTTTCTTATGTTAAAACAACCATCCCAAGTTTTCAATTCTTCAACAAATCCACGACTAATAAGATTACCGAAAGCCTTTTTAAGGGGATCAACCATATCTTTATTCATATAGATTTTTTTTGGGATAACTCCAATCTCTAAAGCTGAAGGAACATCCCAAAGTGTCATACAACTATTATCTTTAGAAGGTGTTCCATATTTTTTCTGACATTGACTCGATGTAACCATAAAATTATTAAATTTTAACTTATATATCTAACTCCTTGTCTTTTTCCTACTATAAATAAAAAATAATTTTTTAACAGTTGAACATTTATTCTCAAGAAGAATTAGATAAAATTTCTAGACTCAAAGATACTAATGATCGCCTTGAAGACTTTTTTAATACTAAAAGAGAAGAGTGGTCCAAGTTAATTACACCACTATTCGAAGTGTTAAAGTTTGAAATAACTGCAAAAACTTCGCAACAAATTCTTGATACACAGTCACTTTGTCTTACTTACAGACAATCTTTAAATGAACAAATATCTGTATTCCTGGATAAAAGAAGCAAGCAAGATGTAAAACTTAAAAGAATCAAACAAGATAAGTTTGTGTGGTATGCTACTTCTTTTGGAATCAAAACAAATATGGGAGAGAAAACTCTTCTAATAGAAGCTCACGTCTCTGAAGAACAAAGGAATGTTGAATTAATTGAAAATTATATTGAGTTTTTAAGACAAACAAATAAGAATCTAGAAAGTCTACAGTTTACAATTAAGAATATAATCGAACTTTTCAACTATTTAGGTCGATAAGAGTTTTCGAGTTTCATTCTCTCTAGTTCTGATTTAACTAAATCTTTTAACTCTGAAGGAAAACTACCAGATTCAAGAGATGATCTGTACGATCCAGCGCATTCAGGACAAGGTATCTTTACACTACCACTACCGTCACATTCTTTACAATCTCTCCATCCCTCACCATCACATTTTTTACACTTTTTATCCTCATGAGTTCCAGTACCTCCGCATTTTTTACAATTGACTGTTCCACCACCATCACATACCTGACATTCTCCTTCATCAACTCCAGATTCATCACAATGCCAACAATGATCCCATCCTCCTCCAGTATCATTGAGAATTTTAACTTTTTTTGAACCGACATTACTAAGAGTCTTGTCTTTTTTGTTTAGATATCTTAAAGTATCTACGTATGGATATTCATCAAAATTAACTTTTTTCAAATTTACAACTACCTCACCAAGAAAAATTTCACCTTTATATTTAAAAAAAAGTCCTTCTGTCTCGTCAGAACTATTTTTGTACTTGTACATACAATCATTTTCATTTGCCCACTCTATAAACTTATATCTATCACTATCACTTGCTGTATAAATTCTGTCCATAAATTTTTTAGCACTACAAGGGGATTTTGAAACACTCCAAACAAGTGCTCTTCCAAGTACATAACCAGCAGAATCAAGATAAACTAAAAGACTACAAACATCACTATTTTCTTCATATATTCCGAAATAGTCTTGGCAACTCTCATATTTCATACAAGAGTTACCGAGATCGCCTTTTTGATAAGCGTAAGTATCTTCGTAATAATATCTTGAAATTTTAGAACTATTGACTAGCTTAAACTCGTTTTTAACTTGAGTATTACCAGCCTTATATAAGTTTACAAAATCTTCAAAATCCTTATCTGTAAATGTCGCAGTGAACCCTATTTGTTTTTTTATTTCAGGGTCAGTGAGAATAGCTCTTGCAAATCTTCCGACTTTTATTTCACTTCTACTAGATGACATATATGGTGAACTATCTAGTGGAAGTCTCGAAACTCTCTGGTCGGAAATGAAAGTAACAGTGTCATCCTTATCAGTCACATCAATATAGTTTTGTGATAGATCTTTATCCACCTCTAATTCAAATCCAAAAAGTCTATGAAGTTCACCAGCTACTTTACTAGTCTTGGATATTTTTCTTAATCTTTCAATGAAATTAATTGAACCAGAAAATTCACCTTCAAGTATAAGACTTGGAATTTTAGATTCAAGAATAAAATCGTTATACTTTTTTATCATTTAAACTTTAAAGTTATTTTCAACTACATTCTATATATTAAATCCTATGGCTAAATATAAACTTACACAAGATCTAACTATTTTAGATAAAACTGTACTTACTAGAGATAGTGAAGTAGAGTTCGATGAATCAGGAGAATTTATAGTAAATTCTGAATTAGGACCCATTAAATTAACTAAAGAGATTCTAAAAGATAAAATCACGTCGTTAGAAAAAAATGTTGAATTTAAAGTATCTCTGCTCAATGAAGATGATGAAGATAAGGTAAACTTCTATCGAATGCAATTTGATATAAAGTCTACTAGAAGAAAAATTCGTGAAATTGAAAACGAATTCAGAAAAATTTTAAATGAAGTATTATGAAAATTAATCATTCCCCAGTTACTTACTCGTCAATTGTTGAAATAGGTGAAAGATGTCAAAATCTAGAAAAGAAAACTAGAAAACCTTACTTGAAACTACACAGAGGAGTAATGGATGTAGATTTAATCGATTTAAATTCGTTCATGAATGACTTTGACTATAATCAAAAATCTGTTCAGCAATATGGTGGTAATGATGGTGATACTAAATTAGTAGAAGCAATTAAAGATAAATTTCACTTGAAAGATCACTGGGTAATGACTGTTCCCGGTGGAATGGCAACACTTGATTTAGTTATTAATTCACTTTCAGAAGAAAACTTCTGGGTTCCGAAATATCACTGGGGATCTTGGAATAAAATTCTTAAAATTCATAATAAAAATATTCAAGAGTTTGATGATTTTAATATTGGCAACTTCAAAGCTTTGGATCCGATACTTGGACCATCAGGAGTAGTTATGTTATGTTTTCCGTCAAATCCAACTGGATGGTCACCATATTTCTATGACTTAAAAAAATTCTTAGACTATTCAAAAGAAAAAAATATTACAGTTATTTTAGACCTACCATATTACTTTCTTTTCAATGATATTGATGATCCTATTCATGAATTATTTTACGATAATGTAATTGTGATTTCATCTTTTTCTAAATCAATGGGTTTATCAGGACTCAGAGTCGGATATATCGCAACAAAAAATCAAGAATTGTATAACTCAATGAAGATTCGTTCTTTATATAAGTATAATTCCATTTCAACAATACCTCAGCAAATAATAACTAGACTACTTACAACAGATGATGGTAAATTGGCATTAGATAATTATAAATTAAAAACTCAAGACAGTATTAAAAAGAATATTAGTTACTTAAAAGAGAGAGGATTTTTATTTGATGAATATCCATCAACACCAACTGGTCCCTTTGCAATTATAAAAATTGACTTTGACATCTTACTCGTCAATCAGATATCATCGGTGCCTCTTACCAAATTCTCTTTGAATAGAACTGTAAATCCAGAGTTATCAAGAATTTCGGTTGCGGTACCACACGAAACTTTTGTTAATTACTTTGATAAAATAAAAGTCGATGAGCAGGTTTCTATCTAAAAGTGAGATTCTTTTTTGGGAAGAAAAAATAAAAGACTCTTCCTATTCTAATTCTTTAGTTTCAGGTCAATTATACAATATTGATAATCCTAGTTCCTTGAAAATCAACTATAGATTCTCTTTTTCTATTGCTAAAAATCACGAATCCAGATTTGAAATTTTACTTAATAATTTCCTAGAAGAGGGATTTACTGTAAAACACAGCAATCAAAATTGTAGTAAAAGGTCAGAAATGAATCTTCGCAAAGAGATTTCAACTCTTAAACAACTACAAGAAAAAAATATTCATCAAATAAAAAAAATAGATTACATTAATTATAAATACAACTTTAATTATGTTCCGGTGCTTCCATGTATCCACTTTGTTCAAACTCTAAAAGATGTAATTGAAATAATTTCAAATTACTGGGCGTTTGATGAAGAAGGAAACGAAATCTGTAATATGAAGTATTCGACTGGTCAGATAGTTTCTCTTGATTGGGATAAAAGTGACTATATCATAGACTCTATTCTTTACCTACGAAGGAATACTGATCAATTTGAAAGCTTAGAAAAGAGGTATAAAATTGAAGATGAATTATTACTTTATAGATTATCTAAAATAATATCATTCAATCAACAAGTAATAGAATTCGGAAATCAAGAATTGGCATCTTCTTCTCAAATCACACCTTCTAGAGGCGAAAGATTAGATGAACTTTTAGGATAAAAAAAGACCCGTAGGGGTCTTTTTACATATTTTTAAATTTTAATTATTCTTCACCACCTGTAATTGCATAGTTCAATTCGTCAAGAACAACATCAACTGGAATATCCATATCGTCCTCATTATAGAATGTACCATCAGAATAACTAACAAGAGGTGTTCCTTCTTCAACTGTAGTATTATAAGCAACAATAATATCATTAGGTGAAGCAAATTCTCCAATTTCCATTCTAACTCCTGAATACTCTTCAGGTATATGGATTTTATCAGAATTATTATCTAAATTTTCATTAAATCTTTTTAAGTATTTCATATTTATTTTTTCTTTTTTCTAGCTTTAGCGGCTTTAGCCTTTGACCACAAATCGGAATCTGATTTTCTAGCACCACCCGCTCCGGTTATAAAACTATTGACTCTTCCAAAAGCCCATTGATGTTGAGCAACACCTGGTCTGTGTCCCGCATTCCATGCCTGCATTCCACGAGCAAATACTTTTCTCAAAATTCCCATAGGAATACCAGAGGCTTTTGACTTCTTTCTAAGAGAAGCAGTCACACCTGAGTTACTCTCAGATATGTCATATAATTCATCGTACTCGTCAAGTTCTTCAACTATCTCATTGAAATCATTTTTAAGGTTCATATCTTCTTCTTCAAGATATTTAGAGAAATCTTCAATTAAATCTTCGTAGTTTAGTAGGTATTTCATAGTTTAAAAGTAAGTTTGTTCAAAGTAAAGAACTTGGAATTTATCATTGTGATCTACTAACACCAATGCATTTAGTAAGTCAGAATACTCAATAACAGCTTCTTTTTGACCTGTTCTATAACTTTGTAAAAAATCAAATGTTGTTAAATCACTAGTGAATAATTCTGAAGAGCTTTTGTTATATGCGTTCAATAGATTCAATTCCATATCATATGCACCGTTGATAATATCAACTAATGTAGAGAATTTAAAATCAGTCTCAGTTTGTGGTATTTCAGGCTGAACATTGAAGTCATCCATATATTCTTGTAATCCAGTTGCATGTTCTAACTCAGTATTCGCTTCGTTTTCAAAAAACGCAGCAGCTTTTTTGTAATTCATATTACGACACCAGTTAGCCGCAGATCTGTAATAGAAGTGAGCAGTGTACTCATCTTTTAGTCTGTCAGTCAATTGAGATACTGTTTGTTCGTTTAGTTTTTTTGGTACTACGACTGAACCATTTTTCTCAACCTTGTCTTCGATGACAGGTTTCTCAGGTTTTCCAAATTTCTTAATTTCCATATTATTATATTTTATTTATCACCAAACATTTTTTGGTAAGCTTTTGTAGCCGCAGATTTTTTAGTCTTAACTCTTTCTCCCTCACCACCTTTTCCAGACTTGTAGTCGGCATCCCAATCTTTTTTGTATTCTTTTTTTCCCACGAATCTATCTATTTCCTTCTTCATCTTACTTGGATGAGGACCAGCGAGATACTTTCCAGGAATTTTTCTACCTTTATATCTTTGTGCCTTTTTTCTCTCTGATATCTCAAAAATATTATGAACATGATGCTCTATAATGTCTAATCCCTCTTCAATATTTTCAAGGTGTGAACTATAAACTTCTTCAGTTGTATCTGAAGTAGACTCTTCAACTTTTAAATTAGGTTTATCTAAGTCTAAAATCCAAGATATTTTAATATCTGTTTCAGTTGAACTCAATGAAACTTCTAAAATACCCATTTCATTTGAATTTTCTTTTTCAGAATGTATGTGATACTCAAATGAGATTCCGGAATATTCAGAGACTAAATCACTTAACTCGTACATTTTAGCAGAAATGAAATCAACATTAATATTATCTTCTACTTTGAACTCAAAAAATTTATGTAGTTTTCTTGACTCTTCAACTATTTCAAACTCATCAATCTCTGGTGTTATTTTTAAAGTAATACCTTTGTCCCAATCTACAATTAAATTTCCAAGTTCATCAGTTCCAACAACTGTTCCTAAATCGTCCTCTTTTAAGTTAACGTAAGGATCATTCATACTTTGAACTTTAATTCTTTTGCCGGTCATTTCATTATCGGTCATAAAACAAAACAAAATTTATTGTATATATTAGATATTATAAATCAGAATTAAAATGACAAAGAAACTTAACTTCACGATCAACGGAGATAAATTTGAAGATTTTCTTCACAAGCTCGAAGATTTGTCAAAAATAAGTGACACCTTAAAGTTAAAAATAGATTCAGAAAATATTTTAATGTATTCTATTGTTGGTGAAACTATTCTACTGGCCTTTAAAAGCTACATCATTAATACCAACGAATACTTAACTACTAAAGAGGATATTGATGAAACTATTGATATAATAATTTCAGGGTCTAAGAAATTTGTTAAGAATCTACAATTTATAAAGAAATCTGAAAAAATTGCAGTCACTGTTGATTACAGAACTGATGATGATCAATCTCTAGCAAGATTTTTACAAATTAAAAATGGTAAGTTAAAAATTGCAATACAAGGTGGTGAAAATTCAGAAATAAGAGATATAACAAAAGCGGTTTTATCTAAAAGAGTCGATACAAAATTGTCTAAATGGTCTTTTAAAGTTGAAAGTAGTGAATTCCAAGATATTAAAAAACTTTGCTCTATAAACTCAGACGGTAAAGTAGTTCATCTTAACGTAGATAGTCAAAAGGTTATTCTTTCTGAAACATCAACGTGGGAATTTGAAGTAGACAAAGTAGATGTTACTGATAGACATCTAATGTTTAACAAAACTTTTCTACCTTCTATCAATGATAGTGGTGACCATGTACACTTTTTCGTTTTTGAAACTTTTATTTTAACGAAAGACGAAGAGAGTCACCTTATGATTTCATTTGAACAGGATTTTAGTGTGGAGGATTAAAAGTTATTAAACTAACTTGTTTTTAACACTATAACTTTTCAATAAGTTTCTTTGGAAATTATTTAAAAAAAATATAAAAAATTAAATGACGAGAGAAGATAAATTAAAAAAAATCGAGTCACTAAAAATTAAAGCCAACCAACTGAAGAGAGAATCTGATTATTACAACGCTCTTCAGTTGGCTCGATAACCCCTCTGTTTTTTGACAGAGGGGAAAATGCTTTAAAATTAATATTAAATGGAAGTTACGGAGCATTTGCTACGCAATATTTCATACTGTTTAATCAACACGTCGCCGGTACTATAACAGCGCAAGGCAGAGACTTGACTAAAACTATGAATGCTGTAAATGAAAAGTATTGGTATGAACAATGGCATCTAGATTTTGAACTACATTCTAAACTTGGAGTGAAGAATGTCACTTCTTTATCCAAAAAAGACGGTGATGAAGTATCAATCTATGCAGATACGGATTCATTATTTGTATCTTTTGAACCAGCAATTCAACATTGTGAATGGAGGAATCTTCCACTGTCAAAGATGAATTCTTTAAATCAGAGGTTTGTATTTCTAGAAAAAAGACAAGAATCTAAAATTACTAATAGTAATTGTATTGGTCACTTTAAGAACGTAAATGATTTTAAAGATTTTATAACTAATACTAATCCGGAATTAATTATTATCGATGGGTATTTTGTTAAAGACCGGTCATTTAATTCAAAAGATATTCAGGATTTAATTAAGGATATAGAAATACAGTGGAATTGGGATAATGAATTAGATTTCATACATGGTATAGACGCACTTAGGTATGGAGATTATATTCAGCATATTGTATATGAAGATGGTATTCCTTATGATAGACTAACTTATATCTTTCCTAAAGGTGTTGAGCTTGTTCGTTCTTCTACACCGGCATTTGCCCGTGAAAAGATTGTTGAAATTGTAAAATATCTTTTTGCCCATCCAGATGACTTTAATATCAAAGACCTACTAAAATTAGTTAAAAATCTTAGAAAAGAATTTGAACTTGCAGATATCGATGATATTTCGATGCAGTCATCTTGTTCTAATTATGAAACCAAAGTTTTAGAAGATAAAGATAGATTGGAATTTGTTAGTGGTGCCCACTTTGCTGTTAAATCTGCAGCTTATCATAACTATCTTTTAAATCAGAATAAGTTATTACAATCAAAGTACGAATTCATTAAGTCAGGAACTAAGATCAAATACTATTATTGTAAGAATAAAAAGACAAATGATATGTTTGCTTTTATTAGGGGTTCCTATCCTATAGAATTTGCACCAGAAATTGATTATGACGAGCAGTTTATGAAGTCAATTTTATCTCCAATTAATTCTATTATAGATCCACTTGGTCTTCCTGAGATTACAAAAAGACTTAGTGTGGTTTTAGATATATTTTCCGGAATGAAGTAACTCTAATATATAACTTATGTTTAAAGAACATAAGATGTATAAATTTTATGAGAGTTGGATTGATTTAAAATCGGTATCTCAGTCACATAAAAGGCTTCTTAAAATGTCTGAGTCTAGTTTTATCGAATTTACTGAAAGATATAATAATAGTCTAGAATTTAAAGAGAGAATAGATGATCTTATGGTTAAAGAGATTAGAGACGAAAAACTAGGTGATATTTTAGAGGATGATGACTTTTTTGGAACAATTTAAAGTCTCTGATACTTTGGTAAAATTTTGGTCAGGATTTGATCTAGAGTCAATTTTAAATCATCCAAAAGACGGAACCTCTGGTTATATGGTTGTTCTAGTCGAGTCTATTAAAATGGAGTATTTGAGGTATTCACGTAATCTAAAGATAGATCAAATTTGTTCAGACAAAGGAGAAAGAGATTTCTACAAAATAATAGAAAATATTGAAAATGACTATGTTCTTATTTATCAATCAAGAGGCGAACAAAATGTGATTTTAGTGGATATTATTAAAGATAAATTCTCTAAAAGTCAAATCTGGTAATATTTTCAGAGTATAGTAAAATACAGGTTCAGAAGTTTTATATATAACATTATGAAACATTTAATTAGATTTGAATCCTATTCAGAGCAAGATAGACTCAATGATATTTTGGCAAAAATACTGAAATATGGTGAAGGATCGCTAACCGATTTAGAAAAGAGGTTTTTACAATCTTGGAGTACTAATACAGAAAAACAGGTTCATGATGAGATTGGGAAGATTGAAACTGAACAAATATTTGAAGATGATAATGGGTATTTTAAGTTTGAGTTTAAAGAATGGGAAGATTATGGAGATGAGCAGCATTTTATTGGAACTTTCTATGTTCCAGATTTAGAGCTAGAAAATGGTAAGAAAGTTGTTGGAATACTAGAGGGTAAAATAGTCAAGTTTGAAAACGGAACTGTTTCGCCGGACTTCTTCAATAAAGATGGATATGATATATTTGAATTTTGTAATGGTCTAGAATATGAACTAGATGGATTTATAGACTATATTATCCAAGAAATTGAAGAGAAATATAAATCTATAGATTAATATATACTTAAAATTATTTTTAACTATGAAATTAAAAAAATATAATCAATTTGTAAATGAAGAGTTAACACCATTTGCAAATGAAATTGAATCACAGGAAATTCTAGACGCGCCAGAAGAAGAGATTGAAAATACAGAAGTTGAAAACACAGAAATCGAAAAAGAAGAACCTAAAGAAGTAGTAAGTATGAATGTTGAAGAGGAAGAAGAGGAAGAAGGTTCACACTATCATGGTACTTTAAAAATGAAAGAATTAGCTAGTAAGTTAGGTACCGAAGTTGCAAATAACGAAATTAATTTTGATGGAAAGAAAGTTAATTTCTATTCAGAAGATGAAAAATTTCACATTGATAATAAGAAGTTTGATTCAGTAGAAGACGCTTTTGACTATTTAACTGGAGAATAAAATAAAAATTTATCTTAATTTTATAAAAACTCGCTAATTTAGCGAGTTTTTTATTTTTATTTTCTCTGAAACCCTTATTTTGCAAAGGTTTTAGACAAATAGATATAATTCATTTTTTTAATAACATATATAATCTATGAAAAGCAAATTTCTACCAAACGTAGAACCAGCTTACAAAAAATAAAAATATGTTATGAAAAATTTTAAGTGTCAATTAAGTCGACTTGTAATGACGACTTTAGCTCTTTGCCTTGGAATTTCCTCTTTTGGTCAATTAGCAGGTAGTATAGACACCACTTTTCTACCTAATAATGGTGGAGTTCCATTTTCAACAAACGGAAACTTTAAGACACAAGGGGTCGAGGTTGTTGGTAATTCAGTTTATTATGCATACCAGACAGAACCTGGTTACCCAAAAATTAGAAAATATGATTTCTCAGGAAATGAGGATCAATCTTTTTTTAATAATCAAATGGCAACTTGGCCTGGTCAGTTTGCGACAGTTTGTATGGAGACTGAGAAGAATGAAAGTGGTGAGCCAACTGGTGAGTTTTTTATATCAGGAAGAAACAGTTTCAACTGGGGTGTTAATCAGGGTGTTAGGTTTTTAAATAAAGTTAACGCAGATGGTACTAGAGATACAGACTTCGTTTGTCCTTATACTTCTTGGATTAGTATTTGCTCTGCGATCTATCACGACTTTGAAAACAATAAATTATACTATTCATTTCAAACTGGCACACCGAGTAGTTACACACAGACTATTGTATGTTGTGACCCAAACACTGGTCAAGTTTTACAGACTGTTCAGTTACCAACTCCTACTGGTCTTATTTCAAAAATAACAAAGATACCCGGTACAAAAGAATTAGTTTGTGGTGGATCATTTAATTTTGAATTAGGAGGTCATAACTACGTAGGTATTTTTAAACTTGACGAGCAAATGACAATTAAGCCAGTTCCAGGTATAACAGATTTATCTAACTCTATGTCAATTAGTGATATAATATTTGTTAATGGATCTGAATGTGATGGTATAGAAGGAGATTTAGTATCTTATTTCAGCGGTTCTATTAGCACCGCCTCTGGTGTTTCTGGATTTAGAAATTTAGTTAGATATAACATTCTAGGTGGTAACTGGTCTGTGGATCCTATTTTTAATCCAGGTTGTCCAGGTAGAATTATGGATATTTGTTTTTATAATTGTAATTTAATTGCAACTGGTAACTTTGCTAGTTCAACTTCTCAACAAGTTTATCAACCAACTTGGACTCCAAAGATTACTGCTTTCACAACTGATGGTCAGATAAATGAAGAGTTTAAAACTATCAATATTGGAGCAGGTCTTGGAGGCACTAATGTTAATGGATTCGAAGGAAACTATGGACAAGGAACTGGTAGTAGTTTAGCTGTTAATGCAACAGATGATGGCAATGATAACTGGGAAATATTTGTTGGTGGTTCTTTTGTAAGTTGGATACAATTGACTCCTAATACTATTCTTAGAAAGCAGAACTTCATGGCAAAACTTCATGGTTTTAAAAATACAATTGATCCAAATTTTGACTATTGTATTGAACAGACTTCACAAGATAAATATTCACTTACAACTGTGAACATAACAAATACAGTAGGATGTGAAAAATGGGAACTTTATTTAAGTGAAGATGTTCCTTTCAACTGGAATTTAATTAGAACCGAAAACACTCATGGTTTTAGTGATAGCGAACTCTATACTCAGAAGTGGTATAAATTAGTTAGAACTGTTACGGAGTGTGGTAACAAGTCAACTACTACTTATATTATCTATAAAGAAAGCGTTAGAAATAGACCAGAGTATACTCAAGTTGAATTGAGAAGTCTTCAATCTTCTCAACCTAATAATAAGACTGAAGAATCTTTGGAAAAAGAAGAACAAGAGTTGGTAATTTACCCAAATCCAAGTGAAGGTTTAATTTATATTACAGATAACTTTAAAAATGATGTTAGGGATGTATCTGTATATAATACAATTGGAACAAGAATTTTAAATTATCAATTTAATTCTAATAATTATAATTTAGACCTTTCAGAACTTTCATCTGGTGTTTATATGATTGTTGTCACTACAGAGACTGGTGTTCAAAAACAGCAGATTATAAAAGAGTAATCGGTTGTCTTAGCTAGAAAATGGATACCCCCTAAATTTTAGGGGGTATCTTGTTTTAGATATATAACTTGAGAGGGAGATAACTTTAATTAGTTATGAATATAGTAGAAGTTATCAAATTTATAAGAGAAGCAGAGCATCAACATTTTATTTCAGTTGATAAAAAGGTGTGGAAAAGATGGGGTCTATTAGTTAAGCTCGCTATTTGGTCTAATAAAAATTATGTACCTTGTAAAATCTATAGAAAAAAATATAAGTTTCTAGAGAATATTGTTGTGGTTGGCCTAAAGTGGAACGGCAAGAATGTTAAAAGAAGAACAAGTGGTTTCGCAAAAGAGTTTTTACAGGAAAATAAAAAGGCAAAATGCATTTATTGTGGTTGTAAATTGAATGAGTCAAATGCAACTACAGATCACATAATACCCATTTCTGAAGGAGGCAACAACTCACAGGTCAATTTAATAGTTTGTTGTTTCGATTGTAACAATGAAAGAGGGAATTTAAACTTTTACGACTATTTAAAAATTAAAAATCCAAATAATACTACAAAGTATTTTTAGAAGTCATTTTGACGAAACTCTCTTAAATAATCTTTTTCAGGTTTGGTTTTTTTTCTTATAGTATTCTTTGGTAGATATTTTAAATCAAATAAATCTTCTGAAAAGAAATTGCCGAGTTCGAGTTTTTTGTAAGCAAAGGGAACTAATTCATTAAGTTTATTTAAGTCCTTTACTTTAGATATTCTGTAAAGTAATTTATGAGGATCATCAGTCTTTTTCTTTGAAACAATGTCTTCAAAGAGTTTTTTCCATAGAAAAACTTTACCACCTTCCCTTATCTTTTCTTCTGACTTATTATAACCTGCCGTATCATTATCAAAGAAATATTGAATATCTAAGTTGTTATTTTCTAAAAACCTTAAATCGGTATTAACCCCAACAACACCAACAGAATTCGGATAGAATAATGAATCGATATAACCTTCAAAAATAGTTATCTTTTCTTCAAAATTAATATTTAAAATATTAAAGTAATAAGATAACTTATTATAGATAATTGATTTTTGAATATCTACTTCTTTTTCTTCTCCCCAAATCCACTTATGAATTGACTCCCAGTTGTATATTACAAAGAATCTTCTTCGGCCTTCTTTTAAGTTTCTTACCTGTAGTCCTAAGACTTTATCACCTCTTTTATTTAAAAGTATGATAACGTGTTCGTATCCTTCATCACCTTTTGAGAATTTTGCCTGGTAAATATCTTTCTGAAGTGGTTTAACAATTCCTCTACCTAGTAGATACTTATAAACTCCTGATCTTTCATCGATTGGTTTAAAGTCAAATATTGGAGTTATATCTTTAACATTGAATAATTCTTCAAGTTGACTAATATCATAAAGATCATCGAGTTGGAAATCTCCAAAATCAGTGTCATAGTCTGAATAATCAATAACGGAATCTAGATATTCTATAATTTCAAGTTTTTTCTGAGGATCTAAAACCTCATTAAAGTCTTTTGCGAATTTATCAAAAGTAGTCTTTTTATCACAGTTAAAACAGATATAAAAGAGTTTATTAAAGTATAAATTACCTCTTTTCTTATGAACACTTTTAGATGAATCACCGCAGTATGGACAAGAATAGTTTAATCTATCAGCATACTCATCTATTCTCCTCTTATTTGGATTAGAGAATTCTTTATTTAAAACATTCTGAATTAAAGATTTGATATAGATTTTATCCATCTACAACATGATATATCTTTTATCGTATTTGTTTTTAGATAAAGTTTAACTACTCATTTTCCACTTGTACCACATTTTATAAATTTCCGGATCTTGAAATACTTCAGAAACAAATGAGTAAGATATCTTGGTAAGCGCGAATACTGAGTCATAAGATCCGCCTTCTAAAACTTCAGATTTATCATTAGTCAAAATTTTAAGAAGTTCAGTGTCAAAATTAAGAATCATATTTTTGAATCTCAAGTATTGTTCTGATTTACTACCTATACCACTAAGTCTCGGAAGACCATTTCTTTGATTTTCTTTATTTGGATAGGCAAAAAGTAGATATTTAATTACAGCTCTTGTAATATCGTTATTCATTATTGAAAACTTTGCGTAAACATTATATAAAGATCTGATGTACATTATTTTTTTATCATCTATTACGAAGTCTGTATTGATTAAATAACTTTTAATCTTATCTATATCAACATCTACATTACTGAGATTATTCAATATGACTCTATCAATTTTAACACCATCAATTTGCTCATCTCTAAAGTGAAGTTTACCTGTAAGTGGGTCCTTAATTACAAATCTATCTAAAGTTTGTACTTTACTACCATCTTCATATTCAACAGTAACTAATGCTTCTTTTGGGAAATCTTTTGGAATATAGTCTTCATCACCATGGTAATTTATAAAAATTACTTTGACCTCATCAGTGAGTAAGTAGTCGTTCATTACCTCAGAGTGAACGGCGTCATCTAAATAGTAAGTTTGATCAGACCAATTTGAATATACCGTACTTTCAACAGGACTAGCATACATATCTCTATATTCTAGATATATTGCCTCATCACTGTGCACATAGTCACCCACTCCTTCACACCAAATTGCACTATCTCTCTCTATATACTCTTGATGATATTCTGACCAGACACCTTCATCTGAGGTATATGTTCCATCAGTATTTTGTAATTTCCAGTATCCTTCACTTGGCCAATTGCTTTCATTATTGGTTAAGTAGAATTTTTCATGATTAAAAATATAGAAATTATCTATATAAGGATAGAAGTCATAAAGTAGATCTTTCTTTAGTTGGATTGTTCTAGTTTTGTAAGAGACCTGAGTCCATCCTTTTGATTCAGCATATTTTAAAAATACCATAACATCAGAGTCTTTAGATGTATAGACTCTATCTAGAACAATGTCTCCATTGGTATCTTTCCAAACTAAAGCTCTTCCCGATATTTTAGTTTTAGTAGAATCTGAATACATTACTAATAAACTACAAACCTCTGAGTTTTTTACATATATGTCAAAATATTTTTGACATTTTTCATATCTCATACATGAGTTTCCAAGTTGGCCACTTTTTGAGACATAGTTATCTGATAAATACCATTTTTTTATACCTTCTCCAGATACTAATTCCATTTTCTGATCCAGATTTTTATCAAAATCATAAGTGGCTTTAAAATCATTAACAAACTTCTCGACTATAGAGTCAGATATAATTAAACCGTTGTCTTTGTGTAATTTCTTTGTGAATTTTCCTATTTTTACTTCACCTCGTTGTTCTTTCCAAAGACTGTCTGTTTCACTCTGTGATATATTTTGAATCCAATCTTCGATATCGTCTTTCCAGATATCACTAAACATGGAATCTTTACTTTTATCATCCCACTTTCTTTTAATTCGATTATATTGAATAAACGATACCATATCATTTTTATCAGTTAAATCTATTAAGGTAATATCTGAAGAAATAGAAGTTGAGTTTTCACTATGTCTTATTGAAGAGGCGAGTCTTCTAACTTCGCCGTCTTTAGATGTAGATTCAATTGCCAATAAAATATCTCTAAATTGTTTTGAATAGTACAATTTAATTGAAGACATATCTTTGGATTCAAAAATATATTCTAAAAAACTCTGTATCATCTGAAGTATATATTAATAATATTGATTATATTTAGATTAGTGAAAAATTATGTAACATATAAAGAAAAGTATCTACTGGGAGATGTTCACGGTGATTGGAGTGTTATTTTGAGGCATCTTCAGAAAGTTAATGATTTTGACTTTAAAGAGAGAAACCAAGTATCTTATATTCAAGTAGGAGATTTTGGTATTGGATATAACGACCCTGAAATTGAACTAAAAAAACTCTTAATACTTAATAGTGAGCTTGAGAGTCGTGAAAGTGATCTTTATATAATCAGGGGGAATCACGATGATCCAGAATGGTTTCAAAGTGATAAATATGACAAGTATAAAGAACAATTAACTAATATTTTCTTTATTCCTGACTACACAGTTTTAAATATTGATTTTGAGAATATACTTTTTATTGGTGGCGCTGTGAGTATTGATCGTAACTACAATAAAATGTATGGTGGTAAATACTGGGAAGATGAAATTGTTAAATTTGATTTTGAACTTGTTAAAGGTTTGAGAGATATCGATAGAATGATTTGTCACACAAGTCCAGATTTTGTTGAACCATTGACATTTAATAATCTTGTTTATAAATATGCTATGAATGATGATTTACTTTTAGATGATTTAAGAAATGAAAGAGGAAATATGACTAAATTGATAACCGAAATTATGAATAATAACAAATTAAAAGGTTTCTATTATGGCCACTTTCATAGAAATTATAGATTCTATCACAATGAATGTGAATTTGTTTGTTTAGATATCAATACATTCAAAAATGTATAAACTGAAAACCCACTCATTTGAGTGGGTTTTTTTATTTTTAAAGGTTGTGTGAACCGGGAAAGTCTGTGAATTTTTTCACTAGTTTACCATCTGCTGAATGAATTTCTGAATCTTCAGATTTTTCAATTTTATGTGTTCTTAGAAAGTTTACCACTTCTTCAACATCATCTTTAGATGTTGCAATATGGTCTGTGGCCCATCCGTGCCCATCAGATAAAATTTTATCTACTTCATGTTTATCCATTGCTAAAATTTCTTGACAGAACTTACAAATGTTTTCTACATTGGCAAAAAACATGTAGTTCTCTTGCTCTTGATGCTCTTTTAATCCTTTAAGTGTCTTAGCCAAATTTAGTTGTCTGAATTTTGTCAAGTCTTTTTTGCTAAGTCCTTGAACTCCTGGCTTACTAGGATCTTCGTCCTTCTTTTTCAATTGAGAAAGTTCGTCCTCAATTTCAGACTTTGTAATTTTCTCACCTTCTTCTTTTTTCATCTTCTTACGAAGCGCACCAGGTCTTTTAATCGCATCTTGAATCCATTTTTCACCTTTGGATTCATTAGTCTCATTAGACGTGTTCTCTGCCTCTTGTGCATTCTTACACATCATTTGTAGTTCATAATTAGAACATCCATCAAGTTCTTCTTGTGCATAACCACATTTACAAAGCATGTCACACATCTCTTCTCTTGACATACCACTCTCATGTGTTTCAAAAGTTTTTAAGAATTTCATTTTTCTTTTTTTTTATTTTTTTTCCTCTGTGTGACATTTAAATCCTTTGTCCACTCTTTGGATTGTTTACTTAAATAATCTGTTGCCAATCTGTGAGTGTTTGCAACAGGATCGTTATCTTTTACGTTACTTGGAAAAAGTCTTGAAGCCATATTGTTATATTGAGTAAAAGACATTACTGAGCTTGCCATACCAGGGGCTTGAGTTGAATGAGTTGCTTCATTTTTAGCAGTATCAGTTTCGAAAAATTTAACTTTTTTAGTTATGTTAAGAGGATCTTTTGTTCCTTTAACAACGACTTTGTAAATATTTTGAAATCTTTCATTGTGCAAATTGTCAAAAAGCTCTTCAACGTGTTTGACATTTTTAATATCATCATCAGAAAAACCAACTGATGCTACCCATTCTTCACCAGTTAACATTTCCAACTTATCAATATCTGAATCAATCTGATCGATAAACTCTAAAAGAGCATCCTCTTTTGCTTTTTCTGGATTATCAGGTGTTCCACCTCTTGAAGGAGCAGAAACACCGACAAAATGACAAGCATCTAAATAAGACTTAATCAAACTATTTTCTGATGGTTTGCCCTTTAATAGTCTTGGGAAATCCTCTCCTAACTCGTCAAATAAATAGTGAAATCTAATAAGATTATTATAAAGACTGAAAAGTTGAGATTCAGATAGCATACTATCTAGTATCCATTCAACACCGCTTCTAAGTGTCTTGCCTTCATGTCCTCTTGCTGTAATTATTGAAAAAAGAGCACCATTAGATAAACACTCAATGAAATCTTCCCATGCTGGACCGAATCTTTGACTATCAACTGCTTTTTCAACATCTTCTAAAAAGATAGTACCTCCTTTTGGTCCAGTATCTCTAAAATTAGAAAAAGCATCATCCGGGTTATTATTTAGTAATCTATAATTTTCCTTGTCTCCTCTAACTTCAGCAAATTCAGCAGTTGATACATCCACAGGCGTCCAGTTGTCACCATCTCTTTTTTCAAGATGAATAACAGTTGGCATATTTAAAATATTATCATCCCAGTCGAAGGCATAATATAAAAGATAGTTTTTATCTTTAGATTCTTCGATGAAAGATTCAAATCTTTTTATCATTTATTATTTTCTTTTTTTCAAAAAAGACTGGAAAGACTCAAGCTTACTTTCATTTTGTTCTTCCTCTTCCTCTTCTTTTTCCTCTTCTTCCTCTTCAGAATCCTCTTCCTCTTCTTCTCCCATTTCACCTAACTCTTCCTTTTCTTCTTCCTCTTCTTCGAAATCTTCGAAATCTTTCATAGTATCTTCTTCTTGGCCTTCTTCCATTTCGCCTTTTGGCTCAGAAGTCAATTCAAATTCTTCGATGACTTCACCTTCTTTAAGAGCACTTACCGTAATAAGGCCATCATTTTCTTCGATCACAATTTCATGACCATTTATTTCAATTGTAGTTTTCATTTTATTGAACATTTTTTTTTATATATTAAAATCTAAAGCTTATTTTACTTACTTATAAACATCTTACTCTACAAAAGATATAAAATTACAAAGTCAATAAACTACTATGAATAATTTATCTCAAGATTTTCAGAAATATCTCAAAAGTAAAAAGGTGTCTGAACAGTTTATCAGCCATTATCAGGCAAATCGAGCAAATCAATTTTTCGACGAAGTTGGTCCTATGTTCCCAAATGACGTTTTCAATAGACTACTTAGAGATAGAATAATAATATTAAGTGGAGATATTGAAACTAATATTTGTGAATTAATAAAGGCGAATCTGCTCTATTTAGAAAGTCTAGATTCAAAAGAAGATATCACAATTTATATAAACTCACCTGGTGGTTCAGTTTACGATGGATTAGGACTACTTGATATAATGGAGTATATCAAGCCAGAAATAGTTACAATAAATACCGGTTTGGCAGCTTCTATGGCAGCTATTATACTTTGTTGTGGAAACAAAGGTAAGAGAAAAGCACTTAAACGGAGCAGAACAATGATACACCAACCGATGATGGGATTTGGTGGATACTCACAAGCATCTGACATTGAAATTGACGCTAAGGAAATCAATCTTCTGAAAAAGGAATTGTATGAAATAATTTCAGAAAAATCTGGTCAAACTTATTCTAAAGTTGAAAAAGATGGTGATCGAGATTACTGGTTGAGTGCAATTGAGGCTAAAAAATATGGAATGATTGATGACATTCTGATTAAGAGACCTTAGAAAAGGTGTACTTATTTAAAATAAAAAAACCTCTGAGAATTCAGAGGTTTTTAATTTTATTCTCCTTGTGTTGGTTTCTTAGGAGCTGGTCTTTTTCTTTTCGGTCGTGGTTTAGACGAAGTGTTACCAGGATTATTTGGCCTTTGATTATTAGCTGGTCTTTTAACCTTAGCTTTTATTTCTTTAGCTGTTTTCGCTGACTCTTCAGTCTTTTTAGCCACCGGCTCAACCACTTTCGTAGGAACTGGTTCCGCTTTTGTAACAACAACTTTTTCTACAACTGGCTCTTCTACTTTAGTAGGAGTTGATTCTACAGTTGTTTCAGTTGAACTACCAAAAAGATTTCTTAAAAATTTAAAAAAACTCATAAAATTTACTTTTTTTTGTATATATAAGTTTTTTTTTCCCTCCTCTGTAAAAAACCTCAAAAAAACTTAAACGAATTATAGATATATACTAAGTATGAAGTTTCGGTATGAAAAAGAGTCTGAAGAACTAGTAATATCCGCTGCTACAAGAATTGAATATCACCAAATAAATATTTGGTTAACAAGACATGTCAAAGGTTATCGCTTTATGCCCGCTTTCAAAATGGGAGTGTGGAATGGTCAAAATTCTTATTTCAAAAACGGTAGAATAGCACTCGGATTATGGAAAGAATGCTATAAAGGTTGCAAAGAAATAGATGTTCCGTTTGTAATTGAAAATAAAGAGGATTTTCCAGTTAATAGAGATGTTACTTTAGAAAAAGTACAAGAATTTTGTAAAGAGTTTTTCAAAGATCATAAAGTGAGAAACAAACAAGGTGAATGGGTTCAGTTTATACCCTATGACCACCAGATAGAATCAGCTTATAAAATACTTAAAAACAGGTATTGTATGGCCGAAGTTGCAACTTCTGGCGGTAAATCATTGATCATATCTATAGTTATATTTTACACTTTAAAGAATTTAAAAGAAGATGCTAAATTTCTTTTAATTGTACCATCTATAACACTTGTTACTCAATTCTATGATAATATAATTGAATATAATACTGGTGTTAATAGACTTTTAAATAAAGAGGTAAATGAAAAAGGTTGTGATGTTAGAATCGAAGAAGTAATGTCTGATAGACCAAGAAAGTATTCTGGAACTGAAAACGCAAACATATATATTGGTACATATCAATCTTTAGAAAAGTGGCCAAAAGATTTTTTTCAACAATTTCATACTGTAGCTTGTGATGAAGCACACGGAGCAAAAGCTAAAACTATAACTGGAATACTTGGTAAAACATTTGGACATGCCTATTCAAGATTTGGAGTATCTGGTACTTTCCCACCGGATGAATCTTGTGAGATACTTACTATACAATCTGTCCTTGGTCCTAAAATAACAGAGGTGACTGCAAATGAGTTAAAGGAAAAAGGAATCATAACTCCTATGAATATAAAAGTAGTTATGATGAATCATCAAGATTTAGATTATGGAGAAAGGCTAGAGATAATTAAAAGAGGTGGAATGGGTAAGGAAGCTTTGGAATTAGAGAAAAGTTTTATACATGACTCTGATAGAAGATTAAATTTTATTAAAAAAGTTATAGATAAGTGTGATAAAAACACATTAATTCTTTTTCACAGTATAGAATATGGTCAAAAAATATTCAATAAGTTGAAAAATGAAACAGTTGATAAAGACTTTTATTACATAGATGGTGAAGTCAGAAATAGGGAAAGAGAAGAGATTAAAAAATTCATGGAGGAAACCTCGTCAAATACTAAGGTATTAGTGGCATCCTATGGTACACTCTCAACAGGTGTGTCTATTAATGCAATATTTAATGTTGTATTTGCGGACTCATTTAAATCAGAACAAATTATAATACAATCCATTTTCACTTTAGAAGATCCGAAGAATATTCTTTATAGACATTTCAAAGAAAGAGAAAAGTTTTATGTCAAGAGAAAATATCCCTATACTATAACTAAAATAAATCTTTAAAAGTCTGTATTAATATTAATCTTCAATGACTGACCTCCGACTTGAACAGCGGGTAAATTAAAATCAAATGAGTTATTTTTGTTAGTAGTTGATGTTGCGAGCAGAGATAATTGATTTTGGAAAAGAGCTACGTGATCAGCTATGAGTTTATTTAAAGGTAGCTTGTTATACCAGAATGATCCTGAACTTTTTAATCCAAGTAACTCACGAATTCTCTCATTAGCCTTTGTGGTATCATCACCAAACGTGCCTTTTAAGTCTTCAAACAGAGGATTACCATTATCAGTATAAGTCTTATCAGCTAGTTTGTAAATTATTTTTATTTCTTCAACTATCTTACGATACTCATTGTAAGATGCCTGAGATTCCGGACTAGCTACTTGATTAGTTGCTTGTGACGATCCTCCACCTTGCGATGGAGCTCCGGAAAATGGACGACTACCACCTGAATTACCGACTGCCTCAGATACAAGATCTTTTTTGTTTATGAGCGTATAGGTGAAATTATTACCATACCTTTTCTCATGTTGTCTACACTTATCAAAAAAATCATTTAAAGATTTTCCATCGGCGAAAACCTGACAACCTTCAGACCAATTACTTACACCACCTGGGTAGCCTTTGTGAATGTACATACCTGCGTCATATGCTTTATTCGAATCCCAGTCTTTTGTGTATTTTATTGTGTCTCCTGTCTCTTTATCTCTATAAGCTTTTTGTTTTCGACCTTTAGTCACCATGGCTGTTGCTCCTGAGTGCACACCAATAGAGTACACATTCAAATATTGAGCTTCCCGTAATATTCCCATACCTCCTCTTCCTTGATATATCGAGGTAGCTTTACAATCTATAGATTCTCCGTTTGGGGTATTACCCGTCCAAGATTCACCTTTTTTAAGTGCATAATTAGGTGTTTTCAATTTCTTCACCAGTTTTTTATCACTCCAAACTAACGCTTCTTTGGCTTTGAAGTAACCAGGCATAGTACTGATCTTATACCAATATACCTGCCATTTATAAGACTCGTCTTTATAGAAAAGCCATAATTGATCTTCATGTGCGTTAGAATATTTCATTCCTTCTGTTCTCATTCTTATACCTACTATATTACACTCATATGGTCTTTCAAAAACTGTATATCCAAGTTTTTGCATAGTTTCGATAATTCTGTCTACATCAAGATTACCAGTTGGCTCGATAGGTCCTGGATCTTTAGAACCAGCATCTGATGTACCACTACCACCATCACCACTACTATTTGGTGTTTGAATATCAGCAGGTGTATCAGATGAATTACCTTCAACCGGAGTATAATCCACTTTCTCAGCTTGACCCATAGTTGTATTTTTTGAGGTCGACTTATAGTTGTCACCTAGTTTTGGATCATTTACTCTATCTAGTTTCTCCACATACTCATTATCTACTATATTAACGTGATGAGACAAAAACTTTGGAACTTTGAGTGCAATATATTTTTGACATACATCGATAAACTCAGGATTAGCAACTACTGGAGCTCCTAGATTTCCTAGAAATGGACCACCATTTGCTCCAAGTAAATTTTGAATAAACTCATCAAACCAATCTAAAAAATGATTTCCTAAAATTGCCTGTTGATTAGAAATTGCCGAACCAATATTTACCTTAGCGAAGTTATCTTTTAAATTTATATCTATTGAGTCTTTAGTAATATTCAACATATTAAATTTATGGTCTAATTTGAGACCCTCTTCATCATTTACATAAATTTGTGTTTTGTGATCGAATATCAAAGCCTTCATCGAAGTATAGTTAGTGCCAGAAAGTGTTGATAGTTTTTTTTCTAAATTTACATTGAAGTGATCCGCGTAGATATATTCTGGTTTATAGATGTTACCAGAGTCAAAAATTACAGTTACAACTTTTCCTTTTTCTGGTAGGTTAAAGGCATTTCCATTTAGGTCTTTCCATGGTGATGCCCAAGGTATGTCATCGACTGGAATATCATCAAAGATATCAATGACTCTAACTCGGCATCTTCCAAGTTTTTTTGGGTCCTCATTATTTTCAACTATACCAATATAGGTGCGACTTTTATCAACGAACATCTTAACATATATATTGTTAAAACTTAATTCCCAGAAATTATTGACCGAATATCGTACCAGTGAGAGTCTCACCCGCAAACTGCCTTAGAGAATTTTTAACATCAAAGAAGAATGTACCTGGTTGTGCTCCTTCATATACATTAGTTGGTGGGCTCATTCGACCAACTCCAAATTTGTTACGAACATTATCTATCGTATTATTGAGTAGTCTAAACTTATTATTTATTTGTCTTTGAGCTTCACTCAGAGCGGCTGTCTTCAGATTTGATAATAAATTCTTTCCAGCTACTTTAACCGCGTCTTTAAACCTACTTTTTAAGTCATTATCTTTAGCTTCACCTAGTGTGTCTATAGGTGTATTTGGACCTGTTACGGGCGCTAGATCTGGTGAGTCAAAATTATTATAACCATCAATAATATCTTCTAATATTATAAATGTTGTATCTGATATTTTTGGCAATATTCCACCACCGCTTATATCGGCTTCTGTTGCATCAATTGACGAAATTGCCATTGGATCTCTAGATAGATTGTTAAGTGATTTATATGCTCCTTTTTGTGCTCGTCCGTCTTCAAAAACAAATCTCTCGAACTTCATACCAGAGAACTTAAATGACATTTCAATATCCCATTCTCCAGAATATGCTGGTGTTTGACCTAAATCGATACTTGAAGGGTGAGTTAATTTTGGAAAATTGAACTGACATTCATAAAGATTATAAACGTATCTTGAGACATTTTCTCTAACAACTTGTAGGTTTGGTTCAGGTGAACCTAAAGCTCTTCGTATTCTAGCTATGTTTCTTGCCTCTGATATAACTATTCTACAATCAAATCTTAATAGATTCTCAGGTATAATATTTTTTCCATTTAATCTGTCCCAATATAGAAGTTTATAAAGTGAGGCAAGAGTACCTGTACTTAAATTGGTATCTTCGTAGAAAGATAGCTTTATTGTATCGGTTTTATATTTCACAAAGGCATTTTGTCCAGAGACAGGATTCGCCTCTATGAGTTTGTCTAATCCTTCAATTTTTTTCAAATAGTGCTTCTTTGGAATTCTTGTTGAGAATATACTTTCTAATCCCTCCAAAGGCATATCAGAATTAAAAGTAAAGAAACGAGATAGTTCATAGACAAATGAATCTAATATTTCTATTCTAGAACCAAGTGCCTCATAATTTGAACCATAAATTTGTAGAAATGTTTTAGCAAGTCCATTTATTAAAGGTGAATTCAAAGAGTCTATTTCCATCTCAAATCCATAGTAAACTGGATCCTCGTTTTCAAATGGAGTTCCTTCTGCTGGTTGAACTGGATTTTGATGACCAGGCTGCCAGGATCTTTTCTTTTGATTACTACCATCAAAATAGACATCAGGATTATTTGCTTGTATTAAGTTAGCTTGATCTGGAAGTGAGTCGCCAGGCCAGTTTGATGAGTATTCAAAATCACTTAGTCCATATTTAAAATCTAATGTCTGTCCATCATCAAACTTGGATAAGTTTTCACGAGCTTTTTCCGTTTTTGAGTACTGTGTGCTTGGATTAAGAACACCATTTTTTACATTTGAACCAGGTTCAAGGTTCACACCAGATATTTTTTCAACACCTCTTGGGTCTTCAATAGCCACACCATCTTTAGTAGTTCTGTAATAGGTAATAGGAGTGAATCCCCAAGGATATCCGGCTCCTTTTTCATCTTTTAATCCAGGTCCGATAGGACTTATCTGACCGGGTCCATTTTCATTAGGATTAGTCGATGGTGTATAGAAATTAGTTCTTTGTATTTGTGTGCCACCTTCACCTGGTCCAACTTGGTTTCCTGAATGTTTATCAGCCCCTGGTATTTTTGATTTTGCTAAACCAAGTAGGTCGTTTACTTTACCCTGTATTGCTCCAGAAGATGCACCACCTGCACGATCGATGAAATTACTTAAACTATCTGCCATGTTGATATATATTTTTATTTAATTAATCTCTATCAAATTAATATATAAACAAAAGATTACGTCAAAAATATGAAATTCATAAAAAGTCAATTTTTATTCGAGTCGAAACAGAATAATAAAACATATTACACACCAAAAAACCTCATAATAGAAATATGTACTTCTATGACACTTCTCAATAACGAGTTTTTAGATAATATTTTAGATAGAGGTTTGAAAGCGAGATACTCAGAAAACTCCCAAGTATTTTTGACAGATTTGAAAAACCTACTTTTATCAAAAAACAGACTTGATCTTGGAAAATTTGTAGACAGTAAGTGTGTTAGTGATGATGAGGTATCAAAAATAAATGGACTATTTGATGAAGTTGAATTTAATATAGATAAAGATTGGGATCAATTAATATCATCAAGAAATTTAGCCAGAAACATTATTGATAAACTATTACCTGAGAAAAAACTAGAGTCAGAAATGATTTCTAAAATTTATTGGATTGGTCCAAATAAAGATGAAGAGAACGGAGAAGATATAGTTATTGAAACTAAAATTGGAGATCAATATTCTTTCTATTTAAATAAAAATCTTACTCTACAAAAATCTGCAAGTTTTAACTCGTTTGCTGAAGACCTGATCGGAGAAGACTTAGATAATCTTTTCAAAGAAGATAATATTGGAAAATGGGATAAACTAACTCAAGAATGGGTAAAAATAATTTATGAAAACTCAAATAAAAATATACAAGCTCATATCGAAAAGTTCATTGATACTAAAAGAATAGATTCAATTGGATACTTTGAATATTTCGATATTAGACACAGAGATCCTAGATTTAAATACCTTGGTGAGTATATTAAAGAATTTGAAAAAAATATTCTTAAATTTTCAGATCTTATGAATGATATTTGGAAAAATAGAAAAGAATATTTCATGGATCTAGAAAGAGTTGAAAAAGAGTGGTACGAAGTCAAAATCACGGTATTAAACTCTAGAATTTTAGAACATCTCTTTACAACATCACTTAAAAAAGACAAATCAGATGAGATTACAAAATTAGAAAGCGGTTTAAAAAGAGCAGAAGGCACTGTAAAAATGAAATTAGTGAAAGCATTTGTTAGTAAAATGGGTTGTTTAGAAAGACCAATTTATTATTTATCTAGCAAAGGCGAGAATTTCATACAAGTTCCAAATAGAGATTTTTTTAGAAAAAATTATGATAGATTAGATGTTCAATTTGATTATCATGTTAAGTTTCAAGTGTCAGAAGATGAAGAGAATAATATGTTTAAATTCAAAGTAAAAATATTTTTTGACGAAGATCATCTTGCTGACTTAGACGTTATCATTGGTTTTTCAGGAGGAGAATTCTCAGGTAAGTTAAATGCTAAGTACAAATTTGATCTACCGGCAAACTTTAATTATTTAGTTTCAAAGATAGACGAGGAAATTTGAGAAAAAACTAAGTTTTTTATATATAAATCAAATTTAACTTAGTTTAGTATGCCTCAGGTTTTACCGATTTTTCCAATTTATCCGTCACCCAGTTTTCTCAAATACAATGTTTCACTGGGTATTCCTGGTCCAAGACTATACGACATACCGACTATTGGACCAATAGCTAAAAAGAATGGATATCCAAATTCTGTGACTGCGGTGCTTATACCAGACATTGAATACATAAAAAAGTTCGCAAAGGCTGAGATAGGAATTGCAGCAGCTATGGTCAATATCACAAAGGCTCAGAATTTGGCGAAAATAAAAGATCCAAAAGTTAGAGAACAATTTGAAAAAAACTATGGTAGTGAGGCAGAGAAAACAGGTATGTATAATGATGCACTTGGTTTTTTTGCAATAGAAAAGGCAATCTTTTCTTCTATGTTTGAGACACAAAAGCCTTATTTTGAGATAGCTCAGTTTGTTATAAAAAATATAGCAAAAATTGAAGATATCATAGCAAGAATAATGCCACTTGTAGGAGCGGCAACTCAACCAATACTTGCCCCTGTTTTCAAATCTAGAAAACCAAAAGGAAATGGACCAGCTACTAGACTACTGACACCTTACGGTACACCACAAGCACTTGGTTATCAAAATGGTAAAGATTTACTAGGAAGACTTGATAAAATGTCTACTGAAATGAATAGAGGAAATGGTGTAAGTATAGACAAAAATGGAGTATATACTAAAGTACCTAATCCTAAGACTCAAAGTCAAACTTCGGGTGATGCTAGTGGAAATACAAATGGTAGTGATCTACCAAATTTCGTATACGCTACTATCTCTACAATTTATTCTACTGGTAGATTCATACCAGAAGTAAACTATAATTATCAGTATATCGATCTGCCTAGTGATTTAGACCCAGATGAGGTCACAACACCAGTTGTTGATGAAGAAGAACAAAGCTTACAAAATTTACCGGATAGAATAATATTAGGAATTTATAATAAAAATGGTGTTGAGATAAACCCAAATGATAAGATAAAATATTGGGGTTTATCGCCAAATGGATTGAATCTTGAGTTGAAAGACTCAATTTTTGAAAAAGCTCCTTGGATTAAAAATGAAAAATGGCTCTTCGGAAAGGCGATAGATTACCCTAATACGTATGGTTGGAAGTCACCCACAACGAATGTTTACATTTGGAAAAAATGGTCAAACAGCGATGTTATAAGTACAAATCAGCCAGAAGGTGGTGGATGGACACAAAAAACATATGGAGATGTAATTGACTTTGATAAAGAAGAAAATCAAGTATTAAAATTTAAAAAAGACGATCCGATTATTGTAACACAACAAACCGATGTAAATGATTACAGAGGATATTACGACTACATAACAGAGCAACAATTAGAGGCTCAGAAAATACCAGCCGACGAGAGGCCTCAAATTAGAAGAGATGTTGAAGGTTATTTATCAGAAAAATATCCGAATGACAAGATAGTGGAAGAAATTCAAAATTTTTCTAGATTTGGAGAATTACAAACTGCTTACTATAAAAATATAGACTCAGCAGATTGGAGTAAATTCTATAACACAAATCCACCTGAAGAAACTATACCTCTTGGTCTAAAAAAACTATTTAAACCAATGAGGTTTAATCTGAGTGGAAAAGTAGTTTGGATAAATCCAGAGTTAGACTATGACTTAAAAATAATTAAAGTTGATCCAGTTTTACAGCTCGATTATAAAAGAACAGAGCAAGTAGTTGATGCTAGCACTGGAGAGACAAGAGCAAACGAAATTATAAAGAGAAATTCAGAAATCAAAGAGTTTATAAAAAGTAAATTGCAAATATTGGTCTTTGAGAAGGCAAGTCAAAATAGTGAGTTTGTCAGAACTAATTTTTCGATGACAATAACAAGAGGAGATGTAGTTGAGGAATTAAGTAACATCGAATCTTATGAACTTAACAACTGGCAAGTAAAAATAGACAACTTGACTGGTGAGAAAACCAACTCTACAGAAGATTTTAACTTAAAGTTATATTTTGACAAAACATCTGTACCACCTTCTTTGAGAAGTGTTATTAATAAAGAGTACAGAGACCGTGAGGAATATTTTGTAGATACTAACTTTTATAACGAAGAGACACAATACCCTGGTAAAAACTGGAGCACAAGATCTTTACTTCAAGAAATATATGATTATCCAGATTTGAGAGAAAAGTTATTTACAAATGATGAATTAAATAACACCGGTGTAAAACTTAGATCAATTATTTTTCTTAGATACGCAGATGATACATCAATTACATACGATTACCCATCTAAAGTAGAGTACGATTATGATTTGGCGTTTAAACTTGAAGAGATCGCTAATAATGATATACAATATCAAGAAGTGGATTATTATTATTACACTCAATACGCTTCTGAACCAAATTTATTGAGAGAATCTCTCGAACTTATCAACACTATTGATTTTTCAACCTTATTCGTACCAGCTAGCTACTCGGTATATACACCTGAATTTATATCTATACTTGATGAGGCAGTTGCAAAATTTGAACAGGCAAAAACTCAGATTAAAACTTACACAAGAGGTGTTAGACCATCAACACAAACTAATGAAGAAGAGGGACCGTATGAGACATTTGATATTGGTGGTGGTATTAAGTGGAAACTAAGACTGGTTTCGGGTCTTATTGATAAAATTGTTTTCTTTAACGAAAATCTAGGTGGAAACACAACTGTTGGAACTGGACAGTATAGTCAATTTAATACAAAATTATTACCACCACTTTTCAAATCTAACATAATTGAAATAAGAACGGGCAATTTATCAAGTTCAGAGATAAACAGAATCGATGATAGTACTTCGACTAGCAATTACGGTATAAATTTGACAACTGTTGATTTAACTAAATTTCAAATTTCAGTATTTGATGGTGACAGAAAATATAAAACTGTGTTAGTTGATGATTACGGTGGTCAAAATATATTGAATGAAAGATTAAAAGAATTAGGACTTGCTAATGTTTCTATGTCCTCGGGTAGATATGGTAGTGGTTATCAAGGTGGTCCTTGTACTCAACCAAACGGTGCTCCGGTTTTAGATGATAATGGAGTTCAAATAGTTGAACCTGACAATCCACAGAGTTTCGGGTATTTAAGAAGACAACAGGTCACAGAGCTTGATGTTGATGTCTATTATATAATTGAAGGCATAAGAAAAAATAAAAATATAGAAACTGGTCCTGATACTGGTGGAGTTGGAGGTGCTGGTTCAAAAGGTAGTGGTGGCGGTTCAGGTGGCGGCGGAGGCGGATATTATAAAATAAGAGATGCTCTAGGAATTGCAAAAATAATGATTGAATTAATAGTAGATTTAGGCGCAAAATTATTTCCAGCTATTACTAAGTTAATTAAGTTGATTAAAAATCCGGCTTCTTTTGTTACTGAAATAATTAAATCAAAACTTGAAGATAAGCTTCTGATTTTTAATCCAGATGTCACGAAGATAATGACCGATATTGTTAATTTTAAACAAAGAGTTGACAAAATAAAAGACAAGATAAGAAAAGGTGAAAAAGAAGCGAATCAAAGTTTCACTGATCTTCAGAAAGAAAAGAGAGATCTTGTTGATGAAATGAAAAAATATGTTAAAAGAACAAAATTAGCAAATTATATTCATGTTAATAGAGAAGCTGAATTTAAGTTCTTAATAGATGGACCCGGTCTGATTGGATTTTTCAGTCTTTTATTCGGACTAGAATTAAATATATCTAAAGCGTTCAATGGTGGTGTTCCAATAAGGCCTATTTTCTCATCAAATTTACCATCTGGAAACTTAGATTCTCTACTCAAACAATTTCAACAAGATAAAAACAATCCAGATAATATCAAAAATGGACTCGAAGGTCAAGATAAAGAGATAACAGATGGTAAAAATCAAGCTGAAATTGATGAAAAAGTTTTGAGGTATTTAGATATCACAAAACCAGATGAGGTTACCAAAAATAAAGTAGTCTCTAAAAATGGAAAAAGAGAATATTATGAAGAAGTAAGCATTACTTATTCTACTGGTAGAAAAATAGAAGGTATAGATTATGAATACATCTACATTAATCAATCAGTCGATAAGTTAATTAGAGAAGGTGATGAACTTATAAATCAAGGATCTGAAATAGATTTCAATGAAAATGCAAGAAATCCACTTGACAACTATCAACTTGCTATAGAAAAATATCAAGAGGCTTATAATTCACTAGATGAAAATGATAATAGTGCTCTAAAGAAATCACTACTTGATAAAATAAAGGCACTTAAAAATCAATTCAACTTACTTTCTCAGCCACTTTTAAAATTAATTCTAGGCTTAGTTACTTTTCCATTAAAAGTAATATTTAGTATAATTCAGTGGATAATGGATTTCTTCAAAAAATTGGTAAATCCAGTCAAGTTCCCGGCATTAATTGCTGAATTTTTATCTTTTAAATGGATCATGACATTCTTTACACCGAAAGGTCTTCTTGAAATTGCGGGCATCAAATTTAACCCAGAAAAAATAATAGAGTGGTGTATAGCAGTAAATGTTAAAAACCCTATAAGAGGTACCGGTCCATTTACTTCTGAGTATCTAATACCAGATGATTATGTAATTGCTGATTTGAACGAGTTTTTGAGTGTGTCATTCTGGGTAAAGTTACCAGTATATACGGCCAAACAATATAGAGATCTATGTCTTAAACCATTTAGACTATTTACAGTAATACTTTGTTTAATTGAAAGAATCATAAATTCATTTATAATGTTGATTTGGTCTATTTTGGGAATAACCGCAGTTATTCCTCCACCACTTATTAAACTATGTAACAAAATACCTGAAAATGTTGAACCAAAAGATCTAAGAGATCTACTAAATGGTTTGTATTCAGATAGTAATCTAAGTGTAGTGAGTCCTACAGCAACAACCGAGGATCTACTAAAAGGCACTGGAGGAGCTAATGCACCAACTGGTGACTCATATGATTTTATTTATGAAGTGAAACTTCCAGATGGTACAATCAGAAGAGATTTAGATAGAGACGAAGTTCAGAAATTGATAGATCAGAATAAAGGTCTTGATTTTGATTTTTTAAATTTCGAAACACTTGAATAAAAAAATAATATAACTTCAAAATATACAAATTATGCCAAAGTCAAGAAACAGAAAAGACCACAAAAAGAAAGTGGCATCACGTAACAAGAAAGTTGCTGAAATGAAGAGAAAGAATGAAAAAATGCAAAGAGAAATGATTATGAAACTTATCGAACAAGAAAAGCAAAAAGGATTGTACGATAACTTACCACCTGTAAATCCAACGATGACCGAAGGACCACAGATTGATCTTTCTGGACCACAGATTTAAAAAACAATACCAAAAAGTGAAAATCTAACTCTTCTTTTTGGTAAGACCGATTCTGTTTGATAAGATTGAAGAAGTCTATTAACTTTGACTTTTAGATATGACTGTGTAAGTCTTGTTAAAAGACAATTAGGCTTCTTCAGTTTACAAACAGAAAGAAAATTATTGATAACTAAAATTGAGTCAATTCCTTTGTTTTTCAAGGCCTTCGTCTTATTTTAATTATATATAAAATCTTTAAAGTAAAAAACCGACAATGAACATAAATATCACTAGCGAAGAATCAACCAATAATGATTTTTTAATAATTTTTGATAAATGGAAAGAAAGACCAAATAGGTTAATCATTCATGACACATTTATCGGAAAAGATTTTGAAGAGGTAGTATCTAAAAATATCCAAGAAAAGTGGGGTAAAGATAACACTCTGACCGAGCTACTCCCAAGTGGAGATGACTATGTTCATAACCAAAGAGTCTTACTTCAAGTTGAAGAATTCATTTTCATTAGTTTTGTAAAAATGAATATGTTTACTGAAAACTTCTTAATAAACGATTTGTGTTTTTACTTCAAATCTGAGAGTCAAAAAGAAACAGTAAATAAAATTATTAACGAATTATCAATCTGTATTGTTGATTATGAAGATGATACAATAGATAAAATAAACGTCTTGGAATCAGTTGGTGGTAGTCTAGAACTCTCACCACTACTATTTGAAAAGTCAACATACTCTCTAGAGTCACTCTACAATCACAAGTCAATTAAAAAGGTTAAGAAACTAATCAAAGAAATCAAAAATACTAACAAAGGATTATCAATAATTTATGGTGATAAAGGTGTTGGAAAGACAAATCTATCGAAATATATCTCATCAAAAGTTGATAGACTTGTTATCTATGTGCCTACCAACATGGTAGATTCATCAATAAATAGTTCAGAGTTTAGGTCTTTCTTAAAAAAATATAGTAAGTGTTTTCTAATTGTAGATGATTGTGAGTTTCTTTATAACCCAATTTATGGAAAAAACAACTACTTCAGTAGTAACATACTACAGTTAGTAGACAGTATAGTTTCAGAACAACTTGAATTACAAGTTCTCTTAATATTTAATGTTGATAATGAAGATGAAATTGATGAATGTCTTTTAGACTCTAATAACTTAGTAGATGTCATAAATATAGAAGAGCTAGACTCGGAAGTAGCGACTGAACTCTCAAAAGAACTTGGATTTAATAAAAAGATAAAGAAGAATACAAGGCTTGTTGATGTTTTCAAAAACAACTTAAATACTGAAAAAAATAATATTGGATTAGTTTAATATGATATCAGAGTTGACCGATGAGGAAATATTAGAATTTTTAATGACATCTGACTTGATTGAGAATTTCAGACCAGATGACTATAAATACTTGATTATGAAATTCAGAAATTTTTATAAAATTCTTCATGGTAAACATCAACTATATAAAACTAACTCTGAACCGTTAATAAAAAATTTACAATCTTCTGTTGATAATTTAACCTTGAAAGTTCAAAGCTCCGAAGATCAAAGAAGACTGTTGGAATCAGAAATACTTGAACTGAAAAAACCTAGAAAACTCTCTGTAAAGGAGAGAATTTTTGGCAAAACTCAATAAGTGATTTTTTTATTTTAATATATACATGAAATCGACAACTATTTAGTTAGGTTGGTTTAAAGGAAAAAATAAAATAAAACTATGGAGTACACAGACAAGTATGATCAACTGTTAAAGTTATTGACAGAAGAAGTTGAAATTGACGGCAAAAAGTATCTTTTAAAAGAAGAGTTTGAAAAATTCTTCGTAAAAGGTAACAAAACAGCCGCTACTAGAGTTAGAAAGTTTATGCAAGAGATTAAAAAGAAGTCTCAAGAAATCAGAGATGATGTTCAGACATATAGACAAACTCTTTAATTAATGAATAAAAAATAACTAGAAAAGTCAGAGTAACATCTGACTTTTTTTGTATACAATGAATACTGAACTTTTCTAATTAATATATAAGTGTATGAAAAAATTCTCAAATATTACCGGACAAAAAGTGGCAGAAGAGCCAAAAATTGAAAAGAAAATAACTGAAAGTGATATCTTCAAATCTAAAGTTATGTCACTCTTAGATGATCTTTTAAGAGTTCAGATGTATGGACCAATTACTAGATATCATGTAGCTGGTACAATGAAAGTTGCAGGTAAAGAGTTATTTGTCGAGGCACTTATGGACCTATTAGATTCAAAGTCAAATAAAGAAAAGGTAAAATTATTAGAATCACTTAAATCTAAGATTACTGACTGGAAAGTTTTAGACGAAAAAATTGAGTCTATAAATTCTCAACCAGAGGGTTTATACAGACATAAAAAGATCGTAAAGTCTCTTTATTCAAAGTATAGTGAAGATGCTGATTTGTTGATTGAACAAACTGAAAAGTCAGCAGATAAAATAAACACTGTCGGTAATGCATTTTTAAGATTGAAAGCATGTGAGTCACTTTTGGCCGACACTGAATATAATCATGAGTTGATTTCTAAAATGGCAGAAAAGTATAAGAAAAGAGTAGAAGAATTAACAGAGAATTTTTAAGGTTTTCTAAGATTCTCAATAGATTCTTGTCTTATTTTACTAAACTCACTATCTAATTCATCAAGAGTCCAATTCTTAGATTGTAGTTTTTCATAGATATAGTTCGCTTCTTTAAAGTCAACTATTGTACCGTGTTGTAGAATTTGTTTTGCGAAAAGTGGCACTCTTATACTGTGAAAAACACATTTAATTGATGAGTAATAGTTTTCTTCAAATTTTTTTATACTAGAATCCCATGCCATATTTGATATATGTGTAAAAGAGTGAACAAGTGATCTTCTCTTTGGTGTCCAGTTAAATCTAACAGACTCGAATAATCTAAATTCTTGAGGTGCGAAAAAACACTCAATAGCAAAAGATCGATATTCATTTAGGTGTTGTAAGAAATGATCAGAGGTCATAATATGCATATTCAGAGTTGTTTTACTAACTAAACTCCAATAATTTATCTCTTTATTTGTGTCTGGTGTGTTTGCGATAATGACGTAATCCCAATCTGATTTCTCATTGTGCGTACCATATACTCTGCTGCCAAAACAATAAATTGATTTTAATTTTGATGGATAGAGTTTAAGAGCTCCTAATATTTCTGTAGTTCCTGGCATTCTATAAACCTAATTCTTTAAAGAGTTCATCTCTTTGTCTTGATACTTCTTCAAAATTTGAATAGGGTACATAAGAGATAACACCCTTATCATCTTCAACTTTTATTTCTACGAATCCGTAATAATTTACCCTACTTTCGATTACTTTATAAATATTATCTAAAGTAAAGTTTTTCTGCTCACGTATAGACCTAACAATTAATTCAGAATCAATTTTCATCATAGGTCTTAATCTACTATTAATCTCACTAATTAAAGACTTTATATTACATTTTCTAAAATCAAAGTCTTGTGTTTTTGCAAAATTAATAAATTGATCAATAAGATCTCGAGTCATTCTAAGTTCACGAGAGAAATACTGAGGTTTTTGTATTTTTGTAAAATAGAAACTATTTCTAAAAAATGAGGAGTCTACTGATATTGAATTCTGAGCAAAATAATTGAGTATAAGAGCCTCTGTTTTTTCTAAGCCCGGACAATAAGACTGATTATTTGATCTTGTGTATCTTCGATTCACTTTGAGGTCTTGAAATACTTTTATGAAATCTTCTTCTTTTTTCTTTAAGAAGATTCCTTTAGATTTTTGATTGTAGCTCATTTCAGCTACTTTTTTCTTGACTTCTCGATAGGTAATTTTTGATTCATTGACTAATTGAATTCCATTTTTTTCATTTTCCTTAATGAAATTTATGAAACTAACAATTTGGTCAAGACCTATATTGTTTACCGTTTCTGGAAAAACTTTCCCATCTATATAATCTTGTAGAAGTGGAAATTCCTTTTTTACTTCTTCTAAAACTTGTAAATTATGCTTTATTGTTTCGAGAGTTATAATCATAATTGCAAATATATGAAAAATATTTACTTTTTATTTTTAAAACTTTCAAATTTAGCAATAATTTTTTTATTTTTATCATCTATAGATAACCTCTCAGGTCTCATTGCTTTGCCAAATCCAGCATTTACAAATTCATCTTTACTCACTTTAGATGTTTTACCATCACTGTGTAATATCTCAAATTCATAATTTTCATTTATGTCTTGACCTGTAAACTCAATGTCCTTTGTCGAATATTCAATAGACTTACCTTGTTCATATAGGTCTATTTTATCTTTTAAATTATCAACAAACTCACGAGCCACCTTTTTCATTACGTCAGTATACTTTTCGGCACCGTAAGCTATTTTCATAGCCTCACTGTTGTATTTTAAAAATCCCCATCCTTGAAGATTAGTAATTGATGGGTGACCACCTGAATTTCTTTTGATCAAGTCAAAAACAGAAATATAAAAGCTTTGCAGATTTGAAAAATCATCTTGAGATAATTTATCATAAACTGAATTCATAGAATCTTTAACATCTACTAGTCTTTCATCTGATACTTTTTCATAAGAACTATCTACCTTTTCTACTATACAATTACCACCCTTTGAGTTATCACCATAAAATGCTAAAAGGTCTGTATATCTAAATCCTACACCTTGATAATCCGGACCTTCTTCTTTTTGCATTTTCTTCCAATCTTGTGAAGTTTCAAATTCTTTCTTTAAACAATCTAGAGAAATAAGAATTTTACTCAATACAGGTTCGTGTGTAGATAAAACCTCTTTTGCAATTTTACCAAGATCTATATCTTTTAATTTTTTCTCTTTGAACGGATTACAACTAACTTGTATCAGACCTAGTGGCCAAACCATACAGATAAAATTAGCTTCTGGGAAATTATTAAAAGGAACATACCTATCATAAGACCCTGGCTTGATCATCGACCCACCACCATATTGAATTATAATTTTATCTTTATCATCGTAGTGTACACCTTTTCCAACTTTAGCTCCTTTTTGGCTCATTAAAAACTGATGTTTTCTACTTTGAGGATCATATTCAGTGACTTCACCGGTATCTGGATCTTCTATAAATCTATAATCTCTCATCTTTTGAATATAGTTGTCAATATTCTTAGTCAACTCTTCTGGTTTTGCTAACACACCAGACTTATCAGAAACACGAGCGGTGTTTATATAATGTTTTAAATTAGTGAACATCGAAATAAGTGAAGGATTACAATCTAAGACCATGCATTCTAATATGTTTTTATTAATGTGGTCTCTTTTTCCATCCATACTTCTAACAGAGATTCTTTTATTTTTGTAGGCTAAAAGAAGTCTATTAACTACAAATCCCATCATAAATCTATTTTTCTGTCCAGAATCTTCGGTTTTTATTTGGAAAATAGAATTTCTAACATCTTGTGTAGTTATTCCTTGTCTGAAAAAATCAGCAGAATCTACTGTTTTAATAAGTTCAATATCTCCAGGAGTAAAAGCATCTGAGTAAGAAATTTCTGAGGATATAATCTCTACATTTGACCTAGCTGGTTTAAAATAAGTTCCCTTTGTATCTTCAGCTCCAATTTGACTATCATGATGGTCAGATTGTATATGAAACATTGGTTTTCCGTGAGCAAAATCAACTAACACGCAAAGATTACCTTCTTTGTGATTTTTAATAGCGAACTCCATTCCACCATATTGAATTTGGTGGGCATCTACTATTTTAACCTGATAGTAAGTTTCTAAGAAATATTTCATAGCAAGTGCTGACGTCACACCATCTAGGTCTTTGTGGAAATAAATTTCAGCGGTTTTCATAGGTCCTATTATCTTCTTAATATTTCTTATACCGACTTCTTCATTTACAAATGATTGAAATTTCTTCATATCTTTAGTTTTTGTTTTATTTACTATATATTAAAAATAATATTGAACTAGGAGTGCTCTCTATGAAAACCTTATGTAATTCTAAATCATAATAGTCTAATTTAGATACAACTTCAGACTGTCTTTCTAGAAATTCATCAGAGTTAATGTATCCAGATAGTTCATATGGAGTTTTTTTAACGAGAGGTATTAGTCTAACTTGTGAGTAATACTTGAATCCCAACTTTATATCTTGGTCAGTAATTTTAGTATCAACAATATTGAACTGATGTAGTTTTTTTCCAAAGACCACTGTAACTTGAAAATCGTCTATGAAGTCACTGAATATCTCTTGAATATCCTCTATTTCAATATTGAATATTCCAGGATTATTTTCAAAATATTTTAGATATTTCATTTCTTAAATGCTTTTATGTCACCTTTATGGTCACCAGTCTTTTCAGAATCAAATTTAGTATTAAAGAAATTATCTTCAGTTCCGACTAACTTAGTTTCTGGTGAAATAGAAGCGTATGGGCCAAGTTCACCACTACGATAAATACCACCTTTCATATCTCCATTTAAGAACCCGTTCATAAAGAAACAGTCAGTGAGATTTGTGTTATCAACTCTACAGCTTAAAACCTTTGATCTATTCACATCACTTGAGTCAATTCTCGAAGTAGAAATCTGTGACTCATTTATTTCACATCCATAGAAATTACAGTTTTCATAAATGCCATCCATAATTGTGCAGTTAACGAACTCAAAATTACTTATACTTAGAAGTGACTTCACTTTAGCATCAACAACTTCTATCTTTTGAGTTGATGTTATATAGTTTATAATACAATCTTTTAAATCATCTGTACATTCTATTAGGTCATACAGTCTATCAAATATTTTTGAAAAATATGAACTCACAAGTTCATACATATGATTTTGATCAATTTGAATTTGTATAGAAGGATATTCAACAAGGAAGTTATCGTATTTCGAAAAGCTTTTAAATTTAGAGATATTACTCTCAAGATATGATTCAAGTTTTTCAGAATCACTGTGATCAAAACCGACATCAATAGAGTTATAGGTATCAAGTATAAATCTATCAAGAAAGTATAGGATATTTCCAGTATTTAAGTGATAATCTTTACCACCTAAATATCTATACTCTAACCTTTGAGATTCTTTGTCATTATTTATATGTAGAAAGTTAATACCGAAATATTTGTTATCAGGAAGAATCAGATTGTTTTTTACAGCATCAATAGGAATATTAAAAAAGTCATACTCTTTATATGGTATAATATTCTTGATAGATTTTGCGTAAATATTATTCTTTCTAGATGGAAAAAACCTATAGATTTCTTCTTCATCTACATTCAAAATAAGTTTTAAGATGTTCAAATCATTTAGATTCTTATCAGAGTCAGAGAAAGATAAATTAAAATGTATTGAAGATCTATCATTAGTATATCCATAATTTTGAATAAAATTTAATATTTTTATTAGATAATATTTAGCGTCAGTATATTCAAGTGGACCAGTAACTAATTCAACCATGTTAGAACCACCTGAAAGGTCTGGTTCAAATTTAAAATTGTTTTTATCTGGTGTAAAATTAGAGTGGTACTGTCTAAATCCATGAACCTTCACAGGGTCTAATTCTTTATTTAACATTTCCATTGTCTTATAGAAAGAGAGGTCTTTCATATAAAACTCAAATTCAAGTCCTATGATAGCATTTTTCAAAAAGCTGTATTTGTCTAGGAATTTTTCTGAATATTTCCTCATAAATTATATATTAAAAATTCTATCTCAATAAACATAATGTAGAGAGGTAAGTTGAGGGAATATATATCAAGACAAAAATATTGAAAATTTAAGTGTTATTAACCCACTAAAAAGTAAGGTCAATATGTAATGACAAGTTCAGAAAATCAAGATAAAATGAGTTTTTTTTGTGTCTACTGTAAGGTGCGAAAAAAATTCGACAAGTTTATAAAGGTTAATAAAATTAAGAATAAGTACATTATTGATATTAAAAAAATAATGGAAGAAGAAGAGGTCAACTTCAAAGATGATAGAACTTATTTAAAAATTTTAATTTTCAATAAAATTCAACAGGCAATTGATCGTAAAAAAGATATCTATTACATACCAGACTTTGACAACGAGTTTTCTATCGAGAAGCTCTTAAACTTAAAGAAGATACTTGGTACCAATGACTTTAATGTTTTAATCTTTTATAACGAATTTAGAAAAAATCAAGATGTTATAGAAGACGTTCTTTCAAATTTATCTAAATTTTCAAATAGCCAAATTATTAGAGATTATTGATGAGGTAAGAGATTTTACTCTTGTTAATATATAAAAAAATTATATTTTGTTAAAGAATGGCTCAAGTTAAATTTGATTATCAAGTTGATAGCCGTGTTATAGGAATAACTATCAACATTGCAGCGAACGGGTCAGGTGATGATTTTTTAAATGTAGAGGTTCTAAATGAGGGTGCAAAAGTAGACAGTGCGGCATTCTTATTAAGTAGTATGGGATTTAAAGTTGACCCAGATGGAACCACTAGGGAAATATCAACTGGATTCCCTGTGAGTGGTGGAGAACTTACTCAAGCAGCAATTTCAAAAGCAAGAGAACAGGGTCAGACAATAGGTTATAAAATAGATGGTCAAACGTATAGAGAAGGAGATCTATACCCGAGAGATTCAGACCCAAACCAAGAAGGTGAAGATCCAACTCCATCGAACGCACCTACAGAAGATGAAGAAGGTGGTATAATAGAACCTGTTGAGGCTATTCCACCAACTGAACCAATTGCTGGAATTGCCTCAAGAGATGCAGGACTATTGCCAACAACTCAACCAACTCTTGCTCCTTTACAACAAGGTGTTGGATTAAATAGCGCAGTTGATCCGACTCAGACTGGAGCTTTAGAGAATCCAAATGTTCAAAGACCTGAAGAAAAAGCAATAGAACTAAATGCCTACTATACATCATCACCTCTAGGTCTAATAAACTCTAAAGGATATGACTATAAAAATGGTAGAGATAACAATCCACTTTTTTCGACAAGAAATTTCTTAATAGATCAAGGGAAAAAGTCAGGAAATGGTGATGGACAGTCTGGAAACAGACTATCAGACAATCCATTAGATTTTAATAAATCAGCTGCTGATCTACATAATGACACAGTATATGATATAAGCACAAATAACATAATTGAAAAGTTAGAATCATACCCAGCGCTAAAATTAAGATGGGCAGATTTCGCATACTGTAGAGATTTTGGTGTTTATCCAAATAATAGACTAGTAGTATGTAGAAGATTTGATAGACCACAAATTGATGACTTGACGTTTGTAAGTTACGAATCTGACTCAGATAAAGTAAAGGGTTCTGCCGTTTCCACTTTAGTTACTTGGATAGATGATGCATCAAATATTTTAGAATTCAATTTTGGAGAAGAGTGGGTAGATGCCGGTGTAAGTTTTGTAGATTTATTAAATGAACTTGGTGATGATATGGGTATGAAGTTTGCAAAATTAGGTGATATTTTAGCTAGAGGACTTGATTTTATACCAGCACCAGGTGCGACTGAACTGTTTCAAAGAAAAATTCTGGCAAAACTTGGTGTTATAGGTGATCCAGCAACAGCAGAAATTCTACCATCTGGTACGCCAAACTTAATCAAAGAAGCAAGACAAAGAAAGTTGATGAAAGATGATACTCCTGGATCTGGATTAATAGGTAAATTTAATATTAAAGTAAAGTGCGCATGGGAGCAAAAGTTTATATCTGGAGTAGATCCAACTATTATCTATTATGAGATTTTACAAACAATACTTTCATTTGGTGGTTCTCAAGCTGTTTTTTATTTAGGTAAAAAATCTAATCTTACCGGTTTAGGGAAATTTTTAGATGAGTTTTCAAGACCAGGTGGTGCTATTGCTAAAATAAAACAATTGGTTCAAGCTTTTAAGGAGGAGTTAGATAAAGTAGTGGGTCAAATTAAATCAGAAATTACGAAACTGTTCAATGGTGAAAACCCAGCAAAAGATGAAGAAGTTGATCCTGAAAATCAACAAGCTGTTGATGATGCAAAGAAGAAGGCAGATGAAGCTAATCAAAAAGCCGAAAAAGAAAGACAAGACCAACTAAATGCAGCAACTGCAGTGGTTGATAAAATAGTACAAGGACTTGTAGACTCATTAGTAAAAAAATATAGAGTTAGAGTATTAGGGATTGTATCCGCTCTTACAGGTGCTCCTTCTACACCTTGGCACGTAACTATAGGAAATCCTCTTCGTCCAATTTTATCAAGTGGTGATATGGAATGTAGTGAAGTTCAAGTAAATCTTGGTCCTCAGCTAAGCTTCAATGATTTACCATCATACATAGAATGCGAGTTTACTTTAAAGAGTGCAAGAAATCTGGGTATTGATGAAATTATGGAAAAATTAAACTGCGGTAGTATCAGAGTTCATGAAGAAGTACCATCATTTTGGAATTTCCTTGAAGACCCACCAAAGCCAAATCCAGAGAGTACAAGTAAAGATACACCTGGTACTACAGCATCGACTACTACATCCGCAACTCCCGAACCTAATGAGACAGAGGGTTTAATTGGTCCTTATGCGCCAGAGGTTCTAGATAATATGGAGACGCAAGACGGCCAAGGTGTACTGTCACAAGAAGGAGCATTAGAACTCGCAACTCAAACAAAAATAGGAAATGATATTGCAGCAAACGGTCAATCTATAAATCCAGATCCTAATAGTGTAGAGGCTCTTCTTGGAAAAGTTGAAAACCTACCAGGTGATGAATATACAGTTAAAGCTGGTGATAGTATTTCCAAAATAGCAAGAAATAAACTTGGACCAAACGCTTCAAATTCTGAAATACTTGCAGAGACAAAGAGAATTATTTCACTTAATAAGAACAAGAATCCACTTGAAGTTGATGGTATAGTTAATACAAATTCACAATCAGACCCAGACTTTATAAAACCGGGAGATAAATTATTTATTTAATTATGAAAATAGCTGATATTGATAAACTTAAAAGAAACGAAGAAAATGAAAATTTGTTTAATCTAACAACAGTTACTTTCCAGGCTACCTGGCAAGGTGTGAATTACAATTCATACAGAGTAAAAAAGGGAGAAGAGATGAGAATAGATTTAGTTTGTAACTCAATTTATGGTAATTTAGAACACATTGATATAATTTTAAGTGTTAATAATATTAGCAATCCACTGAATATAAAAGAAGGTACAACTATAATATATCCGAATATAGAACAAATAGAAAAACTAAGACCACAAGAAGTCGCAGTAGAAAACACTCAAAAGTTACTTGCTAATAAAGATAAGTCAACTAAAGTTGATCCATCAAGACAAGCTTACGTTGAACAAAACTTTAATCTACCACCGACAGTAATGGACACACCAACTCAACAGATAAAAGTTGCTGGTAATAATATTAGAGTTGGAACAGGGCTATTTAATAAATAAATATATTTATTATGGCTTATGAAATTAAAAATGGAAATTTAGTTGCAAAAGATACTAAAGGAACAACTAGAAAATTTTCAAAAACAGCGATAGACGCGATAATTGGTGAATGTAAAAGAAGAGGAGTGACCAATAAGTACATTATTGCCGGAATATTAGCAACCGTTTCAAAAGAGTCAGGATTCGTACCTCAAAATGAAAATTTAAATTATAGTGAATCAGGTTTAAGAAATACTTTTGGTAGCTATTTTCAAAGCGGTCGAGCTAATCCAGCTGATTATGCCAAAAAACCTGAGAAAATCGCAAATTACATTTATGGTGGTGTTTGGGAAAATGGTAAATATAAAATTGGAAGATACGGAAATACTGATCAAGGGGATGGCTGGAGGTATAGAGGTAGGGGATTCAATCAGATAACATTTAAGTCTGGATACAAAAAAAAGGAGGCATACATCCCGGGTCTTGTGAATAATCCAGATCTATTAAACGATCCAAAAAATGCAGCAATAGCATGTGTTGCATTTTATGTGGATGGGGATTTTAATAGTAAGAAAAAAATAAAGTCAAAATTTAACGTAGAGTCAGTGAATGACTTTAATAACTGGGATCAAGCTCTCTTGTGTATAATAAACATGACAGCTGGGTTTGGTAAATCTACAACTAATGATAGTGTTAGGAAAAATTACGACAAAGCTAAACTATGTCACTCTTTTTTAATTGACTATCTAGAAAAAAATCCAGAAGGTACGACATCTCCTCCAGAAAATCCATCATCAGCTGGAGCTACTGGAGACGCACAAACACAACAACAAAATGAAATACAAGATCAGGATCAAACAGGCGGTGATGGCTCATCGAATAATACTAGTAATAACTCGTCAGGTGCGCCAGTAACAAACCTGACACAGTTTTTCAAACCGACAATAGTTCCAACTGATATTACGATAAATCTCGCTGATATGAGTGAATCATCAAAGAAAAAGGTTTCATCTGAGCTTGGTTATATGCCACTTGTTTACATCAATAATTATGAAATTAAAGTCACAGATTTAGAAAAATTTAAATTATATCATAAAGGCATATTACCGGTAATAGAGACAACATTTATAGACTCATTGGGACTTTTAAAAAATGATGGTATACCTAAAGATGACGGCAAAATAACAATCTATATAAACTCAAGGTCTAAGAATCTTAGATCAATTCACATGGACTTTAAGATATTTAATTTCCGAGACAATGGTCAGGGGTCATATACAATAGTTGGTATATGTAACATACCAGAAATGTATATTAGAAGATTTGCAAGTTTTGGATCAAAAACATCACACGAGGCTTTACAGGAAGTAGCGAGACAATGTGGTATCGGATTTTGTTCTAATATACAGAATAGTGATGATAAAATGACTTGGATAAATACAGGTTTTAGAAATATGGAGTTTGTAGATAATATTATGTTAAACTCATATGTTTCTGATCAATCATTTCAACTGTGCTATATAGATTTTTATTACAATCTTTGTTATGTGGATGTTAGTAAAGAACTTTTAAGAGACGTTAGTCAAGATAAGATGATTAGCGCATATGGTTGGAAATACAAAAATGGTGAGGATGATCAAGAAATTGATGAAAAGGTCGTTGACTTACTTTTATCTACTGATAAGGCAATAAAAGCAAGTACATCATACATAGAAAAATTCGAGTTGATGAATAAGTCAACTAAGGTTTCAATAAAAAAATCTTATAGAACAAAAACTAAGTATTATGATACTGTGAAAAAAGAACTTTTAATATTCGACGTAGAATCACAGACTTCAGATGGTTCAAAATCAATTATTTTAAAAGGTGATCCTGACGATAATAGTTTTTTTGAGAATAATACAAACTTCTATTATTCAGGTAAAATAGACTCTTTTGAAGATGGTCAAGGAAACGTACATAAAAACTATAATTACTCGATTTCACAAAATCGACAAAACTTAGATGATATAGCTAAGTTCTCTGCTAAATTTTATTTACCAAATCCAAACCATAATTTATATCTTTACCAGAAGGTGCCTGTATTTTTTACACTTACAAAGCCAACACCATCAGCTCCAGAAGGAGTATTAAAAAGATTGACTGGTGATTGGTTAATCACAGGTATTGAAATGTCTTTTATTTCGGGAAAACAGTATCAAATAGTTACTGCAATACTTAGAGAACTTTCTTTGATTAAAGGTGAGGAATCTGAATCGAAATCAAAAGCAAATAGTGGTGAAGATAATCAGAAGTCACAAAGTAATGAACTATCACCAAATGATCAAGCCTCTCCTGAACCAACTCCAAATAATACAAATACGACTGGCACAACTCCAAATCCATCGTCTCAAGAAGCTTATCCTACTGGTGAGTATGGTGATATGGCATCAGAAATACCAGAGGCACCTGAGTCACCAACAAAGTCCACACCATCTGGATTCCCTATTAAAGGCGGAGCCTACTCGAAAAATTCATCGAAAAAGACTCAAGTTATTTTCCACTACAGTGCCGGGTGGCAAAAAACAGATAAAAACGAGGCGACTATTAAAACACTCTTTGATAGAGGACTCAGCTATCACTATATAATTGACGTAACTGGACACATAGAGAATTTAGTACCACCAGAGTATAAAGCATACCATGCTAAACAAGCAAATGATACCTCAATTGGTATATCAATGGCATGCTTAGGGTCTACAAGTGGTATTGAAAATAGTTCAACTTACAAAAATAGAACCGGAGATTATAGACTTATTGAAAATTATGTTGACTATTGTGATATCAATCTTAATTCACAAAAATGGCGTGGTATAAAAAGAGGTCAAGAAGTTAGTGAGGCACAATTAGTATCACTATTAAAACTATTAAAGTATCTAAGACAAAGAATTCCAACTCTGCCAGCTTGGAACGGACTAAATGAAAGTAATTTCTACACGATGTTTGGTGATGGTAAACAGTGGAAAAAAGATTTACCAGGATATTTCACACATGGTTCGATAACATCAGGTAAAGTAGATGCCGCACCAACACCTAGATTCGTACAGTTCTTAAAAACCAACAGATGGTAATAATATATACTTTATGAAATGGATAAAAAAGTTTAGTCAATTTAAAGAGTCTATAGTTGTAGACTTGACTTTTAATACTATTGACTTGATGGAATCCTTAAACATATGGGGAGACGTTCTTTTATCTTCTATCTCTGCACAAAATGTAGATATATTTAAAACACTTAACTTGTCTGATGAATTTAAAGAAAAAATGAATCTAGATGAGTTATCTAATAATATAGAATTTGTAAATTCACTCTCATCAATTGGTTTAAAGAAATCTGCTCTCCAAAATACTGACGACTTTCAAACCTTTTTAAATAAGCCTTGTAGGTTTATGTTTCTCTATGACTTCAACTCAAATGAATTAGAAAATCCAGAATATATTATTTTTCAAACCTATAATTCAACTATACAAAAATGGGAAGATGCTAGTTTATATAAAGTAAATGATGATATAAAAAAATTCTATGATAAACTAGCAAGCAAGACAATTGAGATTATAGAAGGTGATACAAATTATATCTATACAACTTCAAACGGTAACGATTGGATTTTACAAAATATAGAAAGTCAAAGTGATATTTATAAAAGAGATGTTACTAAAGAGGATTTACAAAAGATAATAGACGAAAGAAAGGTTAAAGTAAATATTATTTAAGTCTCTCTTCAATAAATCTAAGTACCACTTTAGTTTTCTCAACCTCAGATGACTTCAACCATTTAAACGTATAAGTTGATTCTAAGAAATTTATCTGACTTTTTATTTCATTTATTCTACTTTTAATAGTTTCAATTTCTGAATCATCAAATTTAAAATCTATCATTAGTTCAGAGCAAACTTTGTAAAGAGTAACAATATCATTAGTTTCATATGCGAACGTTGCTTCAAGATAAAGTTCATTAAGCTTTGAGTTTTTAATTTTATCAGGATGAGTTGATTTTACAATCTCTCGGTATATCTTTTTTACCTTTGTATCAACATTCAATTTTGTCTTTTCAATTTCAGTCGGTAAATCTTGAATATTTACCTCAGACTGCTTGGTATTTTTTTCGGTCCAGATTCTCTTCAAGTCTGGATAGTCATTTAAAAGTGAATCTACAGACTCAAGAAAGTACTGATTAGATTGTCTAACTACTTCAGATTGATAGATATAGTCTGATTCAACAAATTGTAATTCTTTAATAAGTCTTTGTAACTCCAGACTCTTTAGGCTATTCATCTTTATTAATATTAAATTATTGTAGTGATGTTTTAATATATAATAAAAATTAAGACTGGTATGGAAGAACTTTCACTATACGAACTTTATAATCTTTTGAAAAAGACAAATTCTGAAATAGAAATTAACCAAATTAAAAATCTTATTCAAGAGAAGGAAAGTCTATTAGAAAATACTTCAGCTACAGGAGGACCAGCAGGTTCGGCCGGTGCTTCGAGTGTAGGTGTTGGTAGTGCTGGAGTAGCTCTTGCAAATGCAACAACCGCTGGTATGGGTGGAGTAGCATCTTCAACACCGTCACATTTTCCAGGTGCTTTAACTGGTACAGCATGGATAACAGGTGGAGGAAGAGAAGGCAGTGGAGATATTGCAGTTCCATACAACCCAAGTGGTGCAAACAGAGTGTTTCAAAAAATCGCAGCACCTGGTCAAAATAAAACAAGAAAAGAAAGTGACCCTAACGTGATTACTAAAAAATCAAGAGTCAAACCACTTAATATTAAAACCTTAAAAGAACTTTTAAAAGATAAAAAGCCTTCTGGTAAAGTAATGAATTTTAGTGACTTTGAGAAAAAAGATGTCACTACTAAAGTAACAAAGGTCAAAGAGGGAAAGACTTTTGATGTTTCTAAGAAAAGTAAAAAAGAAGCGGTAGATATTTCAAAATTTCAAGATACTATCAAATCACATATAAAATCACTGGACTGCACTATAAAGCAAGTTGGTTCAGATTTTGAAATTCATTTAAATAAAAAACATATCGCTCAAGTTATGTTTAGAGAAGATTATATTGGAGTAAAAAAAGAGGAAAATAAATTTCCAAAAGAGTTTGAATATACTGAACTCGGTAAGATTAAATCTGAAATAACCGATATAATAAAATCTCAAAAATAAACATTTTTTCACAAAATAAATATACCATGTAAACTATATTTATTTTGAATAAACAAGAGAAAGTAATAATACTCGGATCTTCTGGAGCAGGAAAAGATCACCTACTTCGAAAATTGGTAGAAAAGGGTCTAAAACCTTGCATTAAGACAACCACAAGACCAATGAGAATTAATGAGACTCAGAATGTCACCTATAATTTTGTAGACGATTCTAAATTTGAAAGTCTACTAACCGACAGTAAGTTTTTATGTCACCAAACATTTATGGTCACTCCGCAAAATAAAGAACCTCAGAAGTGGTATTACGGAATAACAAAAGAAGAATTTACTAGTGCTCAGGTTTTCATTATGACACCTGGTGAATTATCACAAATAGAAGAGTCAGATAGAAAAAAGTGTTTTGTTGTTTATCTTGATATAGATAGAAAAGTAAGAGAGCAAAGACTTTCTTTTAGAAAAGATCAAAATGATTCTATTAAAAGAAGATTAGATGCTGATGAGCTTGATTTCTTAAACTTTAAGGATTATGACCTCAAAATAACTGATCCTGAATTTACGGCAAATGAGGTTTATGAACTTATGGACTAAGGTTCTGTATAGGTCTTACCATTATCAATTATAGACAAACCTTTCAATTGACCATTTATTGAATTACAAACTGAAATCGAGTTTGATATGGTGTTTTCTAAGATTGAAAGAAGTATGTTTAATATTGAATACATCTTCAAGAAATTTTGTTCACTCTCATAAAATTGAGAATTAGTAATACTCTCTATAATATCTATTGTTAGTGTAATTGTATCGTTATTTTTAGATTTCATTTTCAACACAACAATTTTAGGTATGCCTAACTCTTCACATTCTCTTTCATATTCCATAATTATTTTATTTAAAAGTGATAATAAACTTTTCCATAATTCAGATTGATCCATTTTCTGATAATCTTTAGATTGTACAAATTCCTGTAGACCTCTTTTGTATGATTTCAGAAATACAGATAAATATTTTTTAAAAACAACAGTTCTGTACTCCGTAGAAAATTGAAAAGTTGGAACTTTAGAATAGGTCCAAAAGTCTATATAGTTAAAAATATCATGGTTTGAAATATCGGATTCTGTAACTTCGTGTGGTATTTCTTTTACCTTTTTTTTCATAAAAAACTCTATGAACTTATCAGTGAATTGTGACCACCATTTACCAAACCATTCACTTTTGATCATACTACGTATTACAATATAAACTATTCCTAGGAAGAGACCTTTCAACCCGTACTTCTGCAACATCATTATTAGTTCTTCAACGCCCATAGTGGTATATATTAAAAAGAAAAATCCAGGAAGGAGCGAGTTTCCTGGATTTAAACATGTGTCGTAACAACATGACGGTCCTAAGCCGTCTAAAAAAATATATTTTATATATTAATTAGGTCAGACACTAAATTAATATATAATTAAAAATTACCTATTCAATGGATATTCGTTATAATATTAATAGAATTCATGTAAACTTATCGGACAAATATAATGATGTTCAAATAACAGAAAAGGCTTCTAAAGAATTCGGAAAATATTTTGAAATCACTATAAATGAGTCAAAGATTTTAAAAATGATTGTTCCTTTTAGTAACATAGATGGTAAATCTAATTTTGAAGTCAAGTATTTTAGTAATCCACTAGTTGAAAATTCAGAGCTAATATCAAGAGATACAAATAGTGAGAATATAGTGTTTTTAACTGAAGATATATTCCAGAACAATAGATTCTCAGAAGACTATATAAAAATCTAAATAAAGTATGAAGTTTGTTGAAATTTCATTTAATCTAATCAAAGGTGAGATCGAAAGATTTCTTAGACTTGAACATAACAAGGCTCAGATATTATACTCTCCTGCTTCACCTTATGGTCAAATTTTAAATGTTCTTCAAAATCTACATCAATTATCATTTCTATACTTAAAAAACTCTATCAATCAATTCGATTTAAGTGAACCAAATTCAGTAAATCCCATAATTGTTAGAAATGCTGCAATATTTGCGGGTCATAATCCAGGTAGAAACATCTCAGCAACTGGTAATTTAAGATTAACTGTGAAACCAGGAACTGAACTAGATAAAGAATTAAAAGGTGGTAAAATAACTTTCCTTAATAGACAAGTTTTAAAAAATAAGACGAATGGTCTTGATTACTCAATTTATCTTGGTCAAGATAAGTTAGTATTTAAAGTGATAAACTCAACTCAAATATTTTTACCACTTATACAAGGTAAATTCACAACAACTACATATACAGGTACCGGTAATTCAAATCAGACTTACCAAGTGACATTAAGTGGTCAACAAGATATAGAAAATTTCAATGTTGAAGTCACAGTAAATGGTAACTACTGGTCAATAAAAAGACATTTATATGATCTTTTACCAAATGAGAATGCGTGTGTTGTTAAAACCGGATTCAATGGTGGTATTGATATAATATTCGGAAATGGTGGTTTTGGTGCAATACCAGAAATCGGATCGAGTATTGCAATTACATATTTAGTTTCAGATGGTGCAAATGGAAATATATTTAGAAGAACTGTAAATGACTGGAAATTTGTAGACGAGGCGATTGACGGCGAAGGTAATGGTGTTGATGCTGCAAAGATATTCACAGTTCAAATATTTAATGATATAAACTTTGGAGCAAATAAAGAGAATGTTGTTTTTACAAAAAATATATTACCTATTGTTTCTAATAATTTTGTTCTAGGTTTACCACAGCAATATGCCTATGAAATAAAAAAATTAGGTGTCTTCTCACACGTCAATGCGTATGAGGATTTAGGAATAGTTTACATAGTTGCTACTCCTAATATAAGACTATTTAAAAACCAAAATGCTGATTATTTTGCAGTTAGTACAAGAGCATTTGAACTCGATAGATACGAAAAATCTAAAATAGATAAGTATCTTAGAACAACTGGTAATATACAAATAACAAAAAAATATAGAATAGACTCACCGGTACTTTCATATTATATAATGAATGTATTTGTGATAAGATATTCAGATTCGAATGATGATTCAGTTCAGTCTCAAGTGCAAGATGCTGTCTCTGAGTATTTTTTGAACTTCAGTAGAATTGATAGAATTCCTAAATCAGATTTAGTTAAAGTACTTTCTGGGATAAATGATATTCATTCAGTTGATGTTCAATTTATATGTAAGAAAAATGAAGAATATCACAGAGAAGAAATTAGTAGAAAAGAAAATCTAAGAAAAAATAAAACCAAATTCGAGACTAATATTAGTGCTAATAAAAATAAAGACATAATGGTTGAATCGGAATTCGATCCAGTAAAACGGAATCCTGATTATAAACCAAATACAACACTAGGTCTTGATCCGGTTCTTGGAGATATTATTTTTGAACCAAAAGAAATTCCAATTATCAGAGGTGGTTGGTATGATAGAAATGGTATTTACTTTTCAGATGACATGGCCTCTACAACTTTGAAGTCTATTAACATTATCAAAAAAGGTGTTGTAGATTCAAAACTAAGAAATAATGTAGTTTAAAATGCTAATTGAAAGAAAAGAAATACCTGAGTTATACTTCTTAAAGCATCGTCATGATGACTTTAAAGATTATGTTGATTATGAGAAACAGATACTCAACTCATCACTGTCACCATATATGTATGAAAATGATATGATGAATAGTTGGTTAAATAAAATGCAACCATTAGTTTCTCTTTTATTCGACCAAATGAATGTGATGAAAAACTTTAAAAACTATATTGTAGACAAGTACCATTATAAACACAGTAGGTAAAAAAACAATATTTAATTATAATATATAATAGACAAAGAAATTAAAAGATATGGCAGATAATAAAAAGATATCCGGATTTAAGAAATTCACGGAAATGAAAGGCGAAAAGGAACTTAAAGAAGTTTCACCAAGTGCTCAACCAATGACAGATTCAGATAGACCTGCTAATCCAAATTTGCCATATAAATCTTCTAAGATTCAAAAAATGCCATCAAGAAAAAATTTGATACCACAAGACCAAAATATTGAATTACCATCAGACTCTGAAAATGATCCTGAGGCTAATGAATCTAATGTAAATTTTTTCGGTAAAGTTGCAAAATTTCCAAAAAAAGTTAAAGCTTCAAAGGCCTATAATTTCTTAGAAAATGTAAAAATTTCAAAAAATTCTATTTGGTATATACTTGTTGAAAAACAAGATAATGAGCTTCAAATGGTTAAGTATAATAATAAGAAAGGTTTTGATATGGCAAAGTTTGTCTTAGAATTGAAGACCTTTTATTTGAACCAATATAAAGATAGTGCTGAAATGTCAAATCTTATTGAATCAATTGAAGTAGGTGGGGCTGAAGAGTTCTCTAGTATTAAAAACATTCCAAATGTTGAGATAGAACCTGGTAAAAAATTAATTACCAAAATCACCGAAGATCTAATTAAACTTCTAAGTAAGTAATTTTTGAATTGTATGATAACACTATCTGAAAAAGCGTATCAGAAAGTAAAAGAACTAATGAATGATGCTGGTCATTCTGATGATTATTTTCTTAAAGTTGAAATAGTCGGAGGTGGCTGCTCAGGCTTAAAATACAATATGGATTTCTCAAATGAACATTTCGAAGACGAGCAAGTCTTTGAACAATTCGATATCAAAATAATCACAAATAAAAAATCTCTTCTGTACCTAATAGGAACAGAATTAGACTACTCAGATGGTCTAAATGGTAAAGGATTTGAATGGAAGAATCCACAGGCCTCAAAAGTTTGTGGTTGTGGTGAAAGTTTCTCTATTTAAACAACCATTTTCTACAAACTTTTACCTAAAATTAATCTAAAATATAAGTTAAAAATCTTATAATATAATGAATAAAGGTAAAGTAGATTGTGTGCTTGGTCTAAGTTTCGGAGATGAAGGTAAAGGTAAAATAGTTGACTATCTCTCTCAAGAATATGATGTAGTGGCTCGTTTCTCTGGAGGAGATAATGCCGGTCATACCATCTATACAAAGGATGGTAAAAAAATTGTACTTCATTTAATACCATCTGGAATTTTGAATGATTGTATAAATGTTATCGGAAATGGTGTAGCTCTAAACCCGGTTTCTTTAAGAGAAGAAATTCAAATGCTTGAATCACTCGGTGTGGATGTAAAATCAAAATTAATTATCTCTGATAAGGCAAGTATACTATTACCTACCCATATTAAATTTGATAGTTCATTTGAAATTCAAAAAGGAAAAATGGCAATTGGATCAACCCGGAAGGGTATAGGTCCCTGCTATACTGATAAAATCGCAAGACGTGGATTTAGAATAAAAGATATCTTCGAATCTAACTTTGAAGATAGGTTTAAGTCTAAGTACCTAGAAGATTTACAAACAATTGCGTATATTAATAGAACTGATATTGACTATTCTCACGATGAAATCAAAAACTTCTTTAATGCTGTTGAGTTTATCAAAGGATATAGAATTGAACAAACTGAGACCCTTATAAACAAATATTTGGATGAAGGTAAGTCAATATTGGCAGAAGGAGCTCAAGCAGCTGGTCTCGACATTGAATTTGGAACTTATCCATATGTAACATCATCACTTACTACAACTTCTGGTGTGTGTCTTGGACTCGGTGTTGCTCCAAAAAGAATTGGAACTGTCTATGGTGTAATTAAAGCCTACACCACAAGAGTTGGAAATGGTCCACTTACAACTGAATTATTTGATGAAAATGGTGAATTTATTTCTAAAAACGGTAATGAAGTTGGCGCAACCACAGGTAGAAAAAGAAGATGTGGATGGCTTGATTTAGAACAAATTAAATACGCCTCAATGATTTGTGGGGTTGATCAAATTATCATGACTAAATCAGATATACTTTCTGGTCTAGATGAGGTAAAATATTATAATGGAGAGTATAAGTCATTTAAAGGATGGGGTAAACTTTTAAGAACTGGACTAGATTCTAATTTCATAGAATATGTTGACTCGGTTCAGAATGAATTACAAATCCCAATTACTATACTTAGTTTAGGAGCTAATAGAAATGATATTATGCTTTTTTCAAGAACTATGAAAATGGCAACTGTAAATTAAAAAAAGATGAATTATTTTCCGAACATAGAAAAGCTTAATGCTATTATTAAAGTATTACTTAATGATAATAGTAATACAAAATCAAAATTAGAATATCTTATTCACGACTATCTAATTGAGGATTATAAAGTATTTGACAAAAGTGTAGACTACTGGATTACAACAAACATGATCACAACCACACTTTTGAGCAAAGATTTTCAAAAGCTTATCAAAAAACAAAGTCCGAATTTTGTGACTAAAAAAGTCGATGAAGTATTTGTAGCAACTTTTCTCCAAAGATCGTCTGAGCAACCTAAAAATAAAATTCCGATTGATACTATGAATCCTGATCTACAAGATGACGAACCTTTTAGAAAGGTGTGTGAGTGATCTAATTCTCAGGATGTTTGTACTTGTCATAAAGGTGCCAAATTGAAACAGCACTTAATTCAAGTAAAAAGAAAAATACTTTATCAGTTGGTTTATCATTTGTGTAGAAGGTATAAACGACAAATGCTAAAATTACAAGTATTTCTATAAATGATATAAGTTTTTTCACCTCTTTTAATTATTTGTAAATATATGGAAAATTTAAATAAATACGCAGAATTTGGTAAAAAAGATTGCCAAGCAAATTGTGACAGAAAATCTATAATGACTAAAGACGGACCAGTGATAATCTGTGACTTTTGCCTGAGAGTTGTTAGAGATTTAAGAACTAGACTATAATATATACCTTATGGTCAAAATAAGAAGATTCAATGAAGCACTAACTGATATTTTCGAATATGATATAAGAAATATCACTCCTAAATATCTTACAATTATAAGTGGTGATATCACAGATATTAACGGAATGTTGATAGATCCAAAAACTGGCATGTCAACAAATATTTCTTGTAGATACAAACTTGGAAATATTATGTCAGATGCTGTTTATCAAATTACATATGACCGCGATTTTGATATAGACGGTATTCCAGATACACTTGAAATTGATTTAGGACCGATTCATAATGCTGAAGAAAAAGACTTTCACTTAAATGTCGAGATCACACTTGGTAATTTTATAGCTTCAGGGTTTAATATAAAATCACCTAATATTGTAGAGCCTTATCAATATACTTCGTATCATTCAAAAATGGATCCAAGTAATACAGTATTTGCTCTCACAAGAGAAAGTCTTGAGGATCTTTGTCGGTTTTTTAATCACTTTGACGGAATAAAAGTCACACCTAGTGATTTAAAATTTTTAGACTCAAAGGACAATTTTACTGACCTCTAAGAGTATCTCCAACTTGATATTTATTACAATCGTCATCAAAGGTTTCTTCTCGACCAAATCCTTCATAAGTATAGAGACATTTACCTGGAATAAATGATTGTTGCTTATTAACAATTACAGGTACACCTTCATTGTAATCACAAGATGTAATTGAAATTATCAGTGAAGTTAAGAAAAGTACTTTTTTCATAATTTTATTTTTTGTAAATATATAAAAAAATAACCCTCGATCAAAATTAATTGTCGAGGGTTAAAGGTATATTATCTAATTCTAAATTATGAATTTACAACATTAGATAGACCACTACCAGCCTTGAAACGAGCAACCTTCTTCTCAGGAATTGTTAATTCAGCTCCTGTTTTAGGATTACGACCTCTACGGCTCTGACGAGTTATAGTGTCAAAAGTACCAAATCCAACAAGAGTAACTTTGTCACCACCAGCAAGAGCTGATTGGATTGATGAAACAATTGAATCAATAACTTCATTTGATTTGGTCTTTGTTAAACCTGTCTTAGAAGAGATTTCATTTACTAAATCTGCTTTGTTCATTTATTTAACTTGTTTTTTCTATGAATTTCTTCATTAATAGTTATATTCGTGAATCAGCTTAGGTTTTAAAAAGTTTAATCTTTTTTTTGAATTTTTTTGATTAACTGATCGATATTTTTGCCTGTTGTGGCAATGTATACTAGTCCAAAAATAAAAATCAATGCCATTATAGAAAGTACTAGAAGTAGTGGAATCCAAAGTGGAGAAGTAACCCACCACCAAGACCAGCTTATATTTCCAGTTAGTTTCAATACTAAAAATATTAAAAATATTGTAGTATAAACACTTATTCCAGTATTTGTTGTTTGATTACTCATTTTTTAAATTGTGGTTTTAAGATAATTAGTGAGAATTTCTTCACCTGGATTAATATCTTTTACAGTGAAAAATTTAAACAATTGGTTTTCTGTATCAGTTGCCCAAGCTGCATTGTTTTCTGTGCTGTGGTTATAAATACTACCCCATCCAAGTACAATAGCGTGTGAGTCACTTGTGAAAATTGGATAGGCAAATGATATTTGTTGAATAGTTTTGTCTAGTTTCTGAAAATCTTTTTCTTCAAGTATCCAGAAATGACAAGTTTCGAGAATTTCACCAGATGGGATAAACTCTTTTGCGAAAACTCCATATCCATGAATAGGAGATTTTTCTACTTTAATTTTAGGGGATATAAAAATCATCAAAAATTATATTAAAAATAATTTCTATAGTTTAGATTCATACCTTATATTTGTAATTATGTTAATATTCTTAGATGATATTAGAATTTCACCACGAGTTGTTCACAACTCTGATCGTGGTTTAGGAAAAGAATTTGGAAATTCTAAAAACTGGACAATAGTTAGAAACTATCAAGATTTTATTAGTGTCGTTAAAAATAATTTTGATAAAATACAATTTATTTCTTTTGATCACGATATTGACTCTTGGGATGTTTCTGGAAATGAACTGACTGGTAAAGATGCAGCAGATTGGTTAGTAAATTATTGTATTGATAATAATAAGATCTTACCTGATTGGTTCGTACACTCAGACAACACAAGTGGTAATAAAAACATCCGGCAGCTTTTTATTAACTATATGTTTAGAATTGAAAAGAGAATTTCAAAAATGGATGATGCTTATGGGTTTTTTAACGGTCAATTAATCTACACAAAATAATATGAACAGAGAAAAAGCAATTTACTTGTCAGAAAAGATTAAGTCAGCACTTCTTAAAATACAAGAGGAAGAAGGTATCGAATTTCAAGTCTCAAATATATCATTTTCAACATCACAAATGAAAATGTCAATATCTACAAAAGACACGGTAGTTGATGATAAGGCTAATTTAGCACTTTCTAAACGATATGGTTTTACACAAAACATTATTGGAATGGAATTTACCTGTTCTAATGGTGTTTTTGTGGTTGAAAGTTTCATGACTAAGAATCGTAAGTATCCAATTATAGGCAGAAGAAAAGTTGATGGTCGTCAATTTAAATTCCCGCCTTCAAATATTTTGAAATATCTTGGAGGTAATTCTCAAGTGAACAGAAGTGCGAATCTTAAAAATCTACTTGATTAAATATAATCTTGAATGCTTGCAAATCTACTATCGATTGACTTGATTGTAATGTGATTGTCTGGTGCAAATCCTTGATTGTCACTAAAATTATCATAATCGCAACAAAAAAGTTGAGGACCTATCGCAATAGAACCATTTCTTTTTTGAATAGAGTTTACAAAATATCTATCGATCTCCATCGGAAATTCACTGTTATAAACATCTATCATTTCTCTCATAACTTTTGATGTTATTCCATAGGCATATAGACCCCAGAGATTATGACACTTGAAAATTTTATCAGTTAACATTTGGTCTTTTAACATGGTAATACCATAAGTCCACATTACAAGGTCATCACTTAATGGGATGTATCCAAGATAGAATAAATCTTCCCACTCAGGTATTTCTTGTGATTCGAATATCTGATGAATGTTTTTATTAATTAAATTATCATCTTCTAATATTAAAATCCTTTCATATCCATTTGAAAGAGCATCTCTATAAATTGAGAGGTGAGAAATTGTTGACCCTAAGTATCCAGTGTTTAAAAAACGTGGGTTATCTAATTTCTTAAAAAGATGATTTAATACAGACCCATCGGCTGCTCCAAAAACTTCAACTTCAATATCAAATTGTTGTAATTTCTCTAACGATTTATTTAGTCTATCTTTTCTTCTGTGAAGATTGAGTAAATATATTTTATCAAAATACTTATTAATATCCATATAAACTGATATTAATTTTTTTTATATAAGTTTTATATGAACGCTTTTCATATTTATTACCAAAAAGAGCGAGATATTCCAAAGTTTGACCTAATAAACTTATTGGTCCAAGTGGCGTCTATAAAATTCTGGAAAAAAAATCAAGGACCAATACATTTATATTGTAACGAAAACCATCTCGAATCACTAAAACTGTGGGGTATAGATAAATTATATGATAGTATAAATCTAAATTGTCTGCAAGATATACCTTATTCTGAACATTTAGAAAAATATTGGAGTTTTTGTAAAATACACGCGATTAAAAAAATATCTGAAAGTTATAAAGAATTTGTAGTATTAGACACAGATCTTTGGATTCAAGAACCAATTAACATTGATAATAAATTTCAATTTATTGGATATCATGAAGAAGATGTAATCGATGATCTTAAAAATCCTTATTTACATCCAGAAACGTTTCTTAAATCGACTGAGAGTTCACTAATTGACTGGTCTATGAATCCAATTAATTGTGCGTTTTTATATTTAAATTCTAGTCATTTAGTTGATGAATGGTATAAATGGGTTCTAAGAACAATTGAGTTAAATAAAAATGAACCAATATTTAATTTATCCGCTGATACTATATTCATAGAACAAAGATTATTATCAGCGATCGCTTATACTTTAAAAATGAAGGTTGGTAAATTAATCCCGAATATTTATTTACCTCATATAACATCTGATCATCTTGGTAGTGAGTGGGAACCCAAAATCGGATTCAATCTTGAAAATCAGTATCTTACTTGGAACATTAAACACGTATGGGGTTTGAAAAAGTCATATAAAGAACCTGAAATAAGAAATATGGTTATATCAACAGTAATATCATCTTTGGATACTTTTATTGAAGACTGGAGAAATTCCTGCGAGGATTTAATTTATCAAATAGAAAAAATTCAAGCAAAAACTCTAAAAGAATTAGAACAAATATTACAGACTGAAAAGTAATTCACCATCTAGATAAAACTGTATTGTTGCGCATCTTGCCTTTTCTTTTAATTCAGTCATATCGAAGTTAATAAATTTTCTATATTCTGCAACCACTTGCTTAAAATTATTCTCGGCTTGACAAGTACAACCATTTGTATAAATATCAACTCTATCCATAAATGGGATAAATTGTGGTGTTCTATATTGAATATCAGTTAGAAGTCTATAAAATTCTTGAGGAGTATTTATTAAAATACTGCGAGTAATCTCGAGTCCATAACCATTAGTTGACATATTTCTTAATTAATTTGTATATTACATAGGATAAGATGTATGTAATTGGAAAAGTAGCAACGAAAAATTCAAACTCTGAGATAAAGAATAATTTAACGATGAAAGTTAACCAAAAAGTTAAACAAGGTTGGCAACAAATAAGTTTAGAGAAAAATCCTTTATGTTTAATAAGTATATAGTCTAGGTAACTTATTTGAGAATTTGTCAACTTATAGTTTTCCCATGATTCAATTTTAGTTATTTTAGTGAGTCTAAATAACTTTGAATATTGTATAAATGCATCTGTTTCAAACCAGATAAAGAGTATAAAAACTACCCAAAAAATTTCAAAAATCATATGGATTATATATAAAATATTCTTTTTTGTCTTATAAAAGTTGATTTCTTAAAAAATATTTTTTATATTTACAATATGAATAAAGTTTTAATTTTAATTTTAATTGTTTTTTCATCTGTGGGATTTGCACAACCACGTTCTAATTATGGACCTAATGTTGGTTGGATTAGTAATTCTGAAAGATTTAGTTCTACTGAATTTCAGATTGGATTCTCAGTTCGTAGAATAAATAAATTCATTTATGCTCAACCAGAAGTTAATTTACTCTGGGATGTTAGAAACAGAAAACTAACTGAGATGCGTATTCCTTTTGTTTTTGGTGCTCGTTTTTTCAGAACTGTTAGAGTGAATATCGGTGGTGAACTTCGTTCAAGGTTAATTTTTCAAGGTCAAAATAATATGGGATTGAACTCACTAACATACACATCTGAATCAACTTTTGGAACACCAGTAGTAGGAGTAGGTCTAGATTTAGATAGACTATGCTTTGATTACAGAATTACGACTCAAGATAAGGAGTGGAAAATCCCACAATATACTTTTAGTGTTTCTTATCTTTTTGGTCCTAGAAAATAGGATAGTTATCTAACCCAAGCTACACCAACTGTTTTCGGAACTGTTGGTAATTGTTGCCAGTTAAGAGTTCCAGCTCCTATAGTTCCTTTATAAACCCAAATTGTTCTTCCATTTGAAGAGTTGATATCAGTTGCAGTAACGTGACCCACATCTAAACTAGCCCCATATGGTATCGTGACAGTTGCCAAACTTCCAGCAGAACTTGATCTAAAAGTAAGTGCAGAGGCAGCTGTACCAAGCAAGTTTAAAGCAGAAGTAATTGTGTATGTGTCAGTAGACTGGAATGTGTGTGTTGTTCCAGCAGTCTGTGATGTGAAAGTCACAAAAGTGCATCCTTCAGATCCAGTGAAAGTTGAGTTAGCACTCGTGCTGAAAGTTGCAAAAGAGAAACCAGGAGCATTCAGAGTAAATGTACTAGCACTGTTACAAGTTATTGTAGCATTCGAGACTATAGTACCTGAAGTAAAAGTGAGTGTTCTCAACCAGTTAATGTTTCCTGAAAAAGTGATAGTCCCAGATGTGCTTATAGTTAAAGGCACGGTCATTGCATTCGGAGCAGATCCGCTGATAGTACCAGTTCCGTTCATAACTATAGTAGCTGCTCCGAGAACTGTGTTGATATTAATTACACCAACACCAATCGTCAAATTACCACCAACAAACACGGTTCGACCAGCCGGGTTGAAGCTAGTTGCAGATCTGTTATATGCGTAATCTCCTGTGAATGTAAGGTCTGATGTAAGAACTACAGCGCTTGTAGCAGAGGTACTATTTTGTCCGTTTTGAAATGACATTCCTGAAGTATTCATAGTACTAGTTCCAGGGTTAAAAGTAATAGTACCGGTGTGAGTAACAGATCCAGCGGTCCAAGTAAATGTGCCGGAAAAAAAGAAAGATACTGTTAAATTTACTGTACCCGCACCGTTTATTGTTACTGAGGATAATCCCCATACAGGACTTCCAGTACTTGTTATGTTCATAGTCGTTGAAATGTCAGGAGCGAGAATAATAGCAGTAGTACCAGAAAGATTTGAGACATTCCAAGCAACAGAATTTTTAAAAGTAACTGTGTTACCATTCCAAATCCATGATGTTCCAGTCATTGTAAACGATCCTGATTGAGTCCAATTGCTTCCCCAAGTTACGGTTAAAGCACCAGAGGCTTTTAAAATCTGCATCGGAACCGAACAAGTACATCCTGCAGACGATAGAGACAAAGTTGAACCCGGTACCGTAAGAGCAAGAGTAGAAGATCCGGTCATACTCATAGCTGACGAACCAAGTGCTACGTTACCAGTGACCGCTAAGTTGGTGTTGAAGGTAAGAGTTCCGACATAGCTTGTACAAGTGAGATTCACACAGTTGCGTGTAGCACCAGTATTGATTATACAGTTAGCACTAGCTGCTTCAAAAACTGCATTATCAGCCGTGGTTGGTACAGCTCCAGCTGAATAAGTTGGAGACGGTGTAGCACTCCAGTCACCAGCAGTTCCCCAGTTTGTTCCAGTACTTCTAAAATAATAGGTAGCCATAATTTATATATTGAAGTTAGCGACTGTTTTTGGCTGAACTGGAAGTTGTTGCCAGTTAGTACTTCTAAGTAAAGTTCCTCTGTAACTCCAAATAGTCTGACCAAGAGACGAGTCAATATCTGTTGCGTTTGCATATCCTACATCCATAGAAGCACCTTGTAAGACAGTTAATATGGCATTAGTATTAGCAGAAGAAGATACAAAAGATACTCTTGATGCGAGTGTCCCGGTCACAGTAATTGCAGAGAGGATTGTATAAGTCTCATTTATTTGAAGTGTGTTAGTTACTCCCGCAGTTGTCACTGTATATGAATAGAAATTACAACCTTCTGATCCTGCGAATGTTACGTTGGTGGTAGATATAAAATTTGGAAAATTAAAATTTGGAGCATTTAAAGTATATGTGGCAGTGGCTACATTAGTCCAAGTCAACGAGTTTGACATTGAAAATGTGCCGGCAGTATATGTTAGTGATGCACCGTGACTAAAATTTGATGTAAATGTGACTGTGCCTGTTGAGTTTATAATAGTTGGAAGTCGAAATGAAAGGCCAGCAGATTGTGATATTGTAGAATTTCCGAGTAAATTCATCACTGTAGTACCAATCAAATTACCAACTATAGTAACTACTACTTGTGTATAATTACAATTTAGATTGATATTACTTCCATTAAATGTCATATTTTGTGTTTGACGAGTTGTTAAAGATCCTAGACTTGATACATTAAAATCACTTACTAGTGTAAAAGTTCTACCTTGACCTTGAAGAATCCAATCACAATCCCAGGTCATTCCTCCGGTAGTGAGTGTAATATTTCCTACATTGTAAAGCGTGGCTCCAGTAGTTGTTACAATACCAGCTGTCCATGTCAATGCGCCAAAACGCAACTTGGAGGAAGGAGTAGTGATGATTATAGTACCACTCGAATTGAAAGTAACAGGAACTAAAATATCGACGAATGCTATTCCCGCGGATATATTAGTTGTTACAGTCTGGGTTGTCGTGGTTCCTAATATCAAATTAGTAGTACCAGTAAAACCAGAATTATGAACAGCAGCAGCTGTTCCCATGGTGAAATTACCACGAACAGTCATCGAATTTGAATTTAGGGTCACAAACTGAGAAGTTGCAGCAAAAGTTATTGATAGGTTTCCATCGACTGACCAGGGACTACCTAAAGTGAATGTTCTAGTTTGACCACCTACATTAGGACTGACAATTAATGTTATATTACCTGGCCAGGTTTTTCCTCCTGAGTTTAAAGTTGCTGTCGCTGCAAAAGAGAGAGTTCCAGTACTAGTCGCACCAACATTCATTCCAGCTACCATAGTAAAAGTGCCTCCAGTATTTGTTGTGCCGTTGCCAATAGTAAGAGTAACTCCAGAATTGACTACGAAAGTCCCAACGTAATTGGTGAAGTTGATACTCAAAGCCGCAGCAGTCGCAGTCACAGTAAGATTTCCGGAAGTTGCAGTAGCTACCACATCATCCGCTACTGTAGGAACGACTCCTCCTACCCAAGTAGAAGTAGAATTCCAGTTTCCACCTGTATTACTTATAGTTATAGTTGCCATTATGGAATAAGCCCGAGTTTTCTTTGTTCTGTTATTGCTCTATTTTCTATACCTAAAGTTATATATGCCTCATCTGCTGGCATAAAGTGTGGAATTTCGACTGTCACTATTGTACCATCAAAGTCATACTGAACGGTTGTGAAAACAGTTGTTTGATCCATAATAATAGTCTCAGTCTCGCTAATCTGAGCCTCAGATTGATAAGTTTCTTCTCTTCTTTCTAAAATACTATAAGTCATAATTAATATTTATTTTTTATGTCTTACTGACTGCAATAGTTAATGACACACTTGAAACTGTAGTTGCTGAATCGACGTTGAACGCAATTACATCATTAGCATCCACAGAAACAGTCCAAGTTGAGAGTGTAAGATCTTGATTATATTGAGCTGATGATAGTGTCGGTTTCTCAGATCCAGCGATACTATTCGAAACAGTCGGTATTGAACTTGCCGCCTTCCATACGTCTATTACAACTGATCCTGTTGCGTTTGCTATTATAGTCCATCCTGTGATAGTACAATCATAAGGTATACTTACATAACCCTTAACTCCAGTTGTTATTGTACCACCTTGGCCATCGATTGTAATACCAAAAGAATTGGTAGTTGTTGGCGCTGGTCCAGTAGGACCCTGCGGACCGGTTGGACCCTGTGAACCGGCATTACCAGCTGGTCCAGTTGGGCCTTGTGTACCTGCACCGCCTCCAGAATTAGTCCAACCAAGTTGGCCTAGTCCGTCTGTGTAAAGAACTTGACCAGGACCACCATCGTAGTTTGGAAGTGCATAAGACTGTGTTGATCCAAAAACCAGTGAGTTACCAGTTGCAGAGATCTGAACTGGATTAGTTGTGCCTATATAAAGAGTTTCTATTTGAACTGATGAACCAGTTGAGCTTAATTTAGCATCTCCCAAATAGATAGTATTTCCACTTAACCATAAGTCTTTCCATCTAGATGAAGGACTTGCTCCTAAATCATAGTAGGCATCTATATCAGGAATTAAATTACTTCCGATTGTACCATTAACACTAAAAACTTGACTAACAGTTAATCCGTATGTAATTTCAACCCATGCTCCTTGATTGTGAATCACAAATGCGTTTGGTAGACCCGGTCCAACTACTGGATCGTCGTTTATTCCAAAGGTAATTTCTTTAGCATTTAGGTTGTAATCAGCATAACCATTATCGGTGCTATTTAGAACATCATTCGCTATTCCAAAATTTAAGTCATCACTCACGCCTATTTTAAATCTCGCACCACCATTACCTCTAAATTCGGCTAAATAATATGGACCAGTGTTTGTTTGCTGGTTAATAAACTTACCATTTAAAACACCATCTATTTGTAAGTTAGGTACTAAAACAGTATTTGAAGCTGTAAGTGTAAGACCATTACCACCAATTATCACTGAATTTACAGCTCCCTGGCAAATAGCACTACCACTTGCTCCGATTATTACAGAATTAGTAGATTTACAAATACAGTTACTTCTACCACCAATTATTATATCACTATCGGAATCATCACCACAAATTCTATTTTTATAACCACCAGCTATCAAACTTGATACAACGGAACCGGATTTTACACCAATATAATTACTACCACCACCAAGAATGTTCGAGTTATAAGCATTACATTGCGTGTTTTGAATACCCCCGGAAATTACTGATCTATTTGTACCATAAGCTATGTTGCCACCACCACCAATTATTACTGTTCTATATGCAGAACAAATTGTTGAGGATGTACCACCCAAAATCAAAGAATAAGAAGATAAAAAAGATGCTCCTATAATTTTATGATCTACTCCTCCAATTATTGAACTATTATAAACAAATTTAGACAAGGGATTACAAATACAACTATTTTGACTTGATATTATTGATGAATTTATAGATGAGTATATTAAATTATTCTGACCAAAAGCGATTCCGCTCTCACAACTACCATAGCATATTTTTGAATTCCCACTACTAATTATTGAGTTTCTACGATTATTTTTTGGTGTGTTGTCAAAACTAGAACCGGTAGAACCTATAATCAAATTCAGTCTTGATGAATCTATATTAAAACAACTAGAACTAGTTAGTGAACTACCACTGCTGAAGAATATTTCACCAGTTGGACTAGTGATTGAAATTCCTGAACCAGTAGCACCTTGTGGTCCAGTAAATCCTTGTATACCAGTTTGACCTTGTGGTCCAGTTACACCAACACTTCCTTGTGGACCAGTAGAACCAGCTGTTTGAACTATAACTATAATATTATCATCATTATTAAATGAATTACCAGTACCACCATATTCTACGAATGTAACTGGTATTTGCACATAAGAGTTCGGGATTATTGAAATCGTGGCACTAACTACCCATTTTTGATAGTTATTTGAATTATCATCAGCTTGTATTATTATTGTGTTGCCTGGGATAATTGTAGCAAGTAAGAAATCTATATCCACTGAATCTCTATTGATGTGACTTATGTTTATTTGTGTTGAACTTATTTGTGTAGCATTATTCCAGAGGATATATGTTGATCCTGGATCACCACTCTGACTTGCCGTTTTAGCTTTGTAATTATAGTATGAAGCTGCTTGACCGGGTTGACCTTGTGGACCAGTAAATCCTTGTAAACCAGTAAAACCTTGTGGTCCTGTTGATCCTTGATCACCTGTAAACCCTTGTGGTCCGGTAAATCCTTGAACACCAGTCGAACCTTGTAGTCCGGTCACACCCTGATTACCTGTAAATCCTTGTGGTCCGGTAAATCCTTGAACACCAGTCGAACCTTGTAGTCCGGTCACACCCTGATTACCTGTAAATCCTTGATTACCAGTGGTTCCTTGTGATCCAGTCAGACCTTGATTACCTGTAAATCCTTGAGAACCAGTTGTACCTTGATCTCCTGTAAAACCTTGAGGACCTGTTAGACCTTGAACACCTGTCAAACCCTGTGGTCCAGTCACTCCCTGACTACCAACACCAGAAGCAGTAACCCAAGAAAGGGTACCACCAGAAGATGCCAATCCATCAGTTGATAATAACTGACCTGGTAACCCATCAGTCTTTGGTAATCTGTAAGAGTAAGTTCCTATTCCAATATTTAAAGTCCCATTTGTTGCAGATAATATTACAGAATTTGTAGGCTCGTTTAATTTTAATTGAGGTACAAGTACTGTATCCGATTGAGTGAGGGTGAGCTGACTGCCACCAATTATTGCACTTCTATCAGAATTTACAATTCTGTTACAGAATCCACCCATAATTGAATTGTCTGACGATGTACCAGCAGCAAAAGCATCTATCAAAATAATGTTACATCTACCTCCTATTATTGTAGAAGTTAGATTTTTGATGTCATACGGTCGACCTGCAAGAATATTTCCGGATCCACCTACAATCACTCCTGAAATAGACCAATTGATACTTGAACCAGTAGATGATAGTATAGCACTATAGGAAGAGACTCCGGTGTAACCAGTATATGAGTTAAATTGGAACATGCAATTATGTTTACCACCAACTATTACGTTGTATTCTGGTTGTCCCAGATAATTTCCAATAATCCAATTATATGAACCACCTAATATTAAACTGTTACAGTCCCAACATTGTATAGATTTATATGAATTTAATATAATACCACAACAGGATATACGATTTACTGAACAAGATGAAAATAAGATAGAGGAACGTTGAGAATCACATATCGAGTTTGTAAATCCACCTATAATTGATGAGAAATTTGAAACATAACTGTTGTTCATAATTGTATTCTGACATCCTCCAATTATTAAAGAGCTATCAAGATTCAATAGATTAGCATTTTGGTAGAGACCGTCGTAATTACAAATAGAATTCTTCTCACCTCCTATTATATGAGATTTTGAACTGTTTATAATTTTATTACAAACACCACTTACAAATCCGTACGCGGATGTACCAGTAATTAAATTGCAAGATCCAGCTAAAATTGTAGAATAACTTGATCTATCAGATATAGTATTTTCTTTACCACCAATTATAGCTGATGAAGCGGCTGATGAAGCGGATGTACCAGTAATTAAATTACAAGATCCGCCTAAAATTGTAGAATAACTTGATCTATTAGATATAGTATTTTCTTTACCACCAATTATAGCTGATGAAATACTATCAGTAGGTCCATAGACTCCAGCGATTATACTATTAGAAAGTCCGGAAACTAAGTTCGAGTAAGTTGGATTGAATGTGAAGTTTTCTGAACTCGTTATGCCTAAATTACCATCACTAAAGAATACTTCAGTGAATGGTCTATCAACCGAAATACCCGGTCCTGTTGAACCTTGAGGACCTGTTATACCCTGTAGGCCAGTTGGGCCTTGAGGACCGGTTGTGCCAGATCCACCACCTGCTGGTCCAGTCGGACCCTGAACACCATCTATACCAGTCGGACCTTGAGGACCTGTTACCCCGGAACCTGATCCTGCCTGTCCAGTAGGACCTTGAGGACCTGTAGCACCAGTTGATTGAGCCGATGAAGATACAACCCATGCATATCCATTATATGTCCACACTGTTGAACTAAAAGTGTAGGTCTCGTTTGTTGAGGGAAATGATGGAAAATTTACTGGCATATTCTATTTATTTATTTATCTATTTTATCAGGGTATAAACTGGCCATCGCCAGTAAATGTGAAAATTGTGTATAGACCATCAGTTGTTGTTGTATAGGTGCCAGTTCCCGAACTATTTTGAGAAGTTAAAACACGTAAAATAACAACACCTTTACTACCATTACCACCTTGGCCACCATTAGTAGCACCTCCACCACCGCCCATACCATATCCACCCGCGCCACTTGTACCAGCGCCTCCATTTGTATTTCCACCTTTGCCACCTGTATTACCAGTCCCACCTGAAGATTGTACTGTTCCGGCATTACCACCGCCTCCACCTCCAGCTGAATAGTATACAGAAGCACCAGTTATTGAACTTGTTTTACCAGCACCACCATTACCACCAGTGGTTGATGTTTGACCTTCTTGTCCAACAGCACCAGCACCACCTCCACCACCAGATGCTCTAGAATTTAAACCTTGTGATTGTCCCCCACTGTTGAATGAATTAACAGTTTGAAATTCTATAGTTACGTTATTGACACCAGACCCACCAGCAACTGTTCCACCAGAACCTGGATACCCAGCACCACCACCAGACCCGTTGCCATTTGAATTTCCTGCAGCTGCACTTGATCCACTTATGTTATATCCACCACCGCCACCGCCAGAAGCATCAATAGTAAAAGTACTAGGAGTATATTTAACACCTGTTATGGTTGATGAACCACCATTACCACCGGAGCCCGCAGTGGTTGCACCATCCCCACCAGTTCCAACAATAATATCATAAACAAATCCTCTAGCAAATCCAGAAGTTCCTTCAACAAAGGCACCTCCACCTCCACCTCCACCCCAGTTACATCCGCCTCCGCCACCCCCTCCGATGACTAGATATTGAACCGAAACGTATAAGTAAATTGGTGGTTTCACAAAATTACCTTGTAAATATGAACCAAATTGTTGACCAGTCTCAGTTGTAACATTACCACCAGAACTCTGTAGACCATACATTTCGATATAGTCAGTGATTCCATCCATGAAAATCATTGCACTAATCATGGTCCCAACACCAGCAGTATTGCAAGGAACTCTAACTCCTCTTTTATATTCATATCCATTTTTATATAATGACATAATTTGTGAGCTAGTGTTTGATGCGTATGTGACAACACTTATGTGACCATGGAACAGATAATATCCAGCTAAATTTGGTGTGAATCGATATGTTGAAGTGTTGAATACATTGTCAGTATCAAATTCCTCAGTATCCAAAGTTATTTTAGTTACTACACCGTTATTTAGCGTCGTAGCTACACTTCCATAAGCTGAAAAAGCTGGTCCATCAAGTGCTTTAAAAGTAGCTATTTTATAAGTAGCAGCATTGAACGAACTGGAATCTACCTGGTTAGTTGCGGAAATAGTACCAGCTGTGATTGTATTCGTTACTGATAATGAACCAGTTGCAGATATATTACCCAATACTGAAGCTGTTCCTGTAGATAGACTACCTCTAAACGTCGAGCCACCGGTAACTAATAGATTTGGAACTGCAACTGATGAACCAGATGCCGAGATAGTTAAATCACCAAGATATATTGTGTTACCACTAAGCCATAGATCTCTCCATCTTCCAGATGGAGTTGCACCAAGGTCATAAGTCTGATCAGCGTTAGGAATTAAATTACCAGCAACTCTTAAATTTGGCACAAGTACGGTATTAGAGGCTGTTAAAGTGAGTGAATTACCACCTACTATAACACTATTAGAAGCAGTAGAGCTTATAAAACTTCCAGAACCACCAATTATTATAGAGTTTGCACCGTTACTAATACAGTTTCTTTGACCACTAATAATTGAACTAAAACAAGATGCCGTTAATGTATTTCTATATCCGCCAATAAGTGATGAATTACAACTTGCACAATTGATAAAACTACCAGTTCCACCTGCAATTATTGCAGTTTGTTTTGAGCAACTGATACATGATCTGTAACTGCCTATAATAGAACTATTACAAGTTGAATTTGTAATAACATTACACGATCCACCAAGAATTGATGATTGTAAACTAGTACAAATTACATTTTTAAAACCCCCACCTATCAAAGATGTGCATCCAGATTGGATTCTAGACTGACAATCACCCACTATTGACGAATATTTGACAGTAACTGCTCCAGAACTTATTATACAACTATTGAATCCTGCTATTATCGAACTGTGAAAATGTACATTGCCAAAAATACCACCAGCGGGGTCCATGCAACTACATTTACTTGAAATTATTGTTGAATTACATGAAACACATTGTCTATTACACTCACCAGAAATTATAGTGTTACCACGGCTAATAGCAGAAATCTCAGAATCAAAACTGCTTATTATAGAATTTCTACGACTACAATAGACAGAGGCTGGGTTACCAAGGTAGCCCAGAATAGAACTACCAGTTGAACCAATAATTAAATTTAGATCTGATACGTTTATACTTAAACAACTTGAGCTTGTAAGTGAACTACCACTACTAAAGAATATTCTACCAGCAGGGTCAGTTATTGTGATACTGCTAGGACCAGTTGGACCTTGACTTCCAGTGATTCCTTGAGGACCAGTGGTTCCTTGCGGACCTGTATTACCACCGGTAGATGAACCATTGTAAAAATTAATTGGAGTAACCCACTGAGAGCTGGTATTATCGTTTATATAAACAAATTCTTGACCCGTTGATAAGTCATACCATCTATCACCTTGTACCGGTGACGGTGGTGCTGGTGGTTCTTGAACATAGTAATTTGCGGAAGGACCGGTTGGTCCAGTCGGACCTTGAAATCCACCAGGATCACCCTTAGGACCAGTTGCACCTTGGAAGCCAGTTGGTCCTTGAAAACCATTCGGTGGTCCAGTTGGACCCTGAAGACCAACACCAGTTGGACCTTGAGCACCTGTTACAGAAGTTCCAGTTTCACCTTTCGGTCCAGTGAGTCCTTGTATTCCTGTAGAACCTTGAACACCAGTTGAACCTTGATTTCCTGTAGTTCCTTGATGCCCAGTAATACCCTGACTCCCAGTTGTGCCTTGTGGACCTGTATTACCCTGATTACCAGTTGGTCCTTGAGTACCAGTTGGACCATCAACTCCTGTTGTTCCAGTTGGTCCCTGAAGACCTCCCGGATCACCTTTTGGCCCAGTTGGTCCTTGAAATCCAGTGAATCCTTGAGGTCCACCAGGTGTACCAGCAGGTCCTGTTGGACCTTGATTACCATCTATACCAGTGACACCCTGTGGTCCTGTAATAGAATTACCTGTGGGTCCTTGAATACCAGTATTACCTTGAAATCCAGTAACACCTTGAGACCCTGTATTTCCCTGAGATCCTGTATTTCCTTGAAATCCAGTAAATCCTTGAGACCCTGTCACCCCCTGCGAACCAGTGAAACCTTGAGAACCTGTTATACCTTGAGTACCAGTTAATCCTTGAGAGCCCGTTGTTCCTTGATTACCGGTAAATCCCTGAGGTCCAGTTATAGATATACCTGTAGTTCCTTGAACACCAGTAGAACCCTCTGGACCTGTTGGTCCTTGAAAGCCACCCGGGTCACCTTTTGGACCGGTCATACCTTGAAGTCCGGTTGGTCCTTGAAAACCATTTGGTGGTCCTGTTGGACCTTGTAGACCATCTACACCAGTTGGACCTTGTGGTCCTGTTATTGAAGGTCCAGTTTCTCCCTTTGTGCCAGTCATACCCTGAATACCAGTTGGACCCTGTGATCCAGTAATTCCTTGTGTGCCTGTAAACCCTTGAGTTCCAGTTACACCCTGTGGACCAGTTAATCCCTGTAGTCCAGTCAAACCTTGTGGACCAGTAAGACCCTGTAAACCAGTAAATCCTTGAAAACCAGTTGGACCTTGTAATCCCGTCAAACCTTGTATTCCGGTGTTTCCTTGTGGACCAGAAGGACCACCTGCAGGACCGGCAGGACCGGTATCACCTTGAGGACCAGGTATTCCAGTAGGTCCTTGATTACCAGTTATTGATGGTCCCGTTATACCTTGAACTCCTGTATTACCTTGAAAACCTGTTGGACCTTGATCTCCACCAGGATTACCGGGAGGTCCAGTTGGGCCTTGTATACCTACACCTGTGTTTCCTTGCGGGCCAGTTATAGAAGCTCCTGTCTGACCTTGAGAACCGGTAGAACCTTGTGGTCCAGTCAATCCTTGAATACCGGTAGAACCTTGAGTACCAGTCACTCCTTGAGTTCCTGTTAAACCTTGACTACCAGTTGCGCCTTGAGAACCAGTAGATCCTTGAGATCCTGTCGTACCGATTCCTGTAAAACCTTGAGGTCCAGTAAGACCCTGAACACCAGTGTTTCCTTGAAAACCAGTTGGACCTTGATCTCCACCAGGATTACCGGGAGGACCAGTGTGACCTTGAGGACCAATAATACCTGTATTACCCTGCGGTCCTGTAGCTGATGGTCCAGTTATACCTTGAACTCCTGTATTACCTTGAAAACCCGTTGGTCCCTGATCACCACCTGGATTACCGGGAGGTCCTGTATGACCTTGGGGACCTATTATACCTGTTGATCCTTGTGGACCAGTTATAGAGCTACCAGTTGAACCTTGTGAACCAGTCATACCTAACGGTCCAGTTGGTCCTTGAGACCCAGTATTACCATCACCTAATCCAGCAGGTCCAGTTGGACCTTGTGCACCAACATCTCCTGATAGACCGGTTGGACCCTGAGGTCCAGTATTCCCATCACCGGATCCAGCAGGTCCAGTTGGACCTTGTGGTCCAGCATCTCCTGACAGGCCTGTTGGTCCTTGTGGTCCAGTATTTCCATCACCGGATCCAGCAGGTCCAGTTGGACCTTGTGGTCCAGCATCTCCTGACAGGCCTGTTGGTCCTTGAGGACCAGTTACTGTATTAGCTAGTGGACCAGTTGGACCTTGAGCACCCGCAGGTCCTAATGAAGGACCAGTAGCTCCTTGGGGACCAGTAGTTGAATTACCAGCAGGAGTAAAACACAAATAGCTGTTGGAATTATTAGTAAAATCATTATCTGAAACTATATTTGAAATTGGTATTAAATAGTATTTAGTCACACCAGAACCACTAGATGTAATCGTACCAGTTATTTCAAATACATGAAACCAAGACTGATCTGTTGAAAGTTGAATTTTCAAAAATCCTCTTCTAAGAGTTGTGCCATAATTATTTAATGCCTCAAAATAATTAGACAAATCATTCGATGTTGTGTCTTGGTAAGAAACAAACATCTGATTTGCAGAACCCATATCTGAGTTATTAAGTCTAAATCTACCGTTACCTGGATAAGACTGAGTAGTCGAATCATCATAGTCAAAAATGTAACAAGAATCGGATGTCAAAGTAAGACCAGTCGCACCGGTTGGACCAGCACAACAGGGTCCTTGAAAACCTTGAACTCCAGTTGGACCGGTTGGTCCTTGAAGACCTTGTGGACCACTTGGTCCCTGAAAACCCTGAGGGCCTGTTGGACCTTGTAAACCTTGAGGACCTTGTGGTCCGGTAGGACCCTGAGGACCTTGTGGACCAGTTGGTCCTTGAAAACCTTGTGGACCTGTTGGGCCTTGTAGACCCTGTGGACCGGTCGGACCTTGCAAACCTTGTGGACCTGTTGGACCTTGTAAACCTTGTGGACCAGTCGGACCTTGAAGACCTTGTGGACCGGTCGGACCTTGTAGACCTTGTGGACCTGTTGGACCTTGTAAACCTTGAGGTCCTGATTCACCTTGAGGTCCACTTGGAGGCATGCCTGGGCCAATTATTGAAAACTGAGGTATCTGAGATAAAGGAGCAGGATTTGCTGGAAAATAAAGTGTGACATTCCGACAAGTAATATATAAATACTCAGTTCCATCAGGCTCTACAAGTATATAAACATCAGTCACGATGAAATATCCCAAGTAGCTACCATCTGGATAGCTTACAAGTACTGATTGACCAGGAACTGCCCAATTATTGGAGTCTACTCTAAAGTTTACATCACCATTCTCTACTGGAACCGGTTCTTCGAAAAGAATTAAAGCCACTTAAAGTCTCAAGTTTATTTTATATATTAAACCAAGTGATTTAGATCTCAAGAAAATATATTCTAAAAATTTTGGAAAATATTAATATTTTACTATATTTGATTCATGAAATTTCTAACTATTCTATTCCTCCTATTTACACAAGTCTCTTTGTCACAGACCAATTTAGATAAATTGTGTTTCGAAAAAATCAACAAGTATAGAAAATCATTTTCAAAAAATGAATTTATTTGGAATGATATCGCCTTCAAAGCCTCAAATCATCACTCGAATTACTTAAAAGATAGTTGCGATATGACAATATCACACCATGAATCTATTTTAGTAAATCCACAAGATAGACTCTGGAAATATGGATCAAACTGTTCAAGAATCTCTGAGAATGTTCTTCTTTTAAGTATGAACTTCGAAGACTCTGAATCAAAAGAGAATATTAATTCGGAAATTTCTACTGGTGTTTTTGAGTCTTGGAAAAACTCACCAGGCCATAATAAAACAATGTTAAATGAATGTAGACTCGGTGGTGTCTCTACAGTAATTCAAAAACAACCTACCGGAATAGAAGGTTTCACAAACTATTTAATCTGGGCAACTCTTGTTATTTACAATCCTTAGTTCCAACACTTCAAAGGTGGTGTGCTACCAGTTTTTCTGACAGTACCCATCTTCTTCACTTTAATACCTTTGTGTTTTATTTTAACAATCTTAACTGGTTCTTTTTGCTTTGATAAGTAATAAGTTGTTTTAACTCTTTGTACTTCTTTCTCAGCTTCAAATGGCAATACAGCAACTGGTATAACATAATAAAAATCAACATTTACATACCTCGAACTAGGATCAACTTCTGTCTCTCCTAATTCAGATTTTGTTTCTGTAGAAATCAAAGTTGTATCAACTCTTTTCTGAACTAAGTAGTTTTTAATTGATCCACATCTAGCTTCAGATAATCCAGAATTATCTTCACTATATCCTAAAGACTTTAACTTTGCTTTAAGTGATGAACTAAGTGGTTGTTTATCTGTAGATGATTCTATATCTATATTTGTAAGTATTCCACCATCTTCTAATATTTCGGAAAGTACACTGTCTATTCCTGATTTCATATCTTCAGTTAATTCAAATTTACCGGATTCAAAATATTGACCTTTATCAAGTGTATATCTAATTGATACAACTTCACTTTCAGGAGCACTTGTAATTAATTCTTTCCAAACTGTATCAACCTGAGTTGAGTCAAGAGTATATCCCATCTCGATTAGACTTTGAACTTGCTTTTCAGTTTTAACCTTTCTTACAATTCTCTCAGGTTCTTTTTGTCCTTGCGCATAAGTCCCAACCAAGGCTAGTAATCCAGCAAGTAAGTTTTCTTTCCAACCCTCATTAATTGGTTCATAAGAATTAAATGTTTGTAAATGTTTCATAAAATTATATATTAATTTTTTTATTTGAATCATCTTCTTTATATTTGACAAAATATACAATATGAAAAAACTAATAATCACACTATTCTTTTCAATTATCTCACTTGTCTCTTTCTCTCAAGAAGCAACTTTTGCAAAAGCATACAACCTTTTTCTTGGATTTAAAAGTGATAACAACTCACCAATTACTTGGTCAAGTCAAGCTACTGATGTTGACATTTTAATCATCACCAAACCAGAAAGAGTTACTATTTATTCAAGTGAAATTCAAGAATTTAGAATTATCTCACTGGCAACAGAAATCGAAACTGCTTCTAAATGGTTTGCAGTTGATCAAAATGGTAAGCAATGTTTCTACTATATCGGTTATGACGAAGCCTCAGTTTTCCACATGATTGAATATAGTGACTACGCTTTTTTATATCGAGTAATACCTGACAAATAATTATTGAGTTGGCTCGTCACCATTTTGATTTGAAAGTTTTTTATCTCTCAAACTCATAAATGAATTGTAACCACCATAAAATAACCAAACTCCAATAATCTCGATAAATGATCTAGCGTCTATTTCGTCTATATTTATAAAGACATAATAAAATGTCAAAACTAAAAAACAGTTGAAAACAATGAATCTTTCAATCTTTTTAGAACTAAGCATTGATTTATTATTTGAAAAAGTCATAATGACTTCATCAAAGAAACCAGGCTCTTTTTTTTGTTTCGGTTCACTACTTTTCATATAAGTATATATACAACTTTCAAAATGATAAAAGCTAAAGTTATTAAAATACAGACTCTTCCTGATAAAGAAGAAAAAAATATGTATATAAAGTCAGGAGATATATTTCACGGAAGCTTTAATACTTGGCCAGAAATTGGTAAATCATTTCAACTTTGGAATGATTGGACTACCGAACTAAGAACAACACAAGTTACAGAAATAATTAGCGATAGAGAATTTAGAACTTTAAATTCAATTTACAAAATTGTGACCGCGGAAGATGAGCGAGATGAACGAATTAAAATAGTATTAGAATGAGAAAGTCTTGTAAAGAGTGCCCATATAAAGTAAAGTCTCAACATAATAATAATTTTCCAAATTATGTCGACAAAATGTTCAATTCTGGTTCTATAAAAAATAGAACACACACTTGTCATATGATCGGAAACGTTTGGAACGAACCAAAAGAAAATACTGTGTGTATTGGATCTTTAAGAAAAGAAAATTAGTCTTTCTTCTTTTCGTCTTTAATAACCATATTAGCAGGTTGAACTTCTTCAATTTGACTTGCATTAAAAGTATCAGCAGCTACAGAATTTTTATCGTGTCTTTTATCTTCACGAAAATCTTTTGCTAATTCTTCCCAAGAGACTGTTGGTTCTTTAAACTCTTTGTATGTTTTAATTTTCTTCATAAGTTATATATTAAAATAAAATTTATCTTTTTATATATAACTATATGCATCATTTATCAAGCTTCGAAAGATATAACGAAGAACTAAAAGTAAAACAAATAATAGAGTATATCGACTACTCTATAAATGAATCAGTAGATATAAAATCTATTTGGAACAATGTACTTGAGAAAATAAAAGGACTCTCTAAGTCATCTAAAAGAAGGATAATTAAATATGCTATAGGTTCACTATTAGCTTTTAATACAATTACTAATGTTGTTCAAATTATTAATAACTCAAAAACTGATGATGAGACAAAACAGGTTGCAGTTGAGGTAGTTCAAGAAAGTCAATTCAAAAATGCAAAAGAGTTAACTTTATCAGATGAAGGATGGAATCACATTAAAAATGAAGAGAAATTAAAACTTAAAGCATATCAAATTGGTGATGGTATGATAACTGTTGGATACGGACATGCTGAAAGAGTAGGTGATTCAAAATATAAGTTAGGCCAAGAAATTTCTAAAGAAGAAGCTGAAAGTTTGCTAAAACAAGACTTAAAAGTTGCAGCAGATGGTGTGAGAAGAATGTTTAGAGACTGGGAGTCACAAGGGGTTGTCGTTCCAGTTACACAAAGTATGTTTGATTCACTCGTATCACTCGCGTTCAACTCAGGTGTTAGTGGACTAAGAAATTCAAAAGTTGCTGATAATCTGAAAAAGTCAGAATATAGAGCTGCTGGAGACAGTATAAAAGAATTTAGAATAAGTAAGAAGTTTCCAGGATTAGTAAAAAGAAGAGAAAAAGAAAGTGAGATGTTTCTGGCCTCACTAGGATCAATTAATCTTTGAAATAGTTCCAAATTTTTGAATCAGTCATTCTGTTTGATATTTTTTCTGAATCAATTCCTTGCTGAATCTTTTCAGAACTCTTTTTTCTCAACTCATCTTCAATATTAAGTAGTAGTTTATTATATTCAAACTTATCAACTTTAAATTCTTTAGACTTATCAATTTGTTTATCTAAAATAAAAGCATCTAATTCAGTAAGAAACTCTACACCTTCTGGTCCTGATAGGTTTTGGTAAGCTACAGTTGAAAACTTTTTTGGAATAAGTTTATTTTGATAGTTTCTGACCATTAATTCTTTAAGAATGCCTAAGTGTGTCCAACCAGTTTTCCAATCTTCATCATGTTCACAACATTCAACATACCAGAGATCTTTAGAGAATTTTGAGAGTCCGATCCAAATATCATCGTCTTTATCAACATAGTAAGCATCTGCGTTGACTGTGCAATCAGATTCAATCTCATTTATGACACTTATACTTTCATTTTCAGGTATATAAGTTTGATACTCTTCAGAATAAACTACGTCATCTACGTAGTAATATTCACTCACATTATCACACCAAACTATATCATCAAAATCTTCAGGGTAAACTCCTTGATTTCTTCTTTGACCACTACTAACAGTTATACTTGAATTAATATTAAGCCAATCCTGTAAAGGTTCAGACCATATAGCAAGGTTTGATGGTATTCTTTCTTGGTAATACTCTGACCATTCACCATCTTCTATAACTATGAAATCCCCATCAGTTTGATCTAAAATATAATCACCAATAGCTTTACTATCTGTATTATTATAAAGTACTTTATTTTCTGGATCAAATCTTCTAAAAGTATCTAAATATGGATATTTGTCATATTCTATATTTTTATCTAATTGAACTTTCATGTCAAGTTGAAGTTCCTCGTCTTTGTATGTTACACCCTTCAATAATGTGTGAGTGTTTTTAGTTTTAAATGCCCAGTTGTTTTCAATTGCATACTTTCTAAATTTTAAAACATCAGAGTCTTTTATTGTATATTGTCGATCCATAAACCAAGTAAAATTAATGCCATCTGACTCTACAATTTTCCACACAAGAGCTCTGCCTAGTAATTTATGGTTTTCTACGAGAATAAGCATTTTACAAACATCTGGATTTTTAGTATACATCTCAAATACACCTTTAATATTTCTCATACAAGAGTTTCCTAAAGATCCTGAGAGTTCTGCGTAATTATTTGAATCATACCAAAAATCAATTTCATCACCTTCTACTAATTTAAAGTTTTCACCTGCCTTTACTTCGGTAGATTTAAACTTATTTACAAACTGCTCAACTTCTTTAGATGAATATTTATTCGGAAAAAATTTATTTATAAGTCTACCAATTTTAATTTGATTTCTTGACTTTGAATAAACCTGAGCAATTTCTCTATCATTTTGTAAATTGTAAAGTATATCAGCAATACCTCCATACGGACGTGTGAAGATATCTAAGTGTGGATGTTTTTCTTTGAACTCCTTTTCAACATTCTGCATAGTTGTGAATGTTAAAAAATCATTCTTATCCAAATCAATAAATGTGATGTCTGGCTTAACATCTTTCATTTCAATACTAAGAAGGTCTTTAGAAATATCATCAGTAATTGACTTTAGTTTATTTCTAAAATTAGGAGAGAAGTAAACAATAGATTCAGAAACTAAATTCTCAAATAATTTGTAGTCCGAAAAATCATTGAATTTTAATAACATTAAACTAATTGGTTTAATTATATATTATTTTCTAATCTTTAAATGATGATGGCAGAATATCAATTTTATACTTTTTAGCAATAGCAACTACTAGAGGAAGTAAAAGACTAGAACCCGGTATAATTGTAAATGGTATTCCAATTCCAATAACTTTGATAACATCAATCATTTGGCTTCTAAATTTTTCCATTTCTTCTTTAGAAACTTCACCACCTTTTGCATATCTTGCTAAAATTTGAGCAGCTTCTGAAGTTTCTACACCTTCAGCTTTAATTCTTTTAAGAAAATCAACTATAAAAAGATTGAATTTTTGTATTTCTTGTTTTAATTTAATCACAGTCTGTTATATATTTAAACAAAAAGTGAGTCACTTTAGGTAACTCACTTTTTGTTTTAAAAAGATACTATTTAGATGTAACATCTTTATCATCGTCTGACAAAAATACATCAGATTTATATGAACCATCATCCATCGACATCGCACGTGTTTTGAATGACTTAGACATCGATCTATATACTTTTTGATTTGAAATTTCATCAGCACTAAACTGCATTACGTTATTAACATTGATTCCATAATTTTTAGCAGTTGATATAGAATCGATGTTAGCACCGACAAAAGTAAATGTCCAGTTTTTAGTTTCTTGCAACTCTTCAATCATTGACTTAACCTTTTTACCATCGAACTCAATTGAGCTATTTTCTTCACCATCGGTAATTATTACAACTACTGCAGTAGCGAGTCCAGAAGAAACCTTATCAGATATCTTTTGATTCAAATCTCTGACTCCAACACCGATGGCATCAAGTAGTGCAGTCATTCCATTACAATTATAATTCTTTTCTGAGATGTTTTCTAGAGCACCTGCAGGTCTGTCAGTATATTCAACCGTAACAACATTATTAAAGTGAATAAAAGACATATAATATGATTGATTTGGATGTTCTTTCTCAAGTTGTTTTATTGAATCTATTTGCTCGTTAACACCACTTATAGTTGATTTAGTCAGTGGACTCATAGATGATGAGGCGTCTACAATCAACAAGTAGTGTGTTTCACGGTTTAATTCATTTTCTTTATTAACCACAATTGCTTTAGGCATGATTATATTTTATTTTTTATTTATACTTGAATTCACTGATTAGTTTAAAATGAAAAAATCCCACATTTGGTGGGATTTTTAAATAATCTAATTTAATATTACCAATTATATTCTTCACCAGTTTCAAGATTATACATTCTACCAATACACTCATTTTTACCTTGAGCAGGTAGAAACTCAGCATAGGCCAAGATCTTAGCAACTTCCGGTCTTGCAAAGTTATAAGTAATTGTCTTAGTTGTAGCATTCCAAGAGTTTGTACTACCAACCGCAATATTAATTGTATTATCTTGAGTTTGAGTGAATGGTGCAACTAAAGTACAACCATAGGCACCTTGTTCATCACCATTATAAAGTCTCCACTGGAAGATGTAACCAGGATTAGTTTTATTAAAGCTGGTTATCAAACCAGACGCCGAAACAGATTGAGTATCTTCACCATTAATATAGAAGATCCCTTTTTTCTTATTTAAGTCAACATCAACTACATCCATAGCAATAGAGGTGATGTGTGTTTTGTTTGATACTGTTACAATGTTAAATGTCCAACCAACTTTAGAGGCGTATTCTTCTTCTGACAAATTGATAAGTCCTAAGATATCACTTTTTCTCAAAGTTTGAGTTACAGGATATCTAGATGTCCAAATTTTTATCTCACCTGTTGTTGAACTTTTAGTTTTTGATCTTGCATACTTAGCACAAGTTCCAGGTAGAGGAAAAGGATTTGTCATATCAGCAGGTGTACCATCGGTGTTTGTATTCATCCATGGTTCTGTATAAATATCAAACGAATAACCACCTTTATCATTTGGAGATATTTTCGTCTTTTGCCAACCACTATGATAAGTCTTTCCTATCATCGGACCAAGGTTGACGGTGAAAGATGAAGCCGGTCTAATTGTCGTAAAAGTAGAACCCTCAAAATTCTCAGGAGTGTGACCGAAAGAATATAGATAATTACTTATCAAGTTGAATGGGTAAGCCCCAAATAGTTCATTTTTCTCCACGAATTCATACTCATAATATACCTTCTTTTTACCAGAGGTAAAATCAGAAACTTCGTAAACTCGTAGTGATCTGCTTGTTTTTGTTTGTATTTGACCTTCATAGATCGCACACTCTTGTGGGATTCCTAAGAGTTCAATTGCTTTTTGTGTGTTTGCCATTTTATTTATTTTTGTTTTATCTTAGTATCTTATTCAGATACTACAAGTATTTTTTTAATTTCCACACCACCATCTTTTAGATATGTATGTATCGCATAAAACCCAGGTTGTAAATTTAACTGAGACTCTTTTTTAAACTTTTTTGGTTTTTCCGACAAATTTTGAAGGTTAAAAACATCTAAATGATCTACGTTCGATTCATCAATTTCTGCAACTGAAGTTGCTACTGATGGTCTATTAATAACACAAAGTGCGGTATTATTTGATAAATTTGAATCACCTGTTACATTATTCACATTTATAATTCTAGCTCTATATGTGTTAGTACCACCTGCAGGAACTGCACAGTTCGTTGAACTAAAACAAAGAGATGTTGAAAGATAACTATTAGCACCATTCGGTAAAAATACACTTTGACCAGGTGATAAAGTTCCAGTCCAATTTACTGTACTTTCACAGCTTAGTGTAGTTGGACAATTAACCCATCCTCTTCCCCATCTGAAGCTCGTAATAGTTGTTTGTCCGGTATTCGTTACTTTCCACTGCATCGACACGGCAGTTGCCGTTGAAGAAGTCATAAAAGGTGAATTTGGACTCACAAGCTGAATTGATAAGTCTGTATTGGTTGATATTGGATTAGATACTTGAATAGAGACACTAGAAACGTTATCAGTAAGACTCGACTCACTAATAGTTTCATTAAAGTTAGCTTTAGCAAGTATATATCTTGTACCGACTGAGTTTGGAATAATATAAGTTGTATTCTCTCCACCCGTTGCAATACCCCCACCAAGTGTAGTTGTATCACTACCAATAATCACATCGTCAGTATTTCCCCAAACATTATCAGTAGAAAATCTATATTGAAGAATACTGTTAACTTGAGTAAGAGTTGATGTACTTGTGTTTTGAGCACAACTAATATTTAATGATTGGCCAACATTTATTGATGTTGGCGATACAGACAAATTCGTAATTGTTAAATTGTGTTGCTGTGTTGTTCCTCCACCACCTGGACTAGGAGTTGCCTGTAAAGCAAGTTTAGCATTAATTCTACCATAACCAATCTCAACACATCTTGTTGAATAAGGGTAAGCTGGATCATTTGAGTAAACATACCCACCTACTTTTTCAGAAGTCGAAGAAAGAATTGTGAATAATTCCACAGCTGTTAAATTTGGATTTTTAAAAGCAAGCATCGCAGCCACACCAGCAGTGATAGGACAACTAAAAGATGTTCCACTTACTGATGCATAGTTTGTTGCATTGTACCCAACCGCGCCACTTCTATCAGTAGACTGAATACCTGACCCAGGTGCTGATATATCAACAATAGGTCCATAGTTTGAGAAGGATGATCGTAAATCAGATGAGGTTGTTGAACCAACACCCCATACAGCTGGATATTGAGCGGGATATTGAGCTGCCGTATTAGAACCATTATTTCCAGTTGACGCAAATATCATTATACCCTTACCACCTCTTGCAGTAGTTCTAGCAGCAGTAAAAGCGTCACTTAGTGCCTGGCTAAAACTAGTACCACCATAAGACATGGATATTGCCACACAAGTTGGATTTGCGATAGCAGCATTTATCGCATTAATCTGAATTGAGGATGTTGTTGAAAAACTACCAGTGCTTGAAACACTACTCATTATATTAATTGGTTGTGCCTGTACTTTATTACCACCAACACCCGCAACACCCTTTTGATTATTTACCTTAGCGGCTATTGTACCGCAACAAGCAACACCGTGCCTATCAAAATCATTTACAAATGCATTTCCAGGAGTATTTGTAACAGCATTCCAGGGATTATTAAAACAACCTATTAAGTCTTCGTGTGTAGTTTCAAATCCACCATCAAACACCGCGACTGTAACATACCCGTTTATATTATTAATTAAATCCCAAGCTTCATCAGCATCTATATCTTTATCGTTTAGTTGTCTTAGATGCCAAGATGCATTGAATAGTGAGTCGTTAGGAATATATTCTCTATTATATTCCATAACTTCGTCTTGATATATTCTACTAATGATTGAATTTTCAGACCGACATTTATCTTCAAATTGTTTTTTTGCAAGTCCTGGAGGTAGCTCAGTAAGGTACCAACCAAGTTCATCCCATTTTTTTATAACTTTTGCTTTATTGTCTTTGAACAATTTTTCAGCGTTTCTTTGTTGACCCGGTTGAGGAACAACAATTACTCTTTGAGAGACATTTTGATCAAATCTTTCCTGTGAATAAACACCAAGTGATGATAAAAATGTTAGTAGAAATAGAATATACTTTTTCATTTTTGAAATTGATTTTTTTTTATTTAATAATTCTGTTGATGTGTTTGAATTATTTAAATTTTGATTGTATTTTATATATTGATTAAAAAAACTCGAATTTTTTGTAGATTTAGTCAATCCCTTGATAGACTAGTCGCTAAAATATTTAAATTATTTAAATAGTAATTTCTTAATATATAATTAATGATTATTAGAAAGATATCAGACAATAAACCAAAGATCCTAGTTTTTCAAGGATCTCCAAGACGTGAAAAAGGGTGTGCTAATCAGATCCCTAAAACACAAAAGGTTGCTGAATATCTAATTGATAAATGGTCACCTTTTGCAAACTTGGAAATAATTGATCTTAGTGTTGGTAAAGTAACTATTCAACCTTGCAAAGGTTGTATTTCAACATCAAATGGAATGCACTGTCACTGGACATGTTCGTGTTATTCAAAAGAGTCAAAGACGCCAGACTTAATGTATCAAGCTGATATCTATACTAAGTTAGAAAACTGTGATGGATTCATAGTAATTACTCCGATTCACTGGTACTCTGTTTCAACTCAAGTAAAGGCGATGTTTGATAGGTTAGTTTGTGCAAATCAAACAATTACAAAAGAACAAGCTTTAGAAATATTCGGTGAAGGTAACATTAAAAATTCTGAAATTACAGGGGACGCCGAACTCAGTGGAGAGTATAAATCTTTGTTAAAAAATCACTTAGAAGGAAAATTTGCCGGATTTTATGCTCACGGTGATGATGGTGCAAATGACTATGACGGAAATCAACCAGATACGGGAGATAAATCTTGGGATGTTAAAAATGCAGTTTTGCCTCTAGTTTATCAATGCAGATATTCAGGTATAATTGTACCAGAAGATCTAATAGAATCTTTTTATATTAATAAAGGTAAAGACTATTATGAAGCAAATTTAGACTTTGATAATACAAATGAATTTCTAAATAGAGCTGATGTATTATTAGAAAAGATGATTGATTATATCAATAACCGTCCATAACAATCTTACTAGAAGAAACATTTTTATTCTTCTTGATAACTACTTCAAGTTGTGGTATTTGTGTAGACACAAGTGTATAGTTATGTTTACCATAAGGTACTTTTCCGTTTTCATCCAAGAAAAGTTCAAATACCCCACGTTTTGTCATAAGAAAATATAGAGGTTCAGATCGGTCTTCAAACATAACACCAACTACCGATCTAGAACTAGAACTAGAAACATCATTGACTGTTTCAATGATACCCCTTGATTGAACTTTAACAGTTACTTTATCAATAGTTTGAATTTGTTGAACTTGAATAAATCCTTTTTTATTGTGGGTCGATTGTTCAAGTGTATCAAACTTCATTCGAATAGGGTCTGTAACATAAACTTCTGTTCCAACTAGTGAATTTTGATCAAGTTGGTAAGATGAGATAAGACCTTTTGAAAGAATCTCACGAGACATACAAGATGTCAAAAAAATAGTTGCAGTGAAAAGAATTATTGTATTTTTCATACAACAAAGATAAGAAAAATTATCAAAAAAGAAATAATTATTTATATTTTTTTTTCAAATAATTTGAAAACTTTTCTTGTTTATTTCCATTTGTGAGAAACCAACCAAAGTGGATTTCAAAAAATTTTATAATTCTTTTCATATTACATTAAGGTATTTTAATACAGAATTCCAGTTCGGGAACTTATCGGTTCCAAAGTGAATATGTTCACCTTGAAACTTTGTTACACCATATTTTGTTCTATCATCGATTATAGCTCTGCCTTTAAAAAGTGATTTATCATTACTTATGATAAGTCGTTTAAATGCCTTTTCACCTAAATACTTCTCTACCCAAAGTCTTTTATCGGTGTAACAAGATGGATTTTCCCAAGATGGAGCTGTTAAAATATAAACTTCATAATGATCACATAGTAATTGAAATGCCTCTATAGCCCCAGGTATTGGATCAAGATTTGCATAGAACCCAGGCATGTGATATAACTTTTTCTTAAAAAGTTCGGTAGTTGAAATATCAAGTTTATCACTCCAGATTTTCATTCTTGATTCAGCGTCTGCAAGAACTCCATCCATATCAATAAATATAAGTTCTTTTGGATTTTCCAAATATCCATAGACTGGATCTTTTTCAGAATTACCGTATTGTTTTGGGTCTGTCATTCGTCAAAAATTTAACTTAAATAATAGTTATAAACTATCTAAAAGTTTAAATTTTATTAACAACTGAAATAAACCTATCAATATCTTCAATGATTGAATCCACTTGTGAATCTCCAATTTGTGAAAGATATCTCTCAAATCTCCATTTATCTGACATGCTCTCAATTGGATAGTAGACTGTATTTTTTAAATTATCAAATCTTTCAGAATTTCCCCAAAGACTTCTAAGAGATTTCATTTTCTGAAAAAATATTTCGATATCTTCAATACTTTCAAGATTAAAACTTTTAAATCTATTGTAAATTGCAGCGTTTAATTCTTCAAATTTTGACTGAAGTGGTTTAATATAATCTGGTTGACTTGCAAAAACTGACTTCATAACGTCATCAGATTCTTTATTAAATTCAATATTAGACTTTATACGTGGTTTTAAGCTATCAACGATTCTCTCATAGTAGAATTCTTGCTGATCATCTCCAGATTTCAGAAATCTGAACATATATGTAATTATACTATCGAATTCACTAAAGTGTCTACCTCTTAGAACATAATATCCGAATTTACCTAGTCCAAATAATCTAGATATTAAATTTTTAACATTTGAAAAATCAGAAGAGAATTGAACACGTTTGTTTATTTCTTCAATATACCTATTTATATTTTGCTTTCTAATTTCTTCATCACTTTGAAGTGCTAGTGCACCAGTAGTCTGCTCTTTTCTTTTTGTTTGTATATCAGTTCTTTTTATAAATTCTGACTGAGACAGTTCTAAATAATCAAGAACTATTGCAAAATGAGCCTTAGATAGTTTACTCTTCATATCTAAATTTGATTCAACTGCATTATTTCTACCAAGTAGTGCGTTCCATGTATATGGATTAGGTCGTTCATCTTTTTCTATCTCTCTGGGCTTAAGTAAAAGTGGGGTACCCGTATACTCACTACCAGATTCTATAACCCAGCTAAGTCTACCGAATTTTTTCCAAGCACTACTATAATCTGGCTCACTACCAGAACAAAAATTTTGTATGATATAAATTGATCTAAGGTTTCTATCATATTTGAATACTCGTCCTATTACTGATCTTCCACTACCATCTGTAAGTGTGATTTTAACATAATCACCAGTTGTTAGATTTTTAAGTTCGTCTAGTGTTAATTCTTTCACTACCTCATAGTCACTTAGATTTTGAGAAAGTTTATCTGAAACAGTATCCGATTGAGGTCTGACTTTCCCATCAGTAACACTTGTCTGAACATAGTCACCGTCTTTATCAAACCAAAACTTAACCCACTTAATAGGAAAATTAGTTTTAGGCTCAATACCAGTACCGTGACAATTCGGACAACCAACTGTTCTTATGCTTCTTCCCCACTTTCTTTTTATCATGCCAGATTCACACTTTTCACCATCTATACCTGAATCTGAAAACTCACCTTTACTTGTTGCAGTACAAGGAATGTCTTCTATATTAGCATTTAATTCAAGTGCCTTGTTAAAAGGCAAATACTGTAAAAACTTATCAGATAGTTCAGAAACTGGAAAATCTATCGACTTTGCAAGATTATTCAACTTTTCAATAAATGTCTGTCTTGAACTCTTGTTAATAAAAGCTAAAGTCTTGCTAATCTTAGAGGACTCAAATGCCTCAAAAAGTTTAATATATTTTAAATTTTTCATATAACTGGTCCTCTTACCTCTACGATTTTATTTTGTTTTTTTAGATTTTGAATTAGTTCCTTGTTCTTAGAATCTGAAACTAAATCACCAGATATAATCAGCTTATTGAAATTAACACCTTCAATAAACTTCTCTAATTCTTCTGGATCAATAGAATAAATAAGCTGTAATTCCTCTAGATTCGCAAACTTCTTTAGTTCAACTTTGTGAAGTTCACAAGCGGTAAATTGTAGTTTCTTTATATTCTTATTTATTTTCTGTAAATCTTTAATAGACTTTTCACTGATCAAGCATTTCTCAAACGCAAAAGAATCAGAGACTATCTTTTTGAACGGTTCAAGACTATTAATTTTTATAAACTTGAATTTAATCCAATTTGGTTTAAGTGGTATTTTAAAGAAATTATCTGGTAAATTAGTAGTCTCAATTACTACTTCTTCAATATTTGCTTTTGGTGAAATTTTAGTTTGAGACCAATCAATATCGCCACCGAAATTTAACGTCTTAGCATTTACTCCAATATAGTAGCCTCTTTGAACACCGAGTCTATCCATATAAGGCTCTCTTAATTTTAGATCTGTTGGTAGATCAGGAGTGAATAGGTAGTTACCATCACCAGAATCAAAATTTTCTTTATTCTCACTATATTTTTCTATAATTTTACCCATTATTTCTTCCATTCTATCTGGATAAGCTCTGTCAAAAAATATTTTAGGACTCTTAGATTTAGAATCATCAAATCTTTCGATGTTTCTGACCATCATTCTACAAAGAGGCAATTGTTCAGAAATCAAAACGCCACTGTTATTATGAATAGGAGTATCAAAAATTATAAAAGCTGGAACTGTGTTTGGATCAAATACATTTCCTAATAATTGACTTCTATAGCCACCACCATACAAATGTTGACAAGAAGAATAAAATCTTGATATTGAGATATTCAATATATCTTTTGCTTTGTGTTGAATAGACAAAAACATATCTCTCGAGTAAAGGTCTACTTCAACTGCATATCTATCACCTCCAAAATCTTCTTTTGAACTACTGATTAATCGTTGAATTTCACCTCTTGAAAAAAGTGAGCTGTCAATTTTAAATTCTGAAAAACATCTATTAAAATCTTCTACAAACCCGTTGATATTGACTAAGTTTTTTGAATAAACGATTTCACCAGGTTCTTTACCAACTTTTTGTGGTCTTCCATCTTCACCCATTATAGGTCTTCCAGTTTCATCTCTTACAATTATTTCAGAAGCAAGTGTTTCACTAACTGATATCTTTCTAAATACTGGATCTGTCAAAACACCGATTTGATTAATTGATGGCTTTTTAATATTAAAGTTATCTAATATTTTCTCGAATTTATCTTTATCTTCTTTTATTAAAGAAGTGTCTATTGACTCATTAAAAACTTCAGCAAATTTATCAGGAAGTGATTCAAATGAATTATAAATAGATTTTAAATCTACCTGAAAGAATTTACCTAAAACTTCGATTTTATCTTCTTCAGATAGTTTCCATTTACCTTGTTTAATGTTTTCAGTTGCTTCGATTTCTTCTAAATCAAGAAAAGACTCTCCCCAAGTTTTACCAACTACTTCAGCTTGTTTTGGGAGAATTACATCTCTAAGTTTTGCCTCTTCATTTACAAATCTATTTCTAGGTTTAATCCATTTCATACTTTAAAAAATATTTATAACGTTATATATTATTTTATACAGACCATTTTCAAGCCTTGAAACTTTTTTGTAAAAATTGGTAAAAAATGTATGGAATATCCAATTTGTATCGCAGGTATTGACTATCAAGTTGATGATCGATTCATGTGTAGTCTCGAGATAATAAAAGAAGATAAAATAGGTGATACTTATTTTATAACTTGTAAAGACAATTCCAATGATTTCGTGTTTTCCATTTCTGATAAAATTTACGAAATTTTAAAATTAGATAATAAAATAAATTCTATTTTAGAATAATTTATTTATATTTGAAAAGTGAAAATCACAACTGATAAAATATTTGAAACTGGTGATAAAGTTATTTGTATACTACCAAGTAACTCTGAATTGGAATTCGGTAAAACATATACAGTTAAAAAATTTCAAGGAAAAGTTGAAACTAATAACTTCGCATCAGTCATTCTTGAAGAGTGGTCTTTCCGCGTTTATAATGTAGGTAGGTTTGTATCAGTTTCTGAAGTTAGAGATTTTCAAATTAATAAAATTATAGACAATGAATAAAAAACTACTTGAATTTTATCAATCTTTAGATGATGCAATAAGTAGATTCACAAATGAAGAGATAGGTCGTGAGCAGTTTGAAGAAATCATTGATGAACTAAATAAAAATGAATTCGGAGTAAAGATTGATAAAAATTTAATCAAAGATAACCGAGTAGATTTTAACGAAGATGGTGCAGTCTCATACACCGACACCGATGATAGTTCATATTTAGACTCAAGTTACTAAAATGTTAGTTGTAGGTTCAAAAGCTTTAACATATCACTTTCCTAAACTAGAAAGGAAAGTTAAAGATATCGATATCATTGCTGAAAATACTGATATCGAAAGACTTATTACTTTTCTAAATCCGACTAAAGTAAAATCACAGAAAAATATTACTACCTTAATTGATATTCAAAATAGAGATAAATTCTTCACAACGAATAATGTTGAAATTTTAAATTCCAGTGAATCTAATTCTTTAAAAAAATACCTAGAATATGATTCCCAAAATTCAGAGATTGAACATGGTCTTAGATTTGCATCTTTAGAAGTTTTACTTTCTTTAAAGAAGAGTCACATTAATTTTCCCATAAAGTTTGAAAAACATATCAAAGACTACAATCTACTTTTAGATTTACTCAAAGAAGATAAATTAAAAGAAATTACAAAATCAAATTTTATTGAAACTGAAGTTAGAATCGGCAAATTGAAAACACCATCACTAAAGAAATCTACCGATAATTTCTTTGGTCAATCAGAGGGGTTAGTTAAATACTTCTATGTTCACGATGATCTTCATAAAGTAATGGCTCACTATTCAAGGCCAATTTATGAGGATATGCAAAATAATGAATCAAATGCTTGGTGTGAGAAATCACTATGGGATAATTTTTCATTTGAAAAGAAAGTGAAATGTGTTTTAGAAGAATCATATGTCATTGCTCTTGAAAGAAAGATAATACCAATGCTTAATGGGATCTCTGAGCCAATATCATCAAAAGATGCATTTAATTGGTCTCTTATGAGAATTTGTACCACACTTTGTTCTGGTTGGTTCAGAGAATTTGCAACTGACAATTGGTCTAAAATTATCAATTTTTACGATAAAAACTACGTTCTCAAATTTCTAGAAGCCGAGTCTAAAGGTCTCATAAAAAAAATTTAAAAATTATTTTCTTCATAGCAGGGAAATTATTGAATTTCCCCAAATCCTTATCCAATAAGGATTTCAGACGATTATATATAATCTATGAGAAAATTTATTTACATATTACTTTTGGCAATGCCCATGTTTTTTGAATCATGTTCAATTCAAAAAGAAGTTGAAATTTACAAACCTAAAAAAACTAAAAAAGAAAGTTTTGAGCACAGAAATCTAACCGTATCTGATGGTCTTTTTTCTAAGAACCGAAAAATGAGAACAAGACACACCTACTTTTTCAAAGGAAAAAATGGATGGGTGTTTATTCCTAGAAGAGAGCACGAATTCATCAGATATACTAGAACAAGAAGTGAAAGAGGTTCTGGTGGAAAAGTTAGAGTTTTTAGAAAAAAACAAAAATTTGCTTACGGTAAATAATTTTTAGGTGAATCATCAACCATTTAAAAGAAGTCTTAAAAGACTTCTTTTTGTTTTATATATAATCTATGAAAAGATTTACTATTGTTGATTTCTCAGACGGTGGTGATGAATGTGAGGCACTTTACATAGATGGTAATCTCTTTAGATTTAAAGATTATAATAAATCAATTTCGATAACATCTTTCATCGATGGGTTCAAATTCGCAGATGGTAAGTGCGTTGAAGAACGGATAACTTGTAAAAATTCGGAACTAATTGAAGGAATTAAAGAATATGGTAATGAACCACCACAAAATTTAAATAATATATAGGATATGAAGAGATTTTCAATTCTAGAAGCACAGTCGAGACTATATGGTGGTGGGACACCTTTCTCAAATGGTCACAGAAGTAAAAAAGTTGGTGGTTTTTTAGAAAATTGGCACTACTTAGTAGATTTAGATGTCATAATATATGATAATGATTCCGTTAAAGTAATTATTGAAAAGAAATTCAAGCCCGAGTCGAAAATGGGTAACATCTTAACCGATAGAGATCACTTTCAGAAAAATATGCTCTTGAATTTCTGTAATAAGTTAGGAGCAAAACTTTTTGTTAACATAACATCAGAGAATAAATACTATGAGATAGTAAATAATACTACTCACAAAGAGTGGTCTAGTGAATTAGTTGAAAAGGCAATTCAAAAATATTTTTACTACGACTCAGATGATAGTGTATTTATTGAGTTCAGAAAAATGGAACCAAAGGCAATTATGAAAAGAGTGGATGATAAAATCAATATAGATGGACTTTTGGTGAATATGTCAAATCGCCTTAATTGTGAGATTTACAAAGTTGATGATATGGGAGACAATATTAAGTTTTTTGATTTTAACAGTAATCTTGTTGGTATAATCAATCATCTACAAAATGAGCAAGATAGACCACAGATTGAGAATGAGTGGAAAGATGTATATCAAAAGATGAATTTGTGGTAATAAAAATTATTTTCACAGTATGTTGAATTTAGATTGGTACTGTCAAACACCGTTAGATTTCGAACACAAGAATTATCTACTTCTTCAATATTTAAAATCAGTAGATGATAGTTATTCAAATCATATATTAAGTCCTTATTTACTATGGACCGAAAAACTCGTTAAAGAACTTCAAGAATTTACAACAAAAACCAAATTCTTAGAAACTAATCTCAAAAAGGAAATTGAGTCTGTTGATTTAATTCACATGAAAATTGTTAGAAAAGAGATAAGTAAAAATGATGAGATTAAAATAGTATTTGAAATAGTAGAGTATTCAACACCACTATTAAATAGTAAAATAAAATTGGGTTATAAATTACTTGATAAATATCCACAAATATTATTTTGAACTTCAAATTAAAAAGAAACTATAAATTATATGTTTAGTCCTAGTATCAATCCCGATATAAACCCTGAAGAATTGCATGATCAATTCGTAAATCAAGGATCTGTTGTAATTAGAAACTTTCTAAATTATGACTATGCAAATCAGTTGTCTAGCTTTTTTACAGACGAGATGGCACAAAATTGGTGGTACTCGGTAAGTTCACCAGGAACAAACGGATCCGTAGATTTTATCAGAGATTTTCCAGAAAATCAAGAAAGAATATTAATGGAAAGAAACCACTCTGATAGTATTTTTAATACTGGAGGTTTTTCATATCATTTTTATAGAACAGCAGGAGACCACGTACAAGGATGTTGGTGTAAAGAGTGTGACTTTAGAACTTGGTTAAGATCTGAGGAAGTACTAAACTTTCTAAGTAGAGTATCAGGACAGGAGATATCAAATTATAACACTCTTTTTGCATCAAAATATTCAGAAGGTTGTTTTCTATCTCCTCATCACGATGAATCTTTAGGTAAGATGGGTTTTGTTTTACAATTGACCAAAAGATGGATGCCTCATTGGGGTGGTGTTTTACACTTCACTAATGATCAAGTTACTGAAATTGAATATAGTGAAAGTCCAACATTTAACACACTTACTCTTTTCCACATTCCAGATGGAAAAGGAAAGTTCCACTATGTATCACATGTAAATAGAGGAGTTACATCAGTTAGAATCGCTTACAGTGGTTGGTACAACTGAGGCGTCAATAATCACTCTCTCATGCTCAGGCCAATAAGGTTCTAAAAAATCCCATCTTCTATAAAAGTAATAGTAATGGTAAATCTCTTCTGATTGAATAAATTTTATAATATACCAATAGCGGTCCATTTTATTAAGTGTGGTTTTATATGTACCATCATCAGAACCACAGAATGAGACCTTACAATTGCCCTTAATATTTTCAGTTTCAGTGAGTGAGATCGAGTCTATTTTGAATTCAAATCTTAAATAATCGTTATAGATCAAAAAAGAAACTGAGTCAACTTGTTCATAGTTATAAATTTGACAAGCTCTTTCTAATGAATTTGGTTGATTAAATGTAGCTGCTCTATCTTTATCAAGAAATAAATCGTATTTCTCTTGAGAAAATCCCAAAACACTTACCAGTATTAGGATTGATGTGATTAAATTTTTCATAGTGTTATATATAACACTCGGAAAACCTTATTCCTATTGACTTTGGTAAATTTTAATAATTTTTGACATCAGTGAAAAAAATAATCCGACGATGAAACTTATTGTGAGTAAGTCTTTCGTCGGATTTTGAGATTAAAAGTTTCACACTACTTTACCTCTCTTTTTAACACATCTTTGTTTATAACTACCAGTTTATGTGTCAGTCACTTTGTAGTTTCTGCGGTGCCACAGATATTTTGAATTGGCCCAACCTTCCCTAAAAGGTAATCCCAGTTTATAATCAGACTGTTAGGGACAGTGTTTTATCTGAGATTTTAAAAAAGATTTCAAGGTCATTTGGCTAGTCGGCTTTTGGCAGCTCCCATTTGACACTACAAATATAGGAAAAAAATTAATATATATTACATGTCTTTAAAAAAATTCGCAAACTTTAACGAACTATTTAGCTTTCAAAAAAATGAAAATACTCAAAATAGAGTTGATGATTGCGTAAATGTAATCGTAACATTTTTAAAAGATAATGAGATTGAAACTTGGACTGAGTTTATAGAAACGTCTAAGTTCGATAAGTTTGTTATAGGAAAAATAATAGATTCTTATTGTGATGACTTAAATGATTTAAATCAAGTAAGATTCAAATTAAGACTAAAACTTAGCGACTCAGATCAGTTGAAAGACATGATTAAAGAATACGAGTCTTTAGAAGAATATGAAAAATGTTCTGAAATAAAGTCTGAGATTAAGAAAAGAATTAAGTAAAATAATTTACTATCGATAATCGTAGATTTAAGTTAAATAATTAGGCAAAACGACGAGTAAATTTAGCCGTCTTTGACAGTTGATCAAATGTTGGACATGAAATATGTCTAACAATTAATTCCTGAACGTGATACGGATTTTCTGGTTTGTGCCATTCGAGAATAAAATCCTCAGCCTTTAATTGTGATTTACAAGATTCAAAATCTAACTGAAATTGTTTCATATCAACATCTTTTGATATTTTGAGTTGAGCATGAATGATAAAATTGTTTAAACTAGTGATTGTATGTGATAAGTAATTGGTTTCGAATTGAAACAACCCTAAGCCTTGCAAAAGAGCTGTCGGATTTTTTTTATATCTTGGCCAGATTACTTGAACACCAGCTGTATCACTTAGGAGAGTAAGATAGTCCTTAATCATTGAAAAAGTTTCCAAAATCTCATCAGCGGTCATTTGACCATTACCAGTTACTTGAGGACCAGCTTGGTACTCGCGAGTTCTGTTTACCATTCTATTAAGTTTACTTTGATAACTAGTATATCCAGTTATATAATCTAAGAATTTCTTTATTTTACCCATAAATCTATATATTAAAAAATAAATAAAAAAACCTCTCAATTGAGAGGTTTTTAAAATTAACGTTTAGTTGTCTTTTCCATTTCCTGTTCAAATGTTTGTTTGAACTTTTCATAATTGTAATCTGCCTTTAACTTCTCATTTTGAGAAAGTGAATTACTATAGGAGTCTGCAATTTTAGAACCAGAAAGTTCAAGTGCAACATAACTCACATAAACACCATCAGGACGCTGTGTAAGTTTCTCACAAATCTCAACACATCCTCTGATCTCTTGATCAACAACTGTTCTAGCCATTTCTTGAAATGTTTCTGTCACTTCTTCTTTGTTGTTGAATTCAGTAGAATTGACATAATTATCTCCGACAATTTTAAGAGTAGCACTTATTGTTTTTGCAAGTTCCGATGAAGCATTTGAACGAGCTTTCTTCTTAGCAGTTTCTCTATCTAGGCTCTCACCAGTTGCAGTTGAGCGAAATGCATCTTTTGTACTGTAGTATTGATCTCCTGAGCAATACTCATTAATAACAACTTCACCAACCGGTTTAGGTTGTGTTTCGGTAGTCTTCTTTTTCTTACTACAAGAAACAGTCGTTAAAACGATAGCAATAAAAATTAAGAATTTTAATTTCATGTTTTTAACTTTTTTAATTAACAATATCTTCTCAAACAATGTGCTGACCAAGCAAGGACCGAAATCACAGTAGGTGCTATAACTCCTGCTCCAGCAAGACAAGAAAGGTGTTGACCAATCGCAGCAGACATAATTGAAGTAATTGCGAGTGCGCCGAACATAGATGTTTTTGGATAGATAAGTAAGAGCACTGATACGATTTCAGCAACACCTACCCACATCATATAATCTTGAAGATTGAAAAGTGTAAACACCTGTATCATTTCTTCTGAGCCAGTAACTTTAGATACACCGGCCATTCCAAGCATATAAACAACAACTGCAGTTAAAAGCCAACCTAAGTTTTTTAAAGTAAAAAGATTTTTGATCATAATATAATTTATTTTTAGTTATTTATATCAAAAATTCGAAACAAAGTTTATTTTCACTATATTTGTAAAAAATACAAAACATGGCCAGTGAAAAAGACCTCATTAAACTAGAACGTGAAATCTATTCAAAGATGAAACAAATCCAAAGTCGTCAACTATTACCGAAGGACTCTGGAATTGGAAAAATGATTAATCTTATGAAAACTTTTGACGAACCTTTGTATGATAAAATTTTATCTGAATACAAGGGGATTCTAGAAGAAATTAAAAAAGAGAGTTTTTAACTCTCTTTTTCTTTTAATAACTCATCTATCAAAAAAATTGTCTGTTCTTCATTAAGTGTAATAATCTGTTGAAGATTAGTATCATAGTTTAGATGTAAATCGATACTCTTATTATAAAGATTATGAACTACTCTAATACAGACATCTGTATTTAAGATTCTTTCACTGCCATCTGATTTTGCATTATTAATGCAATTGTTTAATACTGAACTCATTGTATCGTATTTATGATTTTACAAGTTGGAACTCTTTTCTATATTTCAATACTGCTAGATCTTTGGCCTTTGCTTCAATTTCAATGTCAAAATCCAATCCGAATGTTTTTATTTCTTCGTAGATATAATCAGCATGAGCAGTTGCAACACCTTTAACATCTTCAATTAGTTTCGAAGAACTCATATGTGTTAGACATCTTGTATTCCAAGTTGAATGTGCTAGTTTTAAAGCTTCTTCCATAGTTTGATCTTGTGGTCCGTAGTTAAAGTGGTGTTGATCAAATACAATCGGAATACCAATTACTTTATAAACATTTTCATATAGAAACTTTACAGAGTATTGATTAGGACTATCATCATTTTCAACAGTTAACCTTTTCTTACAAGATTCGGAAAGTAGTTGAAAACTCTCACAAAACTTACGGGTAGCATCAGTGAGTGATGGTTTTGTAGTACCAATGTGTATATTAATTGGATAAAATGTGGTCTGATCAAGTCCCATTATGTCCATGATTTCAGCATGTTTATTAAGTTCATCAATAGCATTATCAATGACTCTTTGATTCTCACTTGCTATTATACAAAAGTGTGAAGGGTGAAAAGATAGTCTGAATGAGTTTTTCTTAGCAAAATCACCACACTCTTTTAATTTTCTACATATTAAATTATAGTTTGGTAAATCTTTGATTTTATAGAATCCTAAACATGGAAACATGTCACTTGACATCCTATAAACATAAATATTATTTTTAAGATTCCACTCTAGTATCTTTTTGAGATCATCAATATTTTTAATTGTTAATTCTGAAACATATTTCAGACCTTTAGATTCAAATGTCTTTTTAACCATTCCTCTATTAACAGAAATTTGATCCTTCTTACTTAGATTAGAATTAATCGAAATATTTATACAACAGTATCCAATGTTATTCATTAATTACAAATATATGAAATTATTTTATATATACACTATGAAGTTTATAAAAAAATATGAATCATTTGAAAGTCAGGAAAAAAATGATTTGGCATTTGCCGAAGATGAGTTAAATGATATCAAAGATTTATATCGTGATATTGTTGATGATTTGAATTTAGAGGATGTCAAATCTACAAGTGAGATGACCGGACCTTTGACTTCTAGATTAAATACATTACATCCTTATAGAGGCAAGATATTTGAAGCACACATAGACATTAGAACTATAGGTCAGACTGATAGTCTAGTCGATAGAGACGCCGCTCACTTTCTTACAAATAAAATTAAAGACAAATTAATACCCTACATGGTAAGATTTAGAAAATTAGGATTTTCAGCTTCAATGGGAGATATACACATGAAATTAGATTCGTGGAACTTTATAACATCTGGTATAAAAATAAAAATAACAAAATGAGAATAAAAAGATTTAATGAAATGGTTGATTTTGATCTAGCAGTGGATATTGCAAATGATCTACTACCAAAACTTCAAGCTAAAAGAGCTGCAGGTGAAATGATATCACCCTCTAACTTCGAAATGTTTATGAAAGAAAATGGAGCTGACTTGTCAATGATAGATGGAGTAATGGCCGAACTTGTGAATCTAGGATTTGATTTTGATACAGAACAGGAAAATGACTCTGAAGAGTGTGATACTTGTAATTAGAATATTCTAATTTCAAAACCATAGAAGTTTCCTTGTTCTTTCAAATAATCATCAAAGGTAGTATAACCTATATCATTTAGGTAGTAGTTTTCATGCTCATCGTATCTTGAGACAAAAAAGTTACATCCTTGAGATTCAACGTAGTCTTTGATAGCTTTTACTATAGAATTAAATTCATCTCGATTTATTGAAAATCCATAACTAGTATCAATGATTTCCACCAAGATTGTATAAGGTAAAATAGCTCTTCTATTTAGATTTAATTCTGGTGAAACAGAGCCTGGAAGTGAAGATTTCTTGACTTGACATTCTAAACCTAAATCTACAAAATCTAAAGATAGATCATTAACGTATTGAAGAATTTCTTCAAACAACTCTATATCATATTTAGATTCATTGAACTTTTTAAGATGTTTCATCTTATCTATATA